AGGGAGATGCTTTCTCCCCGAGAGCCTTCGCCCATAGTCTCCACATTATTCCTTCGGCTCAACATCACAAGGTAGATGATCGTAGGCAGAATAAGATTGAACTTCTGGATAGAGACGAACAACGTTGTCCGGAAGTTCTCTAACAGTGGTTACTGTCATATTGTTACGTTCAAGGACATTGATCGTCTCAAACAAAACGTCGACTAGATCTTCAAGCATTCTAACATGTTCTAGAATCTCTGAGAGATCTTCGTCTCCTGAGTAATTATCAGGAACATCTCGACCCATAGATTCTGCATGCAGAAAGCCATTTACTGTCGCCTGAGCAACTCGTTCACGTAGTCGTCTAATTACTTCATCCATTTACTCATACCCTCTTAGATGATTTTCACACCAATTATTTAACATAGCAAATGGAGATGTCACAAGCCACAATACACCAAGGAATAGAACTGCTAGAATGCGCATATCAGTCCCACAGTGCGAAATAGTATTTACCGAAAAGCTGAATACCGTTCTTAATACGCTCGAAATGCTTTTCGTATCCTTCACGGTCGAACACATGAGTGTCCTTTGGACCAGTCTTCATTTCGACAAGATCTTCTTTACCTTCGACTGGTTCCCAGAGAATGTCGTGCTCACCAGAATGGAACTGATCTTCCCAATCTTCGTTGATCTGACCAAACGCCCAGATCATTTCGTCGAGAACCCAGTCCCAACGCTCAAAGAAATTGTCGTCAGTATCCCATTCGTTTTCCTTGGCAGGAGCACTGGTGGAACGAAGATATTCTGGAACATCGGCGTCGTCAACTTGCGGAGCGCCTTGCTTAACTTCCTTCAGTCGAAGAAGAGCAGGATGTATAATGTAAGCAAGAGTATGATCAAGACCCCAAACATCATAGTTGTCAATCCTTACTTCAATTTTGCGTTCTTTGGAGATATCTTTAGGATACCGACCCAGATGGACCTTCATTCTTCTTCTCCTGCTCTTTAATCTTAGATTCTAGATCGTAGGGAATGCGTGTACCTTTGTACACTCGCACGCCTTGTGCATCATATTCCCAGTCACGCTTTTCTGGAATGTGAATGTTTTCCCAATCACTCATATAATTCGTCCCATTCTTTTTGAGTATGGAGTGGATTCCATACAAATAGTCCTCGACCAAAGAATCTCTTCGGAAATTTCCATTCACTCCAGCCAGAAGGAATTGGTTTATCCCAACCGTTCTTCTTGGCTTCAGAAACTGATTTGAAGATACCGACATGAGCAACAAGATGAGCCATCGTTGTCCACAAAGGCTGAATTTGAATTAGCTCATCGTTGTCTTCAAATAGCTTCCTATCAAATTGTTCATCGAACTTCGGTCCAATGAAGCAGAAATCAAGACTTTTCGACGCCTCGGTCATTTATATATCCATGTTCCTTTAGAGCACGAATCACAGCCAGAGCAGTTCCTAGCTCGTTTCGGCCAGTTTCTTCGGCCCAAGCCACAGCCTTTTTGCACGCTTGAACAGCTTCGTCAGACATTTCCATGGACATATCAGTATACGTCCTGTCAGAAATTCCTTTACCGACACGTCGAAGGTAATCCATACCACCGTCGACAGAAATGTTACCACACTTACAGGTCTTGAAGTCGTGGCGATTGGCTGAGTAGATATAGTCGTCGCACTTGTTACAGCGCACAGCGTTCTGAATAATCATCGGTTACCCTTTCATGATATCATCATGATACCGCTGAATTGATTAAATGTCAAGGGGGGATTTTCATCCCCCCACAACGACATTATTCCTTTGGTAGCTCAAGAAACGGGATAGGACCGCCACCACCAACGTAGGTCGGAAGTTGTCCATTCCACTTTTCAACCGCTGCGCGTTGATTTTCAACAGCCTTCAGCTTGACCAGTTCTGGAGAAGTACGCACAGACTCGGCAAGCAGAGCGTTTGCATCGGCTTGTCCCTTGGCTTCAGCAACCTTGGCTTGTGCTTGAGCAGTCGCGGTAGCAACAGCGGCTTGAGCAGCTAGAGCAGCTTGCTCGTTAGCTTGTCGGTTGTTGATTTGGGCTTGAATTTGGTCGGGAAGATGCAGACCAGACCAGAACAGGTCTTCGATATTCAGACCAAACGGAGCAAAGTGAGCAGCCACTTGAGTGTGAACACGATTCAGGAACTCAACCTTCTTCGGTCCTTGAATGTCGTCAACAACATATTCGCTGCCGACGTTGTTCAGCTGAGTACGAATTTCGTTACGAATCTGATTCGAGACGAGAGCTTCAGCAGTCGAGCGGAACTTACTATACAGCTTTGGAGCATCGGAAACCGAATAGCTCACACCGATATCAGCACGAAGAGGAACACCGTTCTTATCGTTGAACGTAAATTCTTCGTTTACCGAATTACCTTCGGAAGCAGCAGCGGTATAGGTATATTGTTGAGTAAAAACAGGATACTCAATGATGTTGGTTCCAAGAGGAGTCAGATACGTACCAACACCAAGAGCTTGTTGATCAATACCAGCACCTGAACCATACTGATTCACCTTAATACCGACGTGACCAGGATGAACCTGACCACAAGCCGCGAGCGTATAGCCGCAGCTGTAACCAATAGAATACGCTTCATGATATAATCCTTAAGAGTTAAAATTGTTGTAGAATTTCCGAATGCCGAGATAGAACGACACAAAGAACCACAGAGCCACGACTGGTACTGCAATCATCCCAACCACGGGGACACCAGTCAACATGTCGTCACGAGCATTAATGCAATCAGGGATAACTACACGAGCGAGAACTGCAATAATGATCAGAGAGATCGCGCCCTTTACAAACGTCCACGAAACAAAATTTCGTAGAGCCTTGATTTTACTATCGTCCATTGTGCTTTCTCCTCCACCAGAAGTAGACTTCCGCTACCATCTGCCCAATCAGAACAAGTGCAGCGAATAGAAAGAAGCCAGCAATCATGTGGTCCTTGGTCATTGATTAACGCTTCCTAAACATAAAGCGGACAACCCAAACCAGCATAGCGATGAAGAGAATCAGCAGAAGGATTTGGAAAACGATAGCCAGGAAATACCCGACAGGGTTAGGAGCCGGAGCATAGCCAGGAGCGTAGCCGCCAGCCATAGGAGCGCCATAGCCACCACCGTTCACGTAGACTGGCTGACGATTGTGATCCATAGCCCACATCCAGAACCAAGGATTACCGCCGATACCACCGCTGCTGTAGTGATGTACGACAGTGCTGCCACCATATCCGCCGCCATACGAGCGCGAAGGAACAACAGCCGTTTGAGCAGGCTTATAGCTGTAGCCACCACCGCTTGAATAGCTGCGCGAAGGAGCAGCGGGAGCCGAATAGCTAGAGCCAGACGACCAAGAGCGACTCGGAGAAGAATAGCTTGGGATGCTATAGCTGCGAGAAGAGAAACTCGATCCACTCGAGAAACTGGAGCGAGAACTAAAACCACCGCCACTCGAGAAACCACGAGCATCAGCAGCGCTGGCGATCATCGCGCAAGCGACGGCGCCAAGTAGAAACTTCTTGAACATAATGAATTTCCTTATTTCGTTTCAACCAAGAAATTACCGAAACCATCAAGGAGTTGATCCTTGGTGATCTTTTCGTTATTCGCGTTTTCGTTAAGATACGCGATCATCTTCTCAAGCATATCTTCCTTGGCTTCAAGGTATTCGATATAGTTTTGAGCTTCATCAACTACCTTGCCCACAGCGTAGGCTTGAGTTTGGCGAAGATTGTTAAAGTCTTCAAGCAGTCCATCGTATCGCATTTGCGATTCCTTTCATGTATCAGATATTCATATTATAAATTCAAACCAATTTAATGTCAAGCCGCAATTGAAAGTATACCAGCAAGCCAAGCCAGATACCGTTAACAACTACTACTCCCATACCACCAACAAACGACAGCCATTGATGTAAATGAGGATAATAGAATAGATTCCAGAAACCCCAAAGAAAGAAGAACAACGTAGGAGCCCAGTGGACGCCTGAGATCTTCTTGTCTTTCCAGAGACGGACTACGTTTGTCCAAAGACAAGCAGCCCCAAACAACTCGAACGATCCATTAATCAGATCAGGAAGGTTCACTCGTTTATTCCATCAAACAGAACTTCTACTTCATACATATCAAGGATTGCTTTCGCGACCTCAACAGCCTGTTCCCGATCAAAGCACAGATCCCCCGCAAGAGTTCCATCTTTCTCGTATTGAGCAAGTCTCACGCCACCACTATAATCTTCACCAATGGTGACATAATGTCCAACGACTTCATGAAGAATGTGCATCTCACGAATATACTTACTTACCATTTTCATATTCCTCAAAGGTTGTATAACGCATACCAGGAATTAGAGGTTCACCACCATAGATGTATTCTGGATCGTAAAAAGGAATTGAATACAATCGTTTTCCAGTAGTAGCGTCTATGTAATGACAGATCTTATTGGGCTGGGGCTCGTTGCTCATGGCGTTCCTTCATCAGCTGACAGTCGACCTTCATATCTCGAGCAAGAGATATGAGTGCGTCAAGCATAGAAATAGTGGTGTCGAATTGCTTCTTTTGATTGAGACGATAGATGCGCATAGCGAATTCGCCAACAGCATCTTCAGCCATTTCTTCGTCAGTACGTCGCTTGCTCATGGTATGCTCCAAATCATTAAGTAATACTACCGCCGAACGGTATTAATGTCAAGTAATGTAGTTGTTCTCACGAGCACTTTTAATGTATGCGTGGATCTTCAGACTACCCACAGGGTTCATGCTGTGTACAACGTAGTCTGGGAATGGTAGATTGTTTTCATGACAAAGATCAACTAACCAAACAGCGCAATGATAGCCTGTTTTCTCTGGTCCATAATCATCAGAACCAGCAGACATAGCTTGATAGTGTTGATCAGCAAGATCATGATCGAAACAAACGAATTCTGGCAGACCATTCATAACGATGAATTTAACAAACTCATCATACGATCTGACGATTTCGTATGGACCAACAGGAAATGATACCCAGGTTACTTGTCCTGGGTATCGCTCATCATCTAGAAATAGTTTGTAAGTCATTTTTCTTCTGCAATGATCAAACCAAAGCCACCGTAGTAGCCGTTGTGTTGATTGTGATTGGTTACAGTGATAAATCCTGTATCCGTTTGAATTTCAAGGAAAGCAGTTTCGTGACAATCGCCATACTCGCCTTCCTCAAATGGTCCTTCTTTGACTTTTGCATGGACCCAACGACCACCAACAAGAGATTTAACGTCATCATCTGTGGTCATGTAACGAGATTCGCAGCATGATTGTCCGTCGTCGAACAACTTAATCTTGGTACCATCATCGAACTTGATGTGAATCGCTTCGTCATCCATCGTAGCATTGATGACCTTACGTCCTCTGTATTCGTCTGACGTTTTACCATCTCTCCAGCTAGTTCCTAGCAAATATCCATCTTCCATCTTATTTCTCCATCACTGGCAACAGCGTATACATTTCTTTGTCGTCTAAAATAACTTCTTTGGCTCCAGGTCTACTGGTTTTGTCAACCAGATTTAGAGCGATACAATACCTACCATATTCATAGGTAAACACACCGCCCGACTGACCACCATCGAAGATACTTGCATCCCAATTATCTTCGGCTGCTTTATATCCTCTGGGTCGCCTAACAAAGAATCCAGTCAATTTAGCTGCGTAATCGTCAATATACTTCTGACGAGCCTTATGGAAAAGATCATCCCAATGCTTCACAGCAAGTTGTGCATGCGTATTCACAAACTCACGATCATAGACAGCTTTCATTTTCTTTCCTTTACATACGCTCTAGCAGCTTTTCTTATGAAAGAGCGTGCTTCATCTTCAGTCATGTATCCAGCTTCGTAGGGAATACTTCCGTACGATTCATCGTAGCGCCAGTCCCCAACAGATAAAGACCACCGATTATGTCTGGCTCTAAAGTAGAACTCAACACCATCGATGGTACCTTCACCCTGAACGGGACATTCGCCATAGATCTCTCTAATGATCAGCTTCATGGCTTACTCTTATGAAATTGGATGGGGGTTTGGGCTTCGAACCCATCTCTCCTGATTCAAAGTCAGGTATCCTACCAACTAGACGATCCCCCAATGGCGCTCATGACGGGACTCGAACCCGCCTTACCGGATCGACAGTCCGGTCCCTTCCCTGATGGGTACATGAGCATAGTAACTTATTTATACCACAAAAACAACTGCAATAGGGACCAGCGATCTTTTTCCGAGGTGCCATAGGGAATGTCGGAAAAGACTATTACTCCCATAAGGACGCTGGTTGCTAACTTCTCCCAAATCTCCAACCTTCAGGCAAAGATTCGGATTTATTAATCTTTTTACTACGAATTCCATCTGTTATCCAAACTTTACCTAAATTTGGTGAACATTTTAGATTTTGAAATGGGTGAGTTCCAGTTTGGAATTGTAGTCTAGAAGAAATAGAAACTGATCTACAAAAGTTTTCTCTGAATTTATGGTCCGTTTCTAATTTATATTTTCTTTTTGTGTTACCTAGAATAGAAGCAGCTTTGAAATCAACATTTTGTTTTTGTATCGGAACAGATAATCCATTAGTATTGATATAACCAAATCCACCTTTACCGCCAGGACAGATATTATACGTATCTTCTCGTAAACAAAACTCTTCTGTCACTAACTCTTTTTCTTTATTGTTCATTTCTTCTTCAGAGTCAAACACAAAAAGAATTTCTTTAGAGAACTTATCTAATCCATATTTCTTCTGGGATCGTTTAAGATTTTGACCAGAACCCATGTATCCATCAGTCAAAGACTTTGTTTGATGTTTACCAATATAGATCTTATTATTAATAGAACAAGTAATTTTATAGACAGTATAAAACAAAGTACTACCCCTGGAATTATTGAAAGGTCTTAGTATGCCCATTTATAATTCCAGAGGCTTGTGTCAGAGCAACTGGTAACGCTCCAGTATAGCCAGCTTCCAAAGCCAACTGAGATCCTTGTCTTTCCTACTCTGATAACTCAAAATGGAGGGTCCTGTGGGATTCGAACCCACGGTGTGCTTGCGCATGCAGATTAAGAGTCTGCTCGTTTCGACCGCTTACCTAAAAACCCATAAGAGTGTTATTTAGTCACCCAACTGTTACATTATAGGTGAAGAGCGAATTAAAAGCAACTGATTTTTAGAACCAGTCGATTCCTCCACCCTTGTGGTGAACGGCGATCTCACGACCTCTATCCATCCACAGACCGCCCCAGCCGCTTTTGCTGTTCTTACGAATGTAAGCCTCAGGAGAGTCGCCATAGATTTCTGGATTCTCGGTTCCCTTGTCGTCGTTCCATTGGTCAGACCAACGGTTTCCGCAGCAAGGACAGTCACCTGATCCATCGAAATACAATCCGATACGCTCAGCACGGTCGTTAGCTTCAGCAGCTGAATCAGCTTCGATCACAACGAAGTGTGTGATCCCACGGTCCTTATCATAATCGAATGAGCCGCCACTGTTGTTTTGGTTGAATGTATACCACATAACAAGTTTCCTATTTAATTAATGTTTTCAGCCTTTTCCATAGAGAAGGCTTCTCTTCTTCTTCTTCGGTTTCTGAAGCATGTTAAGATCACGCTGTCGGAATTTAGCATCCGGAGAAATGTTAAGATTCGAAGACATAGAAAACTCCTTTGTGAGTAAACTATTTAGTCTTGAATTTCATACTCAAGAATAGCAGAGCAGACAATTTCGCCTTCATCGTCGTTGTAATGTGTGTTAATGTAACAACCATTACGAATACCGAAGCTTGATGCAGCTTGCTGAATGTTCTTGTATGCTTTACTGCCCTTGGTGACCTTAAAGGTCTTCACTTCATCGTGTTCCATCTCATGGAACCCGTACTTAGATGCGTTCCTAGCCATAATATCTCCTTACTTTACTAGCTTAACAAGCTCTTGAAAATCTTCGTTGGATAGAGAGTCTGTCTCAAACCCGCTCTCTAAAGACAAACCAAACGAAGGAATGTCTAACCCCTTGAATAGATGTTCAATTGAACAATAGATAGATTCGGTATACTTCCGAGGAGAGTTGTTAGGATCTCCATAAACTTCTCCAACCAGAACGAACAGAGTTACCAGCTCTTCTGGACTCAAAGAAAGATTGTATGTCTTTTCTGATTTAATGTCAATCTTCGCCATCATCGTCTCCATCATCCCAAACTAATTCCGAATACTTACGAGTGTAGGTATATGTTTCTTCCTTCTTAACGATCTTAGCTCGAGACTTTACATCGGCGAGCTGTGCTGCAATTTCCTTTTGAACAGCGTCGTTGAATTCATCTGAGAACACATAGGTGTAGCGTTCCAGACTCATAAGAGTATCAAGTCCTTCGCTCCATTCGTCAGAAGCAAGATCCGTGTAATCTGTTAGTTCTTCAGAAGGTGTGCGCATTAATAAACCTCAAATACGTGCCAAACGAAAATTCCCATCTGGGCTGTTCCGATATACTTCTTGAAAGAAGGAATAGAATGACCAGTTCCGTAAATCTGAAACTTACGAATAGAGGTTAAAACTTGATCTTCATCAAACATTACCCAAAGACACAGGACATTGTTTTGATTCTGAACACAAAGAATCTCTGCATCCAGCGGCATCTGAAACTCAGAAGTTTCGATATCAAGATCTAAAGTATACTTGTAGATCGTTTTCATTGCGGATCCCTGTTTCGTGCGTTCCATTCTTGAAAGCGAACAAACTTCATTTCAGCTCGTTCAATGATTTGTTCGCGTTCTTCTAAGTAAGATTATGAACACCAAAATAATCAATAGTAGCAATGACATCACCCAACTCCTCAATTAAAAGTTTCTTGAGATCAGGTTCATCCCAGTATACATAACTACCGTTGTTACCGATAATCTTGGCTGCTACCTGAACAACCTCACCACACTCTTCAATAACCTTTGAAAGACCATTGAGCTTATCGCTACCAATTGAATAATCGCCGTCAGACATTAAATTTGCTCTCACTCTGTAAGAATCGTAAAGCATCCAGAAGTGTTGGCTTTCTAGATGTATCAGAAAATTGGAAATAGAACCGTTGACCGTCTACTACCAAAGTCGCATCGTTCTCCCAGTAATCAATATCTGTGATTTGATACTCTGCAACTTCGATAGTAGGGTCTTCAATTAGCATTGACTGTTTACCTTGTTAATAAACCATGGCCGAGCCTTGTTTGCGATAGGACCACCAAGCTTCTTCGAATCGAACTGAGAAGCAACGATAGTATCCATTTCTTCTTTCAGAACGTCATTGTATACCCAACGAATGAAGTCGCCCATAGAAGTCATATCGATCGGCTTCAGTTGTTCGTGGACGAGGTTCCAAACTCCTTGTTCAAGGCGCGCTTCAGTGACAACCTGATCCACGAAATCCGCAAGAGCCTTGACAGCTTCAACATCAACTGCAGCCAGTGTCTTGACCTTGCTGACACTGTGCTTTTCACCCTTGATCTTGAACGCATGATCATACGAACGCCATCCTTCAGTAATACAAGTCCAAACAACACCTTCACCAATTCCAGAAACACCGAAGTGCTTTCCGACTGGACACTCAGCTTCTACCTTTTCAGTAATCGCGATCAGATCATTTTGAATCAGAGCGGGATTGTTGAAATCGATAGACATTGAGAACGTCGGAAACTGGAAAATGCTGAAGATACGATTTTCGTTATACTTTGACAGATCAAATGTAGAGAAGTCAACCCACTCATGATTGATCTTGATGCCAAAGATAACGAACATCTTCGGAACTTCTGAAATCGCAACACCCTTTTGAACACCTGCACCACACCATTCACCGAAGATCACAACATGATCGACTGGAGCACGAACCTTATTCATGATAGTCACGATAAGGTCAGCAACAACGATGCGTTGGTTCTCCATGAATAGCATGAAGCCAGCATTGTCTTGAGTAAGCGAAAGAATGCGCTCACGAGACTGATAGTGAATTTCCTTGTTGCTCCAAACGATACCTGCATTGGTACCATGAAGCTTCACAGTTCCACGATAAGACAGAGTCGGAATACCAGCAGCTTCGTCTATGATCGGCTCACCGTTTTCGTCACGACCACGGTACTTCGCCTTACGCTTTACGTTGCTGATAGCAGTCCGGAACTGTTCTAGAGAAGGAAACTTTACCATTTCCTGAGTCATTTTACACCTTTAGATCTGGATAGTGGGCCCAAAGAGTTTGTAGAGAAGTTTTGGCACAGTGATGAGTAATGAACACACCACCCATCGAAATCCAGTGGTGACGATACTTAGCAAGATCGTCAATCAGGACATCGCCTGGCTTGCCATGAAGCTTCTTTTCAACACTCGGACAAGTGATAATCGGAACACCAGGAAAGTGTTCAGCTGCCCAATCAATCTTTTGCTGACGCGACCAATCTCCGCGAGGAATACCAGTCAGAATCGTTGGGTTGAGATGCTTGACACCTTCATAGAGTTCTCGTGCGTCTGGCATGAGCGGTAGATCTCTGAAGAACGTACCAGCTTCACGAATCATACTCCAAAAAACAGCGTCCGAATACTTTTCATCAGCTTCTTTCGTAGTCATACCAAACAGATTGAAAAATCCAAGATCGAAATCGGCCATAACGCCGTCGCAATCCAGAAAAATGTGTGGGCGTCTCATGCTCTTCCTTTCAACTTAGGAATTAAGTATACGCCCAACGCAGATTAATGTCAAGCGGCTAACTTAAAAATTCGATTCTTCTTAAGAGTAGTCTTACGATAGTAAACGATAGGAACCGTATGGATTTGATCCATCAGAGCCTTACGCTTGGTCGCGTAGTCAGGATCATTCCAGCGAATTCCATTAAGAAGATTCCAGAATTCTCCGTTTACATCTTCTCCAGAATCGTTGAATACCCACTTTGAAGTATTTTCTTCAACGCGAGCCTGAGCTCCCTTACCATTCATACCAAGATAGACACCCTTGGCGGTATAAGTGTTACCCCAACCAGTAGTTACGATAATAACTTCATCACCAGGCTTAATCACTTGGCCAATTTTATTGGTAAACTCGACAGCTTCAGTCATCATTTAATTCCTTTTCACGTAGATCAATTTGACGAGTAATCATTTGCTCAACACAAGAAGTTCCGTCTCCTGGCCAAGCCACGCAACCTTCTCGACAAAGAGCATCGAGAATTGCTGGGATAATTTCATTCTTCGGAAAGTCAAAATTATCAGGATTTCTCCACTTCCATTGAAGTTGTCCTGGTTCATATCCAAGCTGCTTTACAATATCAGCCGCATACTTTGCATACTGCTGTTGCATAGCAGGAAAACCGAAATCTTCTTGCAGTTTAACATATCGCTGCAAAGCATAAGCTAAATCTTGCACAAACTCATTGTCTGCATACTTCTCTTCTTTAGCTTCAGCCAAGAGTTCTTGAACAGTCTTTTTAGACATCGAATCGAACACCCTTAAACTTACCGAAACGAGGGATACCGTCCGGAGTATAATTCTGAAACACGACAGTTCCAAGCTTACCGATGTGTTGATTCTTTTCTTCAAGGATAGTCTTGCAGTAATCCCAAGAACCAATCATACCAGCACGGAAAGTACGTCCGTCTTCAAGCTTCAGAAGAGCCGATGCTGCGCCACCAGATCTGTTGCCATCACCTTCGATGAAGTCAACGATTTCAAACTCTTCGTCTTGAAATTCCTTGTATTTAATCAATGACTTAGAACGCTTGTTTTCATATTTTTCGTTGAGACGGATCATTGCGCCTTCAAAGCCACATTCAATGAAATCAGACGCTACGTCAGGAATTGCATCGATAGTAACAACAGAGGTATCCACAAGAATCAGACTCTCATGAGAAAGAACAGTCTCAAACAAATCGCAAAGCAAATTTCTACGATCGTAAAAATTCTTGCTATTATCGCCGATATCATAAATCCAATACTGAAGAAGAAGTTCCTTTTCTGGATCGTGTTTCTTTACCACAGAAACTATCGTGTTGAAATCTTCTTTCAGCTCGTGATTGTAAAGTTCTCCGTCAAGAACCAGATCTGGATGAAGTTGAAAAACGCCAGCCAAAGCAGCGAAGATCTTAGGAGCGCCGACAATCTTCTTACCGTCGCGCGACCAGAGACCTTGTTTGTTTGCGATACAACGAATACCGTCCAGCTTTGGCTGCATGTAGACAGCAGTAACAGCGATCTTGTCCTTACGATCAGCCCACTTGGTTGCAAGCATCGGCTTAAAGCGATTAGAAACGTCGACCGTATCCATCTCTTCGCGATAGTCTCGAGCAAGCTTATGCTCGTACTTTGAAGTAACTTCTGCGATAGCTTGTTCTTCAGCTGATAGCTCATTAGAACGACCAACGTTCTTCGGTTGTGCTACGGTCCACTCAGAGACAGTCTTCTTACCATCTAGTTGACCAGAAGTTGTGCGATACTTAGCACCATCTACTTCGGCGAACCAAATCTGAATGGCACCAGCCGAAGTTCGCTTATAGATCGTCGGGAAAATCATGTTATCTCCTGTTAATTTCTGGCTGTGTCTATTGGGACTTTTACCCCTACTGAGTCTATAGCGTCTCACTGGCTGTACACAGGGTCACGCCTAGCCTGTGCATAGTGTTCTTCGTTACTAGATTGCAGCACCTGCTAGTAACCAATTCATGATAATGGTGTACGCAGACGGTGAGAATGATCAGTTCCCATAACCCATCGCTTCTTCAACCGTGGTTGGGCTCGAACCAACGACCTTCCTCTGCCTGAGGACGCTCTATCCGACTGAGCTACACAAATTTACACCATTACACTTTCGTCTCTGTTTTGTCTAGAATTAACAGAGACTACAAACCTCATATTGTCATTCTAACTCAGGCGACCATTATTGTCAAGCCTCAAGCGGAATAAAAGGTGTTCCCCAAGTTACTTCTTCTGTCGGAATAAACAACAGATCGAATCCATCATCGTCTTCAGGATGTCTAATATCTTCAGCGAATCGATCACCGAATTTGTGTCTCCAGTAAACAAACTTCTCTGTTATCCCATTCCAGCGAGCAGTCTGGGCGTTTCTACAACTTCCCCAGTAATACTGTCCGTGAATTAGATCTTTCTTGGCGATCACTTACAGACCAAATACCAAAGAGCCTTGGCATCCCAATAAGCATTGTGTTGAACAGCGCCAGGAAGAGAAGTCGGATACGCATCAATACGAGCCATCTCAAATCGAAGACTACGAATCGGAGCCATATTCCCTGGACCAGTGATTACTGCCTGACACATATACTTAATGTCATCTGGCCAATCGGTAATAATATATGGAGAAGGATCGAACGCAAGAAAGTCTGCGATACGCATCGCGCCTTCTTTTTGTGTCTTCACATCGTACGCCATTCCTGGCATGGGTGAAGGAATGTCCCAAAGAATCGGAACAACGTTCTCCTTGACCCAAGGATCTGTCACAAACTTTACGTTGTCAGAGTAAACTAGATACAGACTCTCTTTGTCCTCTCGAACTAATCCGAGAGAAAGAAGTTCTCCGCCGAATCCATTAAACTCTGTATCTAGAAAATATCGCATTATCGATCCTTAAATGACAGATCGTTAATAAACGCAGTGTCAATAATGATGTTGTAATCGCTCTTCATATAGAAGGATGCCTCAAAAAGAGCAGCTCGCAATGTACCACTAGATTCCCAGTTACCATCGCAATCATGCACAGTTTGCATGGCTTCGAGAACGTGATACACACTATCATCAAAGAAATAACCAGGTAGACGGAAAATGTCTGATTGCTTAGCATTTTCTACGATGCGATAGAGCGCCATTTCTTCCATATCTGGATTATACATGTCATCTGGAATCAGACAACCAACAGCACACTTGGTACCATTGTCGCCTCGATACAGACAAACTGTATTAGCTTTAGCTTGAACGCCTTGAGTGAACAGGTGTCGAGCAATGGTTTCAAATACTTCTTGAGGAGACATTATATTTCCTTTATGTCAATTCACAGTAATCATTTTACGCTAGAAATGATTTAATGTCAACCGATGTCACACACGCCAGGATGTTTAATCCGGAGCTTGATCGAGCCCAGGACTATGCGAAGCCACTGCCAGAAGCCACCATGCTCCAGAACCGTAGCCAGACCAGCTCCAGACATCACTCCAACCAGACTGACACGCGTGGAGAGATCTTCGCTGTCAAACTCCCAAGCCATCTCTTCCACGTGATTCATTGCCGTGTTGAGCACGTTGCGAGCACGAGCTTCCATGTCAGCCATCAGTTCGCCTCCAGAGCCAGAATGTCCATCGCGATGCTGTGTCCGATCTTGTGATTGGTGTCAGCGAACTTGTCCCACCAGGTGTCGCGCGCACGAGTCTGGCTCACATAATCGTACTTGTAGACCACACGGTCGGGGAGGCAGAAAGCCATACCGCAGACGGACATCTCGATCGGGTCAACCATGGTGCGTTCCTTCATTTCCATGATACAAATGTACCCTGGATCCCCATTAATGGCAAGGACTATTTTTGTGTCTCAGCATGAGCAGCCGGATCGCTATCCCACACACCCTCGCCGTACCCAGCTTCCCATGCGCGTCGAGCAGCAGACTCGTAGATCATGGGATCGACGTTGGAGTAGGCGAACGAAGGCTTAAACTCTTCTTCGAACCACTCTTCGAAGGTCATGTTATCGCTCCTGTATCCAACAAGACCATCCACAGGTCTCAGAGAGAGTGAACGCATACTTCTCGGCAGAGCGCCAATCCTCAAAGGTAGCGACGCATTCATCAATCGCATCACCAATCCGATCAGGATACCAAGTTCTCATTACACGAAAGGTCATCGGTTTCATTTCCTCAGCCGAAATAGGTAGGAGCGATCATCAGAGACAGAGCCGAAGAAGCCGAGCAGCCACCGAAGTTAATTACAAGAGCGGGAAGACCGCAGAAGGTACCAGCTTCAACCGAGCCGTAACCACAGTCACAGTCATCACCCCAAGAGACCAACTCACGACCGGGGACGAACTCATAGAGCATATCCTCAGCAGCGTCATAGTCATCAGCCGCTTCAGGATCAAGGATCGAGAACGGACCGTTCACCGTTTCAAAGAACGCACCGACCAGCGAAGGGACTTCAGTCGGGAAGGACTCAGCAGCGTCAACGGTCAGAGTTTCAACCAGGTCTTCCAGCGAGAGAGCGTTCATAGGGATTTCCTTTTCCAACTCTCTCATTATCGCCCGGAATTGAATTAATAGCAAGCGATAAAATGTGATGGCTCCCGACTGGGTTCAAAGCCGCAGCGGGAGCCATCCTGGGTCGTGGGTCTGCCCCACTCGTCCCTCGCAGGAGTATTGTCGGTCGCGGGATTATCAGCAATTACCCCACCGACAGTTGAGAATAATACTCAACCAAACTTCGATTAGGCGAAGGTGAGTTCTTCAACTTCATCCACTTCCGGGATGTTATCTTCAGAGACAGCAGCCAGTTCAGCAGCTTCCTGCTTCGCCTTAGCAGCCGCAGCACGAGCGCGAGCACGCTCAAGAGCAGCCATCGCGTTGCCAGCTTGAACAACCTTCTGACCAGCGATTTCTTCCGGAGTCTTCTTGGGCTTCGCAGCCTTGACCTTCTTTTCAGCCTTCACCTTGGCAGGCTTGTTCGGATCAGCCTTGCGACCGCGAGTAACGCTGGGACCCTTGACGATCTCGGTCAGATTGGTCAGACCTTGCGTGACGCAGTAGCGGTAGTACGAAGTAGCGTTGCCGACGGTGATGCCGAGCTCATCAGCGATCAGAGCAGAGATCTCGGTTTGGTTCAGCAACGGATTGGCGTTGATCAGAGCGATAGCAGTAGCGCGCTTGTCGCCACGCTTAAAGGTCTTAGCAGCTTCAGCAGCGGCGGCAGTTTCAGCGACGGTGGTTTCGGTAGCTTCAGTCATATTCAAGTCCTCATTTTATATCAGCGGGGAGGAATTCCCCAGGGTCACAAGGGAGTTCCTCACCCCCAACTATCACATTCTAGCTCCGGTCCCCATTAATGGCAACCAGTTTTTTCGTTCAGGCCGACTTTTTTTCGAAGCGGGCAGAAGCCCGAGCGGACAGACCCGGACGCTTGTTGCGCAGCTGTTTGCTGCCCAGGACCAATCGAACGCCACAGTCCGTAGCCCCATTGAGCTTCATATAGCGGTCGATCATGTCCTGGTCGTTGGCGGTGTTCGCGCGGGGAGCAAAGCGGAGGTTCATTCGGTGTTCCTTTCCTTATGATTCATTATCGCCTATGAGCGAATTAAACGCAAGCGATATTTTTCACATACACGCGTAGGCGATTGTGACGATCAACCCCAGGACAGCCATCACCACGATGAACTCGCACGCGATTTTGACGCCCAGCAGTCCGTTCCAGATCCAGTCGCTCATTTCCGTTTCCTTCAGCCTATGATTCATTATCGCTCAGACCTGAATTAATAGCAAGCGCCATTTTCATATCGTTAAACGATAAAGAATCCAGCGCATAAATATAATGTGAGTCGCGAGCCACCACAACTCCACTCACTCTAGTCCAACCAAGGAGAGACCAGCATGAGTACTTATGACACCAAGAAGTTCGTCAACAAGCGTAAAAAGACTACTAAGTCTAATCATCGATCAATTTACGCTAAAAACTACGGACCAATCCCAAAAGATGAAAAGGGCTTCTCTTATGATATTCATCATATAGACGGAAACCATTTGAACAATAATCCAAACAATCTTCAAGCATTGTCAATGCAAGAACACCATGATATACACATTGCTCAAGGAGATTATGGAGCAGCATCTCTAATACGAAAGCGAATGTCAGCTACTATGAGAACATCTACCTGTCGTTGGTGTGGTCATGAAGATTTAGAAATGAACATTCAATATAAACACAATCTCCATTGTTCACTGGTTAATGATATATTCGATATGTTTAATTAACCAAGCTTATCCATCACTTCAATGCGTCTATTCAAGTACTCTCGAACGTTGGGCATAGTATCATACAAGGTTACTAACAGTCCCTTCATGTACCCCAGCTGGGACCCAGCAAGGTAAGCAGGATTAGTGTTAGTTGATTGCTTTACAACTTGCTCACCAAGCTTCTTCAATACTACTTCACCAGCGTCAACCATTCAACCATTCCTTATTCATTAAGCCCACATGGTCTATTATACCGTGATCTGTATTAAAGTCAAGGTATTAAGCAGCTCGCCAGCTTTCCCAATCACCATTCTTAAGCCTCTTATAGTAATCAGCTCGTTGCGAAACAATGATTAGAGCGGCTTCAGCGCTCTCAGCCTTGACATTAATGGTTCTATGAAGTATAGTTGTTCCCCAATAGCCACCTTGAACGCGGAAGAACTGAAAGGACTGGAGAGACACTTTCGTTTGAGTAGTCATTTTATATCGTTTTCCCCGGGAGAAACAGACAATTATTGAAACAACTAAACCAGGAGATTAGTCACGGACTAGGACAGGGTATTTCTCAATATTACCGCCGAACAACTCAGCCGTTGACTTAATATCAACGAACGAATCATCGTATTCATCATAGATTTTGATGTCTAGATCGAGTTGTTGTCCGTCAAGTGACGACAAATACTCAGCCAATTCGCGGTAAGTCATCGCAGCGGTCCCTTTCCTTTATTGTCACTCATTGTACCGCGTCAGCGAATTAATAGCAATATCGTTTTCCGATAAGGAGCGACACATAAGCACAAACTTATCGGACGTAAAAAAATCGGTGCGATTCGTTTTCGTATAGGTTGAGTAAAGGGTTATACGTTATTAGGAGCACCAGGTAGTTCGTCCATGTGCTTCAGTAGTTTCTCGCGATCTGCTTCAGCCTTACTCAATTCACCTTTGGCTTTGACTAGCTCTCTACTACTATACTCAATAGACCAGAGCAAAGAACGTTCATGTTCTTGTAATGCTGATGTATAGTTGAGTCCTTTTAGTTCAGTCTCTAGCGTCATTACATTACAGTCTTGATCCATAGTCGAATAGATCTGCTCAATAGCAGTAATCTTTACTTGGGCTAACGCATAGGGGACATTCCACAACTCAAGAGCATTGATGATGTCTAGATATTTAGTATAGTCTTGCTTACGTTTCTCTATCTCTTTGATTAGGTATGCTCTCTCTGATTCAATATTACTGAGAATTACTTCTTCTTTTGATTCAGGACGGAGAGACTTCCAGTTGTTGTAGTTTTCAGTCGCTTCATGTAACTGTTCGGTGTAGTATTCAACTGATTGACGTAGAGAGGAGAGGTCGGCGTCTGTTCCGAATATACCGCTGATGCTCTGAATGTACTGGTATGGTGTCCAGTTCTTCTCTAATATACCATATTTGTATCCCGTTGGCATTGTCTCTCCTTTAGTAAACTAGGTCTACGTACTCGCCAAAGTGAATGTCAAATACATCGACCAGATGATCGTAATCACTGGACTTCATATCCTCAATCATAGTCTCAATCTGCTCGGGTGTGTACTCGAGTTGTTTGGCTAATGACTCAGCTGCACCCATCAGTGCGAACGCATTACCTGCCGGACCAGAGATATCGATCTCTAGCTTACCAGTTCTATTCTTCTTTCTAATAGACATTACGGATTTACGCACTCAATGTCTTCACGGAACACTCGATAGAGCATATGCTGACATTCCCTATCTGAGGTCCAAATATCATCGCCATCGATAAACTTGACAGTACCAGTACCCAGATTACAGCGACCTCAATAGTCTTAGCCGTGTGGCTCTTCACTTCATCATAGTCAAGGAACCAGTCACCGATACCATTCGGTAGAGTTACCTCGAGATTATATCCTCTGTCATCAACAACAACTGCTTCAAGCGTAATAACATCACCAGGGCGATACTTCGGCATACTCTTCACCTTTTCAAATCGAGTTTCGTTGAACCATTGTTGCTTACCAATGTCGGATACAATCCGAACTTCACCACAGCTGTTCTTACCAATTACAGCATACTCCTCACCGCGAGTCAGCAGAGGCGCATGAATACCGACATCAACGCAGATTACATTATCGCCAATCTCGATGGGCATTAGATGCTACCTTTCAGAGCCAGTACAGCCTTCAGACGAGCAGCAAACCGATCAATCTCATCAGCATTCAGAGACCAGCGGCTGGTAGAGATAACCAGATACGCTTCGCCGTTACCATCTTCTACATCGATATCAATGGAGTTTTCTTCCACATGATAGCCAGCTTGCTCATCAGCAGGTTGCTTCAGAACAACACGAACAGTAGAGACGGTCGTGTCGTCAACAGTAGGCGTAGGACCTTCAACAATCTTGAAATCACCTTCGAAATAATACCAGTAGTCCTCGTAGCCCAGATCGTTGGTGATGAAGAATTGACTTGGGTCTTCGCTACCGACACTAGTAACGCGGTAGGACTTATCGACATTAGTAACGCGGTAGGACTTACCGACAGTCAGTCCCGTAAAACCTTCAACCAGAGGTTCGATGTAATCGCCAACTTGAACGATGTTAGTCTTAAACACAGGCGTTTCCTTTTCTACCGGAACAAAGCGTTGATGAACGAACCAATCCTCATCACCATGGTCGTTCTGCTTGATATGAACGTATTGATGTTCGTCATAACCTTCGATATAGTCGATCTCATACTGCTTACCAACAGTAAGCGCGTCCACTTCTTCTACAGCGATCACATGAGTGAAGTTACGGAAATTGTAAGTCAAGTGCTTGTCTCCTAGACGTAAGCAATACGGTTGCCATAAGCACGCAGCTTACCGGCATCGGGCAGGCAATGAGAGTACTTACCGTTGATATACACATAGACACCATCGCGATGCTTGCTGGTGACTTCATAGATAGCCAGCTTTGCGTGGCGAGCGTTCTTCTTCAGAGTAGAAGCCGGACGCGTAGCGTAACGCCAAGACTCACGACCAGCAGGCTTCGGGCGCGGACCAATATAGAAAGTACGGAGATAGTATTCCTTACCCGTAGACTTGGTCAGCTCGGCGAGTTGCTTGCGCGTTTCAGCGCGAACTTCGTTGAGCTTGTCGAGCGGGATGATCGTGTAAGACATTTGGGTTTCCTTTTCCAACTTTCATATTCTAGCTCGGGGACGGATTAATAGCAAGCGGTGTTTTTTATGTCCCGGCGTTCGCTACCATCCGTCCCCGACTATCACATTCTAACCGGAGAGCGGATTAAAAGCAAGCAATTTTATATAAATAGAATGCTAGTCGCGAGTTGGCGCTCCACTAGCTCTATTCTGGTTGAGGAGAACAGCACATGAGTATTTATTACGTTTACGCATACCTTCGCAAATCGAACGGTATCCCTTACTATATCGGAAAAGGTAAAGGAGACAGAGCGTTTAGAAAACATACTTTCGTATCAGTTCCAAAAGACAAATCTAAAATAGTGTTCTTAGAAACTAATCTTACGGAGATTGGCGCTCTAGCATTAGAGAGACGATACATCCGTTGGTATGGTCGTAAAAACTTGAATACAGGAGTCCTTCTAAACAAAACAGATGGAGGAGAAGGAACAGCAGGAAGAATTCCTACACCACAATCTCCTGAATCAAATATAGCAAGAGGATCTGGATTCAGAGGTAAGAAAAGACCAGAACATGCTGCTAAAATGAAAGAGTATTATCGTTCAGGTAAACTGAATCAACTAGCAGTAGCTAGAAAACATACTGAAAAAACTAAAGATAAGCTACGTAAACCTAAATCTAACAAACTAAACTATCAGAACAGGAAATGGTATCACAGTTTGCTCCTAAAGAAAGAAGCTTGCGTGAGTACCATTCCTGACTGGACAGATGTTAAACTAGGTAGATACCCTAATTCCGGAGACAGGTTACGCGAGCCATCTTTTCCCAACGTTCAGGCGAAGTCTTACGAAGAGCAGCCAGCTTAAGAGCCATACGAAGAGACAGCTCGCGAAGTTGATCGGCGTGCTTTTCAATAAAATCAACCACATCAGCTTCCTCTTGCTTATTGCAACCATTCATACGAAGCATACCTTCCCGACAAATCATTTTGATGCGGATAAGATAATCTCGTTTGGTGTGCATGGCAAGATCAACATAATGTGAACGACTGATGAGAGCGGTAAAGTGAGGAGCAAGCTTAGATCCCCGATCAATCTCACGGTCAAACGACATATTTGTAATGAAGATCACAGTACCTTCAAAGTCGAAAGACTTCGGAATGATACCGCCATCTTCGTCTTCCATTTGATTTTCAGTCATGTAAGAGATTACACGACGGTCACAGGTATCGCAAGCAGCCTTCAGCAAGTTGAGAGCGACATCATCAAAGAACACGCTGTCCGCGTCATCAAATACAATGACGTTACCCGGATGGCGGAACTGATAAAGCAACCGTATAATGCCAGTAGCCCGGACATAACCCTTAACAATAGTGTAGACAGACTCGCTGGGGTCGTAATCGTTAAGAACCTTCTCAATAGTGAAGGACTTACCGAGACCAGCGGGACCAGAAACGATAAGCGCCCGAGCCTCGCCAGTAACTGCAGCGTTAGCCAGGTCTTCAAGGACACTGAACCGCTCGTTAAGCTTCGCCTCAATTTGGGCGTCCGTTTCGCGAGTTTCGGCATCAAAGACATTCATACGAGCAAGCTTCGCGCTCTTACCAGCCATCTTATTTCCTTTCGGGTGGGGACCGTTCCCCTCAACCAACTATGTCATTCTAGCCGATGACGGGATTAATGTCAAACGCTTTTTGTCGCTTGTCGCTTAATAAATTCGCCGACCTTACCAATGTGTTTGCATTGGCGCCGGAAAGCAAATCCCTGACAATCGCAAGTATACTTGCCATCAATTCTCTGCACGAGATAGTTGTCGCCTTTGGAACCTTTGACGCGCCAAAGCTTATTATCGTTGTTTACATGAGTGTTCGCACCAGCACTTCCAGTGTGGTACTCAACATCTATCACTCTACTTGATTCGATCACAGACTCAAACGGACGAAAGCCAGGACCGAAAGGTTGCATCGTTAGAATACGCCAAGTCCCAGGATTGTCGTGCTTAGCTGACTTAACCTTTACTCCGGTCGTCTTAAACTTATTCCGGACGTTAATAGCAGCGATGCCTGGTTTCCAAACATCGGACCAATCGGTCGTAATCGTTACACGAGATCCATCTGTCGGCTCGTTAAACATCACATCCCCTCTCAAATTAGAACTAATTCTAGCCTGAGAGGGGATTAATGTCAAGCCTTTTTCCATAATTCCGGTTGACAGTTCATTTGTTGAATACGTCGACCAGTGTGAAATAGTCTTAGAGTAACATCATCCATAGAAGCAAAGAACGCTTCGTATCGCTTAGTATACTCTTTGTATTTTTCTAAATCCTCAAGCTCTTCTGTTGTAGGAGAAGGAACTTGAGGAGCCAGAGACTTAAACGCATGTATTGCGTTGTAATAAATCTTAGTCGTGTTCATATTCATCAACAGTAGCGCCATCCTTAGTCAATACAACCTTGACGTGGTCGCCGTAAACGTCGCGAAGAACTTCATCATTAGACATCAGCAGACGCTTAAACTGATCACAGACATCACCAAGACCAGGATAAGCTGCTTGCTGTTCTTCCCAGTTCTTTAAATCGAGAGCATAGTGCTCAGAATACTTGTCGTTCTTACTAACTGCTTGCTTGCGCCATTCAATCTGACGAGCATCATAGTTGACAACTTGAGTATACTTGTCACTATCTTCGTAGTCATACGCATCACTTTCAATGTTATCAGGATCAAATCCCTTAATAACAAAGATAGGATCGTTCACGCCGAATACACATTCCTCACCATCATTGAAGTAAGGAGTATACTGGGTCCAGATAACTGCTTGTACTGGAGTTTCGTTGAAGAACTCTTTAGTAACTTCGCGGAAAGCTTCTTGCAGCTTCCTCATATGTTCCTTACGAACTTCTTCAAGTTCTTGGTTCATCTGAGAAATACGAGCAGTAATTTCATTCATCGACATATTCATCTTCTCCATTAAGAAATTGTTTAGCTGAATCAATTAGTTGGTCAATCGTTTCGACCATTGGTATAGCAAAACGGTCACATACTATTTGCACATTACCTCTGCGCCAGTAACCTTCTGGGCAACACACAATCATGTTGCTTGTCCGCCCAAACATACCCAACTCTAGCAGAGTAATTGGAGCAGGTCCATCAGGATCAAAATAGACAAGGATAAGTTGAGCTAACTCCAGAGAATCTAATTCCCAAGTAACTTGCTCACGAAACTTATCGTTGCTGATATCTTGTACCCAACTACTATCCCAGTCATCTCGCCGAGGATTAGCAATGATTATCTCTAGATCTTCAAGTTCTTTCTCGACTCGTTCCTGCCAGTTAACAGCCTTGCCCATATCAATAGAGCCAGCGAGAAAAACAACAGGAATCCAATAATCAGGAATTGGATTTGGGGCTTTAACTACTACTGCCATCACCAACTCCGAATAATAGCACGACCACTACAGTTTGGGCAATCTACCCATTCACAACCATCTGATCCACCGCTGTAGTCTGTACCGTGATACTCCTTTACTTCATTCTGAGTGTATTCAAGAATGGCAGCACAATCATCACAAGTAACACGCTTTACTGCGCGCTCGTCTCTACCAACTATCTTGACCATAATACTGATACCTTTCCAAATACCCAAGCAAGAGCAAGAACTGGAGCACCAAGAACCCAATACCACCAAGGAGTATTCTTTCCTGTATTGATCTTTGCGCTTGGATTTGTCATAAACTCATGTAGAAAGAAAACACAAGCGAGTAGAGTCCAGATGAACAACATCGGAACAAGAAAAATCATTCTAATCATCTGAGCCAATCCAAGCAGGACAATTTTTACCATAGGTTGATTCAGTATAACTACCATGATCACCTTCGTCAACATAAGCCCAGAATGGAACTTTAGGAAGTGTCCATTCACATTGCTTAACTCCTGGCTCTGCTTCATAGCCTGTCCAGTATTTGCATGTTCCGCAACACTTGCTCAATCTACATTCTCCTGTTTTGTTCTCTTGTGAGCACCGCTCATCCAAGGTTCCAGAGGTAGATTACGAAGCCAACGTTCGATGGTAGGAATAGTTCCTAGATCATCTTGAATGTGTTCTTCAGCAATGTCTCGAACAGAGAAATCCTTACCTTCGGCGTTGGTCTTATATACACCAAACACTTGCTCGGCAAGGTAGCAACCAAAGCTGCTATGTAGAATTGCTCGGTGTCGAACATCTGGCATAGCAGCTTTGGTTTGATCGATAAAGTTATGAATATCGATGTAGTCTTCAATTACTCCGCCGTGTCGCTTTACAGAGATCTTGGCATGAATAAGTGGCTTCACGTTACTTTCCTAACTTAACAGGACGCCAAACTCGGACAGTTCGAACAACATCTTCTGGAGTAACTTCAATGATCGTGGGATCAAAGTAGTCGTAGTCAGTGTAGTAACTACCAGAACGACTTTCGTCAATCTGGTAGTACTTACCTTCGTACTTGATCACAGTCTCTTTGAAAGAATACTTTCCGTCATCAATCCAATCACCATCTTCGATGATCTCGACTGACTCGTCCTCTTCTTTATAGAGTTCTAGGATCTCTTCCATTACAGAGCCTGAATTGTCACGTTCACAGGTTGGAACACCAGAGCATGCGGCTTCAGGATGAGGAAAGTCTGAGTAGGATTGAGTTGGCTCAGACGAGACACTTGAGCAGTCGCGGTTTCTTCGTCTGGATGAGCAGCAACGAAAGTATTCTTCGACAGGTTATACACTGCCCAAACAGGAGTCTTAGCAGTTTGATCTTCAATAGCGAGAGCGTCAGTCATGATGTTTGGATTTCCTTCAATATCGTAAGAAACGAGGGTTTGTGGGTCAATTTGAATTTTGGTATTAGCTGCACCACGATAAAGATCGTAGCTCGCAACGTCAGTAATAACGTAGCGATAGTAGTCTGAACCAGAGTCATTCAGAAACTTCTTCTGAATACCAGCCCAGGTTGAACTGTAACGATAAGATGTGTTCAGTTCATACTTTGAAGTGCTGCTTCTCTTGTAAAGAGAAATCATCACAAATTGAGCATCCTTCGGAACAGTCCGAAGGTAAGCGTTAGCTGTAGACAAAGCATTAGCATGCATAGGAACATCTTCCCATCCAGTCAAATACTTAAGCTTGTTTCCATAATTTGACATAGTCACTCCTTCATTAAACAGCAGTCAGTTCGATATGAACATCTTTTCCATAGAGTACAGGATCGTACCCGTCGACAATAAACCCAGGCGAACAACCGCAACCGCAGCCAGCCTTCTGGCTCCAGCGATAGTTTACATTCTCCAGAGTAACACCAGCGTTGCTCAATCCTTCACGGAGAGCTTGCCGATAGACATTAATAGGACGAGAGCGCCTGTTCTCCAGGTTCTCGATAATAGATTCGCCCTTCGGCCAGATATAAACGCGAGACTTAGTCCGATACCGAGCGCGCGGCTCTTGACGAATCGGAACAAACTTCGTTTCGGTTTGCATTTTGGAGTTCCCTTCAACCATGTTCATAATATACGGTGGAACGCCATTAATAGCAAGCCCCAAATTCCTTAACAGAATCAGGGGCTTGCGTTATTTAAGTAATTGTTTGACAACCACAATAAAGCACACGAACAGTGCTAAGCATACTAAAGCGTAGAACATATATTATTCTCTAATACCATCCAGCATTCTTGTTTGTTTGTTGCGTTCTTTCTTGTCATTGTGGTGAGCAATGTAAGCATGAGTTAACCAACCTACGCTTCCTGCCCACATTGTTTCCATACCAGTAATGTTATGACCAAGCCAACCAAGAATTGAAGCAACGAATGTTGAAATAGCAGCAACATTAGCTGACCATACGTTGATCTTAGTTGGTGACAAAATGTTACGAGCATCATCTAGAACATTTACGAATCTCAAGAATCGAATTGTCTTAGATGTGTTTGGTGGAAACCACAGGTCTTGTTGAACTGGCACTTTAGTAGTGTCTTCTGTATCGTCTGACATAGTAAATCCTCATAATTTGGCTATTCACAAATATATAGGATTACGCGACTTTACGAATTGTCCAGAAATCAGAGGCTAGACCTGGGTGTGTAATGTAATCATAAGGCATGTGGAAATATCCAGACATACCCCAATCTTCACCCCAAGAGTTACGAACAATGATACAGTTGTTATCGTCATCGTAACCAACAGCCATTACTGCGTGTCCACCGAGGAACTTCTCGTCTCTAGCTGGCATCTTTAGAATACCGGAGTCAGCCATCTCTTGAGATTCCATGTTGTCATAAACAGAGAATCCAAATACAAATGGATAACCTTCTACTAGACAAGCCTTCATATGATCAAGATCACCATCAGGAATAGCAGAATACTCGAGAACAAGATCCTTCTTTGCATCAACAAAGCAGTTATCAGTTGGCTTTGTTGTTACTTTCGATTGATCAAACTTCCAATCAGACTCTGGACAGATACCAAACTCAGCTGTTCCTTTGATTACATCACGAATTACAGCGCCACAGTCTTGATCTGTTGTCTGTGAATAGCTTCTACCATTCCAATAGATGAATAGACGAGAAGGAACAAAATCAACAAGTCCTTCTTTGCGACGCACAAACTCAACCATTGCTGCAATAGAATTACCAGTGCAGCTGCTTGTTTGATATTGATTGTAGATTACTGAATCGTGAGGACGAAGGTCAACTTTCTTTGGGAAAGCACCTGGTGCAGCTCCCATTGGCATAGTATAAACGTGGTCACGGAAGTCAGGAAGTTGAGGCTTCCAACCATATTGATACTGAGTGTCTGACATTGTTCTCTCCCATTTGAGTATCGTCAGACATATTTATCATATGGACCATCTACAATTACGACAGCGCCAGGAATTCTTACTTGTTTTGGTAATTCAGTTCCTACTGGGAGAACAACTCGATACTCGTTACCATTGTACATGATGTAAACAATGGTGTCTTTATCCATCTTCTTAAGGGGTAGCCGGACTGTAGCTCTAGAGCTCTCAATGATACGAAAGAACTTCTCGGAATCTTTTGCTGGTTGATAGTGTTCTTTTGGTCTCGGTTGCTGAATGTGATTCTTTGTCAGAAACTCTAATGCTTCTGTGATCAATCTAAACTGTTCAGATGCATTTGGACTCTTGTTGAGATCAGGATGTGTCTTTAGAGCGAGTTGTCTATACGCTCGCTTAATCTCTTCAATAGTCTGATATGGGCCGCAGTTAAGTAGGCGATAGCTGGTTGACAAGTCCATTTTTGATTACAAATTCCTTCGCGATTAGAATCCATCGACGGTAACTTTCACCATTCATAGCATAAAAGTTACTTGTAGGATAGATTGTATGAAATAGACTTGCAGCCAGCTTTTCGTAGTTCATATTACCTCCGCATAGATGAAATAGCCTCGGCGTCCTCTTTGCGGAACACAGGGACCATGTTACTCTTGTGCATCGTAGCGATGCCGATTAGATTCGTTCCAGTATATACTTGTTCTGGCTTCTTGAAACCATTTCCGACAGTGTCTGATGTCTTTGGCTTATAGGTTGGCACAACAGCAACCTTCTCGCGCTTAACAGTAACAGCACGTTTGGCTGCGATCTGTTCAGGATGTACCCCCTTAGATCGCAGCCATTTGTCGTGTTCTTCTTTTGCTCTTTGTTGCTTCTTATTTAGTTTTGGCTTACACTTACCGTGTGTGTTAAACATGGCTCGCTCGAGATGCATTATACTACCTTCAGAAAAGTGTTTTCTAAGTGTTCTTTAATCTTCTCTTTAACTTTTAGTTTGATATTGTATTTTACCCACAGAGCAATTGCTTTTCTATCTTCTGGCATTGCTTCATCAAACAAGAATGCGTTTTTGATTGTTAGAGTGTCATTCTTACCATATTGGTAGTGTAGATCTCCCCAACATACTTTCCCAAAAACTTCATCGTGAATCTTAAAGCGTGCGTACACATTGACTGAAAATTTGTTCTTTCTAGCACTGTGAACATTTAGAGATACAATCTCCAAATCAGTCAATGTGTACGTCATTACCGATTACCTCTACGCTCTTGAAAACCAATCTTACCACCTTCTGCTTCGATACGCTTCAGCATATCTTCAAACAGAATAGGAGCAAAGTCGGTGTGCTCAACACAAACGCAATGATATTCAGGATCAACCTTACCCCACTTGTCCCTTACACGATTAGCGTGCAGGTGTCCATGGACGTTAGTCCCGAATCGTTCCAGCTGACTGTGGTGAACAGGAACGTGACTCAAAATCAGTCCATTCATTACATGATAAGCACGAATGTCCCGGAAACCTGCGTCGATGTAATCTTGCAGACGGAAAATATCGTGATTACCCTTGATCAGAACCTTATCGCCGTTAAGACGATTGACAGTCTTCAGAGCCTTTCGATTGATTACAACGTCGCCCAAGAAATAACATTTGTCGTTAGGTCCAACAACAGCGTTGTATCGCTTAACTAACTCTTCATCCATTTCATCTGGGTGATTCCAAGGACGCAAAGGTGTAACACCATCTGGTCCGAGAAATTTACATACTCCCCAGTGCCCGAAATGTGGATCGCTATAAAGAAATGTTTTTACCATAAGATCACCTAGAAGATAAATAGGAAGCGTAGAAAGATTATAACTGGAGATATCAATAATGTCAAGCCCAAATGCATATGTGTATAAAATAACGAATACGGTAACTAATGAATTTTATATCGGATACAGATACAAAAACCAAAGACAAAACGTTCTTCCAGAAAATGATTTGTTTGTTACATATTTCTCTTCATCAAAACGAGTTCTATCTGACATAGAGAAATATGGGAAGTCAAATTTTATTTATGAGATAATTTTCCAAGACCAAAATTCTCTATTGTGTTGGGAAAAAGAACAGGAAACAATCAAAGAACTCTGGGGAAATTCTCTTTTACTTAACTCGAAATATAATGATGTCTCTAGTAAAACAGAACATTACCGAAGAGTTGGTATTGTATCAGAAGAAGCAAGAAAGAAAATGAGTGTTGCAGGAAGAGGGAAAACAAAGTCTCTCGAGCATAGAAGAAAAATTGCCGAATCTAATAGAGGTAGAGTAAAATCTCTAGAAGAGAGACAAAAGATATCTAACTCAAGAATTGGGAAACCAACAAATAAAGGTAAGTCTCCTCCAAAATTTTCCTGTCCTCACTGCAACAAAGTAGCATCTTGGGCAAATTTACAAAAGTGGCATAATGACAAATGTAAATTTTATGTCGTTACCTCTTCAATTTCCGAGAAACCTTCCTCGTAAGTGGGATACTCGAAGTTCTTCAACATCGAGTTGATCACATCTTGCGGAATAGATTTTCCATCACGAGAATTAAGACGACGCTTCCATTCGTTCTCTTCAGGAGTATTGAAGACAACAGCGTAGAACTTATATCCCTTGTTCTTCAGTCGATCGATGATGCGCTTACGTGACTTCACCGACATGTTGGTGCGATCGATGTAGATATCGATGTTGTTCTTAGCATCAGCATCAATGTCGCGCCAAAAGATTCGTTCAGCGAACTGAATCAATTCCTTGAATGAAGCATCGTAAGTCGTACCACAAAGATCACAGATAGTCTGAATGATATTGTCGGTAGAATGAGTCCAGATTTGAACCTCATTCTTTTTGACCCAAGTCGACTTACCGACGCCAGGAGCACCGATCAGTATGAAACAGTTAGCCATTTCAAATTCCTTTATTACGCGATTATAATACCGCACAACCGATTTAATGTCAATCAAAATATAAATAATGATGGCCACGATGCTACCAACATCTGCCATCTCTAATGCTAACAGGAGCACCAGCACATGACTATTTATTACGTCTATGCATATTTGAGAAACTCAGACAACTCACCATATTACATCGGTAAAGGTACAGGAAATCGTGCATATAAAAGACACGGAAGAATCAGTGTACCTAATGATAAAACAAAAATTAAAATTCTAGAAACTAATCTAACAGAGATTGGCGCTCTAGCATTAGAGAGACGATACATCCGTTGGTATGGTCGTAAAGATTTAGAAACAGGAATATTACTTAATTTGACAGACGGAGGTGAAGGATTACAAGGACTCAAAAGAACTCCAACTCACAAAGCAAATATCTCGAAGTCTTTGACAGGTAAACCTAAAAAGAAACACACTCAAGAATGGAAGGGTCATATGTCTTCAGTAATGAAGGGAAAAATTCCTTGGAATAAAGGGATACCGCTGTCAAAAGAACACTTAGAGTTAAGAACAAAAGCAGTCAAAGGTATGAGATGGTGGACGAACGGTGAAACAGAAAAGAAATCCTTTGTTCAACCCGACTCTTCATTCCACATTGGAAGATTAGAAAAGTTTCGCCCACCATCTCAATTAAAGCGTATTCCTTCAAACCAGGTAGAAGCCAGAACTTCATAGTTCTTGTTGTTCGAAAGCTTCTTCTTTACATTGTTGATCACAGTCAGATAAGCATTCGTTACCGAGTTGTCATCCCAGAGACTGAAGACAGTAGCACGATCGAGATCGCACAACTTAGGGGCAACATTCAGAGCGAAGTTCTTACGGTCCATGCTCTTGCTGTTGTGCTCAGTCTTCATGAACAAACGATCGGCGATCTCCGAAATACGGTTTTGAATCTTGATCTTAAAGGCTTGCAGACGCTCACGATCTTCCTTGGGAAGATGAGCCTCAACGTCGTCCAGCTTATTCTCGAGAATCATCTCAACAATATTCCGGTCTTGAAGAATAGCTTCCTTCGCCTTGTGAATCATCACGTATTCGTCAGTCTTCACCTTGATCTTATGACCACGATCGTCGATCACATATCCTTCGATGCTCTTCTCCTGAGCAACAAAACGAGCAAACTCCTTCAAATCCTTAGTCGGATGAATAACACCAACAACAGGAATGTTGTACCGAGCAGCCTCAACAGTCAGTTCTTCGTAGTCGATGTATTCACCAGTGTACATACCACGAATGGCAGTCAACACCAGTTCATCTTCTTCGTAGTCAAGAACGATACGTTGCTTACGCGAACACCACTCGAAAATCGGAGTAAACCCAATGTCGATCCACTTCTTAGCAAGATCTTCATACGGAGATCCTTGAACGTGCATTTCCACAGGAGCAGCAACGTCAGTAATCCCCATCTTGGTTCCCCAGCGGATGATTCCGTAATTGTAGAACGGAGCTATCATCGATCCATCGAGCTTATCCATGATGTAATGGTTGTCCGACAGATTGACGTTACCAACTTGAGTTTCATCGCGCTCATTCAGATTGAAGAACTTGTGGAACGGACGACGGATGATCTTCCCGGTGTTCGAGTCGAACATGATTCCGCGACACTCGCGACGCATCTTGTTGTGAAGCATACGCAGCTCGCGCATCTTGGCCGAACCGCCAGCAACCTTGATCGCCGGAAAGGTATCGGGCATCATCACGTTGTAGTTGAGCACAGTGAAGCCATCGCGCTCAGCCACCACGAATTCCGGAGAACCCTCGATGGCAGGAAGCACGTCGTCAATGTGGGTGATCAGCGGAAAATCGTAGTGCATTTCGTTCATCCTCAATTATAAGCAATCATACCCTGAGATTGCTTTAATGTCAATCCCTAATGCCACTCCGGATTATAATCGTCATCGAAATCGACGATGCCTAATGGTTCATCGTCAGGATCGGAATATCGTTCTTCCATCTTTTCGAAATATCCATCAGAGACACCTGTCTTAATTCTCTCAAGCTGTTGTTGACCTTGAGGCGTAGCCATGTGTTTCTTTTGATCAATGCGTCGACGTTCCTTTAACTCAGGAGTGTATGTCCTTGAGTTAGCACATTTCCTGCTACAGAATTTGCCAGGTCTATCGTGCTCTGTTTCGCATTTTGGACAGATTTTCATTTTATGATTCTGAATGCAAAGCTCTCGTTGTTTCTACGACCGACAAACTCGAAAGAATATCCTGTCTTTTCAAGAAACTCGATGAATGCTTTACCCTCATGTCTAAAGTTCTCGCCAGACAATCCACCATGAATATCGTAAATCTCATCAAATACCATGATAGCGCCAGGATGAATCAGATCACGTTCAATAAATTTATTGAGAATGAAAGATGTAGATGAATAGAGATCAGCATCCAAATGAACAAATGAAACAGGATAGGTTGAATACTTATTGATGAACTCATCAAGAGTGTCTTCAAACAATCCAACAATCAGTTCTACGTTCTGCGGAACAACAGGCAGCTGGTCTTGAGCAAACTTTCCCTTATCATTACCAGCTTTCCAGTCTTCAGGAAGTCCAGTAAAGCAATCAAAGCCGAACACCTTACGTTGAGGAACAGCGTTAGCAATGATATTGATAGATGTACCTTCACCAACTCCAAACTCAAACATCAAACCACCCTGTGGAGCAATCTTTGCTGCATATGCTAGACTATCTGGGTGTGGTGGCGGAAAGCCGGTTAGAAGATCAATAAGCTTTTGTTCTTGCGGACTAATTTGTTGCTCTTTCTTCTCTTCAGCGTAAAGAGCGTTTCCATATTCATGTCCAATCACGTAAACCAACTCTCCTGTTGGGATCTTTCTTAGACCTTCAGGAGTATTCATAAAGGCTGAGCAAAGTTTACCACCAACTGACGAGAAGATAATGTTCTCATGCGCCCAAGCAGGGATGTCTTCATACGTAAGTTTATCTGGATCCCAAACAAATTCAAACTTCATACTTACCTCTTGTTATAATATTCGCGAATAACATCCATTGCGCCATCTATATAATCATCTCGTTTCTTTATAAAAACTTGACCTGGCGCGGGTGAGTCTGAAGCCATTACGATTACTATCTGTGGACAACATATTCCAGTCCGTTCTTCCATCATGACGGAGTATATAGCTGTCTGATAAAAGTAGGATAGAATCCAATCAGCTCTCTTAGGTTTGTTTGCTGACTTGAAATCTAGAATAGAGTTTCTTCCAGACCAACGAACAACAGCGTCAACACGACCTCCAACCTTAAGATAATCAGAGGTCAGAGGTGTCTCTACACCATAAACAATCTCGATGTTCTCGTCTAGAATGTGTTTAATCTTACCGAAAAGATCCAGCGTTGTTGGCATTACACCACGACGATACTCTTTATTCAGTAGATAGTTCTCGCAAACAGTGTGAAGAGCTGTACCTCTGTCGGCTGCTGCTTTGCTGATTCTCTTGGCTTCTTCCTCACCAACTCTAGCTTTCCATTCATCAAGTCCAGTCTTATCCATCACACCCATAACTGTAGTAACAGATGGATACCTCGCCCCGTCCGGCGAGGTATAAAATCTTCCATATGATAAAGTTTCAACCAATGGATCAGGCAAATCTACTAATTGATGTTCAAACATGTATTCTTCCAATATTCCAAGAACCATCAGCAGATTCTGTAAATCTTAGATAGTTTCTTTTTCCATCATTATACCATTTTCTTCCAGTGAGATAAGAATAATCGATATTCTTTCTAGCATCAGAAAGTTTTTTGCAAGTTTCTAGAGAAGGTTTCTTACCTTTATGAGATAAACTATTTTTCTTTCTTTGATCCTCAGTTAGTTTTCTTCCTGTGTTTGCAACACTTATTTTTCTTTTATGTTCATCAGAAAAAATTTTACCTTTATTTGCAGCATTACCTATGCTTGCTTTTGCTATTTTGTCTTTTGTTTCTTGAGATTGTTTAAATCCTGGAATTCTATAGAAATCTTTGGCTCCATTTGATTTATTGAGCCAAAGATTTGATTTAGCTGCATTAAGTTTTCTTAATACAGCGTTTTCCCAAAATAAACATTTTTCCTTTGATGTAAATGTCTTTCTGATTTCTATCACATCAGGCTCACCATATTGGTGTCTAAATGCAGCAACAACCTTTGAAGAAGTGAAATACGTTACCCAAAGATCGCTTGGGTTCGCTGTTTTGTTAAATTGGGCGCCATAATACCACTTATTGTGATTGCGCCAACCTATAAGGTATGTGTATGGGACATAAATAGTCATAGCTGGTTCTCCTCGTAGAACTAGAGCCTGGGGGAAGTGCAAGTTCCGCGCCAGGCGTTTTTACTATTTATATGTAACCTAATTGGTCAGCTGCGATAATAAATTTACGAACGATATCACTACGAACAATATCAGAGTATCCGAACTCAACATCACCAAAGTCACCCATACGTTGAATAACTTTACGGAAGCGTTGAATGTCTTCACGACGTTCTGATTGATAATGGTTCTTTAGATCGCTTTGTTTGTAGTCACCGCAGAAGATAATCTTAGAATTCTTACCAAGACGAGTCATGATAGCGAACAACTCGTTCCATTCTAGGTTTTGACACTCGTCTACGATAACACAGCAGTTCTCTAGTGTGATACCACGAATGTATGAAGTAGGCATGAACTCAACGAGACCTTTGTTCTTAAGGTAGTCGTAGGCGTCGCCTCTATTATACAACTCTTGAAAAATTCCATAGTATGGAGCTTCAAGAACCTTAGTCTTTTCTTTTAGATTACCTGGGAGGAATCCGACACTCTTCGATGGTTCTGATGAACGGACGATGATAATTTTGTCGAATGTACGATTCTCAAACAGATTTTTACACGCGAGATATATTGACAAGAAAGATTTACCGGAACCAGGACATCCATGTAGAAATAGATGTTTTCCTTGTTCATATTCATCAAAGGTAAGACGTTGATTTTCCGTTAGTGGAGTAATCGAACGCAACACAAAATTGAGACTTGTATTTGGACCTTCTCCGTTACCGCTTCTTTGTTGTTTACGACGTTCTTTTCTTGTTAATCTTTCTTGAGCCAGCATTTTCTTCCTTACTTGTTAAAATGGAACAATGCATGACGAATTCTATACCACTGCGTTAAAAGGTGTTGATCTTCGTTTCTATCCTTCCTCCTGCTGAATGTTGATTGTGAATCTCTTTAAGAACGTCACGGAACCCGGCGTCTGGCTTACCCATCCCTCTTCCTGAGTGAATGAGTGGAGCTCCGTTAGGAAACGTTTCAATATGAGGATTGTTTTTGAGAAACTCTTCTCTTCCAGAAATGGTCATGTATTCGACCCATTCCTCTTGAGTATTCTTGTTTCTAAATGCGTATGATGGCATAGTTTCTCCTTGACTATATTTATCTTACCAAATACCTGTTTTGTTGAGTTCGATCAACTTATTGTCGATCAGACCCTTGATACATTCATCACAAATATTGGTCTCATATTGAGAAGTTCTGTCATGCTTGTCAAAAATCCTCTTAATATGCAATGGCATACCAGTCGTCCAGGTCCAATATTGCATGTCAATGACGGTTGACCCATAATGACCAACAATACCATCTTTCAAGACACTGGCTGAACAGTCGCAGCCTTGATTGGTAGACTCGAAGATTGCTTCGTGTTCACTACCACAAATGTCACAAATAACCATTAGAACCTGCTATGTTTGGTTGGATAGAAATAGCCATACCATTCTCGACGAATAGCCCAGCGACGATACCTCCAAGAACGATACACCTTACGGAATTTACGCTTGCGAGACCAGTAGAGACCATCTAGTTTCTTATAATTACCAAGAGAAAAATATCCTGAAGTCCAGTAATGTTTCGGGAACTTCAGTTTATAGTCGTGAAAACTCAGAAAGCCGTTAGACTTACTGCCGGCAGAAGTAAAATAGTAACGAGAAGTCTCTTTCATCAGTCCGCTTGTCTCGTCAAAAATGTCTTTCGAATACGAACAGGATTGAAGAAGTGTTCAACAACATTAACAGCAACGTCGATGTCATATTCTTTACAAGAGAAGATATCAATATACCCTTCCTGAGTCCAATCGTTAAAATGGGCAATGATATTGCTTGTTTCAATTAATTGGATTACTGTCCACCCCTCTAAATGTCTTTCATTATGTCCAAAATGGATAACTTGTGGCTCGCCAAAAGGAACCATTTCAATTTCTTCTACAAGAGCTTTTACCCATTCTTTCAATACATCTGGATTTGTAATCGCTTCTTTATCGCAACCACTACAATCCAAAATTAGGTGGTAACCCCAGTATGACATCAATATTCCTCATCGTCTTCAAGTTCCATTAAAGCATCAATATCACGAAGCTTCAGGGCGCGATTAATCTTCTTTTCTTTCCTATGATTACGAGTGTCGAATGACTCGTATTCCTCTTCGTCATCATAGTATGCACGAGAGTTCTTGTTCATGGAATTCTTACTTTTGCTCATTTTCCTTGTCCGTCAAAAGCCCTGGGAGAGTGGTTTCAATCATCTTACGAGTGATGTTCTTATAAGGGAACTTCTTGTCCTTACATGCGATGAGTAGTTCCGCATCTTCAGGTTCGATTGATTCAAGGATTTGGACGAAAATTGTTTCGCGACGTAGTTGTGGCATTTCCGGACCACCCTTGAGGAAGATGTACATGCGACGCATCTCTTGATGCAGTCGACCATGTTGGTCAAGTTGTTCGCATGGCTTATATGGCGGTGCTCCAGGCGGTAACTCGAACTGACAATTCTTATCAAAGGCGATTTGTAGCATCATCGGAACTGTTGCTACTTGTCTTGCTGCTTGTAGAAGAGCATTACTGCGCTCTTCAACTGTTTTCTGTTCAGAGATTACTTTGAAAATCTCTGTCATAGATAGTGCCATTAGAAACTCCTAACTTTGTAATACATTATACCGTCCTAAGACATTAAAGTCAACTAAATAAATGTGAGTCGCGGATGGCAGTCCCACTCACTCTAGTCCTCTCTTTCAAGGAACCAGCACATGATTATATATGATCCTATCGCAACCTTTCTTGGTGTAACACCATGTTACGTAGATTACGATAATCTACCAATAACTCCATCTAATCATACTCACAATCCTCTTTGGTTACGTCCGGGTGGATGGAAACATGATGATGAAGCGAAGAAAAAGATGAGTAAAGCTAAGAAAGGTAAACCAGGACCAAAGAAATCTAAAGAAACAAAGCAAAAAATGGGTGAATCACATAGAGGTATACCAAGACCAGATGTTAGTCTTCTCCATAAAGGTAAAATCTTATCTGATGAGACAAAAGAAAAGATTAGAATAGCGAGAGCTAAACAAATTTCACAACCACATAATGAAGAAACTAAGTTAAAAATATCTTTAGCAAAGACAGGCAAAAAGCGCAAACCTTTTACCGAAGAGCACAAAAGAAAGATGAGTGAGTCAGCTAGAATTCGCCGACTGAAGTCATCAAATTCTTAAGTTTGTGTGTGATAAAATAGTTGAAGAGTTGAGATCTGTCTTTAGCGCCAGGTGGATTATTGTATTGTTCCAAGATTTCATCTACCAAATTCTGAGGGATCTCATTAAAGTCAATGAGAATTTTATTCCGGTTGTAGTTTCTTAGAGTTTGAGAGTCCATCGTTTCTTCAGGCTCACCACTCATATATGTAGCTAATCTCTTGGCTGTGATTGGAGTCTGACGGATCTTCTCTACAAAGCTTGAGTCCTTTGAAAGAATGTTCGGAATACCGTCGTCACCAGCCTTGATGATGTGTTCCTTGAGGTAAGCTTCAGGATTGACACACTTTAACCACTTCTTCAACACAGGATTATACTGTGAGACATTAGGATACTTCTGAAGTTGTTGGTAGTCCTTGTCTCCTGACAGAATCAAAATCTTGTCAGTGTAGCAGCATTCCTTGGTGATGACTGCGATAATGTCGTCAGCCTCAGCCTTGTCTACACGAATAACCTTGTAGGGAAAGTAGTCGCGAATCTCATCACGGATCTTGTTCATCATCGTGAAGAACTGATTCCAGTCCAGAGGCGACTCATCCCGGTCAGTCTTACGGCGAGCCTTGTAATAAGGAAACACATCCTTACGCCAGACGTTACCGCTATCACAGCAAATAACGATCTCTCCGAACTCTTCTCGGAACTTCAGCCGATTTGCTCGAATCATGTTCAAAATCATATGACGGAGTAGGTCTTCGTCAATATCAGCCTTCTTTCCCTTCAATTGAGCCATGAGCGTTGCGATCATGATCTGGGAAAGGTCAATCAATACCATGTTTAATCCTCGTTAGATTCCTCGACAATAGTGTCGTAGTATTCGTCAGGAACGCTGATAATCTTTTCAACGACCTTGTGTAGTGGATGTTCAATTCCAAGACTTCTGTAGATCAGAGAGTTAACAGATTGAACGAGAAGTAGACTGTCTTTGAAACAGTTCTTCCCACCCACGTTGAAGCCGAACATGTCTAAATTATTGAATAGATCCTCAGTGAGAGTCATCGCAGCAATTTCTGCAGTTTCTTCCCGTGACATTTTGACTTGTTCTTGTATTTCTTCCAGATTCGGTATCTGGGCTTTAGTGTTCTTAGATGGGAAGAGAACTACGTTATTTGCTGTCATTGAAGCACCCTCAACAGAAGTGTATCTTGATTGATTCGTCCGTTGAGTTTCGTTTCTGCAGTTTTAACTTCCCCAAGGAGAGAGCGCAAACCAACTTTACCATACAAATTCACCTTTGGCAGCATGTCCTCAGGTTTACGCAACTTCTTGCCAACTGATGTAGCAGGATCATATCCAGTAATCGTTGTACCCTTTACACTAAATCCATTGGGATCGCTCGCTTTGTAGCAACCCAACAATCTATATTTAGTATTATACACCCACAGTTGCTTGGCGCCGATCACCGTTACCGGATCAATTGACGCGAGCTTGCTTTCGGAGTCAGAGACACAGAACTTCATGTCCTTAACAAGCAGAGCAGCAGGCTTTTGCTTTACTGGACGCGGCTTACGGATCTTCTTCTCAGCCTTGACCACATTAGACACCTTACCAGCATCCTCAATGATCAGCATAATGAAGTCGAAGTAGGCTTGAAGATCCTTCTTCTTGAACTTCTTGTATCCTTCCTTGAGTTGAACATCCTTACCTTCAAGAGCGTCAGCAAGCTCAAGCAGGAGAGGTTCATAGCGAAGGATGATCGCGTTGGCTTGAACGTCCTTGACTTCGTTTGTCTTGAAATAGGTGTAAGGTTCGAAGTCGGTAACGAAATCCATCAGAATGAAGTGATCAATCTCGGCTTCAAGTTCGGCGATGATCTCGTCGGTCTTTTCCTTGACCTTATCAACGATTCGATACTCAAGCTTCTTCGGCTCTTCTTCAGGAACTCGATACAGATTCTCTTCGACTCGCTTCATGATCTTATCATGATACTTGCCGATATCACAGCCGTTGTTGGCCATACGTGCGAGAGCACAGTAAGTCATACCGATGAATTGGGGCTTGATCTTCTTGACCCGATCGATATACTTCTTACTGTGACCGTGACGTTCTAGATACGTGTAAAGCCAAGGCGCTGCGTTATCGACATGATACGCATATCCGTACCAAGTGAGCGCGACCGAAACAGCAGTTTCGCTTTTGACTGTCTTGAGCATGGGTTCGCCGCCGATAAACTTCTTCTCGGCTGCGATATTCTTTGTCTTAGGCTTCTTTGCCATGTTTCCCTCAATCAACTATGAACCATTATACCCTGAAGGCGCATTAATGGCAAGCGTGTTTTTCCGCTAGATATTGTGACACGAGATGCATAATCGCTTGATGCATGTCCTCAACAATACCATAGTTGTGAGCGTCAACGTGAATTGAAATATCAGCCATCATTTTGGCGACACCACCGTTGAATCCAGTTAAAGCTACTGATTTGATTCCAATTTCTTCAGCACACTCTAATGCTCGGAGAATGTTAGCCGAATTTCCGCTGGAACTAATAACGATAAGAAGGTCTTCAGCGCTGTATGACAGTTTTCGTAGATAATACGCGATAGATTGATTATAACCGATATCGTTGCTAATCGCAGTCAGCATAGAAACATTGGAAACCAGCGAGATTACTCGTGGTTTTAGATCGCTCTCGTGGCCGACACCCTTACACACATCACAAACAAGATGGTCAGCGATAGCTGCTGAGCCACCATTACCAGCGACAAAGATGTTTCCGCCTGATTTAGTTGTATTCTCGATAGCATCTGCAAACGCTTGAATCTTATCCATTTGACTGTCTAGATCTTTAAGTGAAGCGATCAGTCCATACTTGTAGCTAGAGAACTTCGTAAAAATGTCCATTTTGTTCCTCTGAATCATATACTACATCAGCGCCAGGAGCATTGATTCTAAACTCGAATTGCTCAAGCCCGACCGCTTGTCTTACTTCTTCTTGTCGCTCGATGGGAACGTAGAATAGGAAAAATCCTCCACCACCTGCACCCAGTAGTTTGCCTCCAAGAGCGCCAGCTTGTATGGCCGAAGCATAAGTTCGATCAAAACTCTCATTGCTGATACCTCCAGCTAATTGTTTCTTCAACGACCAGGTCTCATCTAACAGAGACCCAAAGGCGTCATACTCAAAGTTAATTAGATGATCGGCTGCTCTATATGTGAGTTCAACCATTTCATCAACCAACTTTACCTTTGATTTATCTTTGTTCATTGCAGCTGATTGTTTGGCCAGAATTGTATCTGCTGACCGAGTTTGGTCCGTGTAGAACATCATCAGATTGTCCGAAAGAACAGTTAGATCGTGCTCAATCGGTGTTCTTGAGAATCCATCTTTTCTGAATTGAAAGAGATTCGTTCCACCATATGCAGCTGCGAATTGATCTTGATATCCAATTGGCTTCTCACAACGCGAAATCTCAATTTCACATGCTTTAGATGCCAGAATTCCTCTGTTGAGCTGTTCACCTTCAAACATGTAGTTTAGTCCGTTCAGCAGAGCCACAGCGAACGTAGACGATGATCCAAGACCTGTTCCGCTCGTTGGCATGTCAGCAAAGGAACCAATCTCGATACCATACTTTACACCATACGCATCAAGCGAATGGCGGACGATATCGTGCTTGAGTAGAGATGCGTCGTTGACGATCTCGATCTCTGAATACATAAGTTTGACATGGTGCTTTGGTGTATCGATTAAAGCCAGATACATGTATTTGTCAATAGCAGTGGAAAGAACCACACCACCTTGCTTTGACTTTAGGAAGTATGAAGGAAGATCGCTACCTCCTCCGAAGAAACTTACCCGTAGAGGTGCTCTTGATAACAGAATCGTCAAATCTCCTATAACGAAACATAACAAAATGGGTGGAGCCGAAACTCCACCCATCAGTTAATTAGGTAACTGGACCGAATACAATTTCACCAGTTGCTGCAGCTGCTGCACCGACAGTAATAGTACCTGTGGCAGTAATTGGGGCTTCACCAACAGTTTCAGTTGCTTGAGCAACGACTGTAACAGTGACTGACCCAACTCCGGCTGGAGCGAATGATGCTGATAGACCATCTGGAGCAACAGTTGGAGTTACAACACCGTCAGCTGATAGTGTCCAAACTGGAGCACCAAATACTGAGGCTTGATTACCCTTTTTGTCCTTGAAGGCTAGTGTGGCGCTTACGCCATTGTCGTCTAGTTTAAGTACTGCTTCTGACATGTTCTTTCCTTTATAGTTAGAGAATACAATTTCCATGTCATCGTAGACAGGGAATCTTTCATGTGCAATCCAACCAAGAAACAGGAACAGTAGAATAAGGTCAAAGATTAGCATAACAGATCCTCCTGGTTGTCAACATTATTTAGGCAGTCCGGAAACTGAATGTTGGCTTTGGGAAGGAAAGATCAGCATCTTTATATTGCTCATAGAGACCAAAGATCAATTGTTCCCAACGAGGACCAATGTTATCCCATGAGAAACGAGCGTCAGCATAGTTCGAAATAAACTTCAGATGGTTCTGAATGTTCTCTTGTTGAACAATACCAACCGCTTGACTCAGAGCTTGATAGAAGATGTTGGCGTGTTGATTAATGTCTTGTACGTAATCATACTGGAAAGTCATACCTCCAGCTGTATCTGGCAGAGCACCAAAGTTTGGGTGAACACACAGAACGCCAGCCATCATCGCCTCAATCAGAGTACGACAGGAAGTTTCTGGCCAGATGTTAGGATAAGCCAAAATGTGTGCTTTAGACACTGCTTCGCGAACAACCTCTTGTTCTTGAAACCCATGATAGTTGATTTGTGTGTGCTGTCTACAACGCTCATAGAGCTCTTCAAATTCAGCATCACGTTGGTCCCAACCATAGATCTTGAATGAAGAGAACACATCAAGAATTACATTTGGATTGTTCTTAGCAAGTTCTTCAAAAACTGGAACCAGAATTTGTAGACCACGATGCGGAGTTGAGAAATAGATCAGACGAACAGTTCCTGTCCTATCCTTTTCTGTATTCAGAGAACGAAAAGAATCAACGCCTGTTTCAATAACAGTCGACTGAGAATCAAACGGAACACCGAGATAGTCTCGGAATTGTTGATACTGCCAATTGCTTGAAAAGACCAACTTATGAAAGCGATTACGTTTGTTGGGATCCTTCAAATGCTGTGATTCTGGATCGTTGGCCAGATCATGCAGGTGAAGAACTCGAATCCTATTCTCATCAAGTTCACGCACACGTGAGGTGATAATCTGAAACTTGTCCAGCTTATCCGATACGTTTGCGGAGTTTTCTAGGATTCGTTGTAGAGCGGTAGTAGTAAGTTCCGTACCACCCTTACTGTTTTGGTTTAATTCATTACGCGAAAATGTCATTCATCATCCTCTGGTTCATCAAATTCTATTGAATCAATATACTTGTCATGTATATCTAGGCATGTTGCAATGAAGATCATAGGACTGATTCTTGATGCCCAGAACATCAACTGTCTGGCGAGTATCGCTTTCCAATACTCAAGTCCTTTTAACTCTTGCTTCATTTTATCTACCTATAACTTCGCGAATAAAGGACTTCACAATTTCTTTAATTAGAAGAATCGGCCACCAAAGACCAACAAGTGGATGATGTCCTTCAAATTCCACATTAATAATCAATGATGTGATGGATGCAATAAGCAAATATGCTATGAAGATGTGCACCATTAGCTTAGATTTACGTCAAATCCAAGAACACTGTCCTTGCGGAAAGAGCGCCAGTTTTCCTTTTCTAGGTCCCAAACAACAAGAATGTCATCATTTGGCTTACGTCCTGATTCAGTCAGTTGATCAGCACGACCCAGATCGCGTAGAATTTCAGCAATTAGAGTGTTGTCTTGAGTACAACACATGTTACGAACGCTTCCGTCAGCCTTCGTAAACTTTACCCAAACAGGACCCATACCAAGGTAATGCTTGAGAGTATCGATACCGTTATTCGTTGAGGAGTTGTCTTGGACCATTGTCTAGGAACCTTTCACGGAGTTGGGCGAAGCCGCCGACATATTCGTTATCTAGAAAGATCTGAGGAACAGACCTAGCGTGGGGAAGAACCTCAAACAGAAGATTACGATTGTTATCTTCTTCGATATTGACTTCTTCGTAAGAAATACCCCTGCTATCTAGCAATTGCTTAGCAGAGATACAGAACGGACAAGCGTTCTTCGTGTAGATTAATGCTCTACTCATATTGTACCTCTAATTCGTGACCGAGTTTTTCAAAGATCAACCGGAATACCTCATCTTGACTATAGGAAGTACCTCCGAAACAATGTGCCGAAGGTGCAAGATCGATGATTTCAACTCCATCGAAATAAATTTTAGCACCTTCAGCACTGCTTCCTCCGCAAGTATCACAGTCAAAATAATCTGACAACCAATCAATCTTAACCTTCATTATATAGTCACCCTGTATTAAAGTCAAGTTTAGATGAATGCAGCAACTACTGCTGAAAACATGATTAATCCCAATAACGCAAACGCAGTGGGAACGGCGTACTTAAGTACGGTTTCTGTTGACATGGCAATGTTCCTTATTTTACAGCAAAATGGCTGGGTCCGAACGACCCAGCCTCATTTGTATTTAGTCCAGCCGAACGTTGCGGCGCAAAATAAAATCTATTGCTGTTTATAGATTTAGAATGTTTGGCATGGGTACTAAGAGTCGAACTCAGGCTTACAGTTTTGGAGACTGTCGTGCTACCGTAACACTTTACCCACACATGTATTTCTTATTTTTACCAGCGTATGTCTCAGTTTGAGAATGGCAGTTAGGACAAAGAAAGGTTAAATTATCTAATCTATTGTCGTTATTTACACCATTCTTGTGTTCTAACTGAAGAGAAATAGATTTCCCATTCCACTCATCAGAAAGTCCGCAATCTGAACAAACATAATCTATCAGTTTTTGCTTAATTACTCTTTCTTTTAACCTATGTCTAGGATAATTTGAATTTTCAACAAAAACAGTATCATTAGAAAATTTTCTACTAGCTGCAGATAATAGCAACCCTTGTATATTTCTTGGCATAAGCTATCTCCTCTTTAGAGATATTTATATACCGTCGGTTCTAAGAACCGAAGAAAATGGTGGAGGATAAGGGAATCGAACCCTTGCTTCATGCTTGCAAAGCACGAGTGCTACCATTATCACCAATCCCCCATTATATGGTGCCGCAACGAGGAATCGAACCCCGGACATCCTGCTTACAAGGCAGGCGCTCTTCCAACTGAGCTATTACGGCATAATTACTCTTTATTTATAAATATCTAAGCAGCTAAGGAGAAGAATATGATTGAACATATCGAAAAAATCAACACAAAGATCGCACTTACGGTAACAGATGTCGTAGGTACAATGTGGTGCGCGTATATTTTCGCAGTTCTAGCAGTACTCAGTCTTCCTACAGCTATTGCTGGTGGTATCGCAACTCTAATTTCTTGGGTCGCTCAAACTTTCCTTCAACTCGTACTTCTATCAGTCATCATGGTTGGACAACGTATTCAAAGCGAGAGAACTGAGAAGCGAGACGAAGAAGATCACGTAACCATCATGAACGAATTCGCAGAAATTAAACAAATGCATAACGAAATAAAAGAAATCTTGGCTCTTGAAAAGCAAGATGCTGCTCAAGAGAAGCGTGGAGTCTAGAGAGTATTGGAGTGCACGACAGGATTCGAACCTGCATTAAACTGAGTTGCAATCAGTTGACTAACCATTCATACCACGTGCACGTAATTTTCTATATCTTAATCCTTTACTCCATCCCGTCATATTTAGGAATTCTTCTTCAGTTACCATTTTAGATTTCTGCAAATCATCATTAGAAACCCAAAATTTACCTTTACTGTGATGATGTTCTAACAGTTTTTTAGAAAGTGCTGGACCATTTTTCCTATTAATTTCAGTCATCTTTTCACAAAACTTGTCACGATATGACTGATCAATTTTGATTCTATTCCCGTGAATTAAATGTTGATCAACTTTATGATTTAATCCAAATTTATTCACATAATAGAAATTTGCAGGTCCACCCAATTTTACATTATACACATCATTTCTATCTAAAAATTCTTCCGTTACTAATTCTATTTCTCTATCATACATATTTTCTTCAGTATCAAACCACTCTATAATTTCTTTAGAAAAATTCTCAATTCCATACTTTTTTATAGCAGATTTAATACCTTTTCCAGATCCCATATATCCATCATCTATATTAGAAGTTTTATGGACCCCAACATATATTTTGCCGTTCAGTCTATTTCTAATTTGATATAGATAGTAATACATAAGAATCTCCATTCTCTTCATTACTATTTATATAAACGCAGACCGTTACCTAGAAGATATGGCACCCACATCCAGAATCGAACTGGAATCGACCGTTTAGAAGACGGTAGCTCTGTCCGTTGAGCTATGCGGGCTCAAAATGGTACTGGAGCCCAGAATTGAACTGGAGACTCAGGGGACACAATCCTGCATTTTACCAATTAAACTACTCCAGCTCACTCTTGATCAATAACCAGATAGCAAAATCTATGAACAATATCGAAAGACTCGATTACCTTAATCGCGCGCTCATCGTTTGCTTTTGCTTTCACATGTAGATCAAGAATATAATCTCGTAGACGAAAAAAATTGTAAGCATCTTGGAGAAGATCACCAAGATCCAGAACTTGTTCAACAGTCACATTCTGTTTCATAATATATCCTTAAAGAGTCTTTCGACCTTTATTATAACCTAGTGCCAAATAATAATCAAGCTGTTCTTTTTTAATTTTAAGAATACGTTGTCCATTATTTATCCAACAAGTACCAAATTGAGAATTTTTAGATCCTTTTTGGTGTTCTTTTTCGTGCAAAGTATTTTTTCTTTTTAATTTGGCATCTTCAGTATTGGCAAATAATGAAGCAATCTTTATATTATTCTTTCTAGCTCTTAGTTTATTTTCACTTTCAATTTTAAGATTTAATTTATTCAATTTTCCTGAAATTTTTCCACCCAATCTATATGCTTCAATAGGAACCAATCCATTTGCATTGATATACCCAAATCCACCTTTACCACCAGGACATAGATTATAGGTATCCTCTCGTGTACAAAACTCTTCGGTAACCAATTCTTTCTCTTTAGCATTCATTTCTTCTTCCGAATCAAATACAAAGAGAATTTCTTTAGTAAACTTATCTAATCCATATTTCTTTTGGGCTCTACGTAATGATTGACCAGAACCCATATATCCATCATCCAAATCTTTTGTTTGATGTTTACCAATATAGATTTTGTTGTTTACAGAACAAGTAATTTTGTAGATAGTATAAAACATATTAGTGTCCCAGGAAATATAGAAAGGTCTTAGTATGCCTATTTATATTTCCTGGGACTGAAGTAGTCCTGCTAGGACTCGAACCTAGATCGTTCACCCGTCCGGTGATCATGCCTTATAAGGACACCGCTCTGCCAATTGAGCTACAAGACTACATAATTTGGTGCGAATGAGAGGACTCGAACCTCCACCCCTTTCGGGACTGGTTTCTAAGACCAGCGCGTCTACCAATTCCGCCACACTCGCATTATTTTCCGTCTAGTAAAAGACAAAGAAAGCCTACTATCCAAACCCAAAGTGGCGCATTATAGTGCCAACATACCAGAAAGCCAAAAATAGCAAGCATTTCTCATCCTCAAATGGTGCCGACGGCAGGGATCGCACCCGCATCTGCTGGGTTTCAACCAGCCGCTAAGACTACATCAGCTACGACGGCGTAATATTGGAAGGGGATACGGGACTCGAACCCGCATTAGTGGATTGAAAGTCCACTGTCCTAGTCCAATTAGACGAATCCCCCAGAGTTCTTATTTAGTCATTGTAACCGAAGCAGCCAATAAAATCAAGCACTTTTTTTGAACAAAGGACATTTATGTACAGGCGCTTCAGTCTCGTCTTCGAATTTTACACCAACGAGGCGCCAACCTTCAGGTCGTTGTTCCCAATGAAGGTTGGGCGCTCCGCAGTGCTTACATTCTTTTGTCTTGGGCTTATACTGACGTCGCGAACGACCATTAAATGTATAATCATCAGCAAAACAGTCTTCAGCATAGAAGTCTGATTGATCATGATAATACTCGTCGAACATAGCTTCGACAGCCATGTCAGCATATTCACCCATAATTACACTCGAATCCTCTTTTTAATTTCCTCGAAAGACTCATCCTTAACAAGTTTACCATCAAGATAGACAGTTTCAAGACAATCGTTGGCATCGTGATTGCTTTCAAGAGTGAACCAATTGTGTCCATCTTGACGCAGAACCAGTCGACCCTTCTTGCTCTTCTTGCCAGGATCAGTAATCGGATCCTTGGCGATAGCAAGATCCTTACCATTCACACGAATGTTGCTCGCCTTGAACGCAAACTTATTCGTGTCTCGATTGATATCGACTTGCATCAGACCACCGCCTGAACCAGTCATAATCGAATCAGCAGAGATATGCATGTCTAGAGCAATCTGGAACGGAACAGCCACAGTGTCTTCGTTGATACCGTCACCCCACAGAACCTTGACGTTGTTCAGAACTTTGTATCCCTTGTTATTCCGAGTGAAGCCAAAGCCCTTCTCAAGAATAGCCAGGACTTGAGGAAGAACAACCTCAATATCGCCGCTGTCAGGACGAACGACGAGAGTGATATTCTTCTCGACGATCTTATCCTTCAGAGACACCCACTTACGAGCCGCATCGTAGATGTTCCAAGTGTCCGAAACAACAGACAGAATAGAACCAGGTTCAGCGACATCAACCAGACGTTCGAACGAAGCAAGTTCGTTCTCTTGACCGTAGCTACACATGATGCTGTGTTCAGTAGCAGCCACGGAGTAACCCATGATCTTACCACCATACAGCTTACGAACCCAGTCGATAGCAGACATACTGTCCGAACCGGCGAAGTTCAGTAGATGCGCAGCACCACCGATCTGATTGCTCTCGAAAGAAGAGCAGCGATGGCTCCGATAGAAGCAATCTTTCTCATATTACCAGCTCCCCGACGATCCGCCGGCGGCGGTCGAGCCGCCATCGCCAGAAAAATCACTGCTGCTGCCAGAGTCATAACTCGGACCCGGATCATAGCTAGGAGTAGACATACTGTCTATAATCGATTCAGCAACAATAACAGAAGCCATTGTACTAGCGAAAGAATCATCGCTAGAAACATAAGTATCGTCCGAAGTCCTCGTCCGATTCCTCTCAACCAGCTGCCAAGGATGGTTCTTCTTGAAAAGAGACTTCTTAATTTCACCAGTGATAGAGTGCTTGTATTCATACATGATATTTAGTTTTCCCTAGTAAAGTTCAGCGAGAATGCTGTCTGCCCAATCAAACCAATCGAGCTCTTCACGCTCGACCTTTTCGTTGTTACGGATCTTCCGCATAATCTCGCAGTACTTAGCCTGCATGGCTAAGAACCCTTGTTCGATCATCGGAAACTTAAAGACTTTGATATCCATCTCAATCCCTCCTACAACGGTTACATACTTAGTATACCGTCAGGATGAATTAATAGCAAGTCCCAAAATTATTTTTTTGATATAAATAGAATGCTAGTCGCGGACTGCCATCCCACTAGCTCTAGTCCTCGTTCAAAGAGCCCAGCACATGTTTATTTATTACGTCTATGCTTACCTTCGTAAATCTGATGGATCTCCATATTACATCGGAAAAGGTAAAGGAAAGAGAGCGTTTGACAAAAGTCATTCTGTCTCTGTACCTAAAGACAAATCAAAAATAATTTTCCTCGAAACACATCTATCTAATCTGGGTGCATGCGCATTAGAACGTAGATATATTCGCTGGTATGGACGTAAAGATTTAGGAACAGGTATCCTTCTTAATAAGACAGAAGGAGGGGATGGAAATTCTGGAAAAAGATCTAAATTGTGGAGAGAAAACCACAGTAAAATAATGTCCGGAGAAAACAACCCTTCTAAGAGACCTGAAGTAAAAGAAAAACAAAGAATGACTGATAAATCTTATATGCAGAAAGATGACTACAAGAACAAAATCTCCCAAGCAAATAAGAAAGCAATCATTACTCCAAACGGTAAATTCAAATCAGTTGGAGAAGCTATCTCTAGTTACAATACGACTCCACACTACTTTTACAAGATGATGAAATCTAGCCCGAAGGAGTTTTATACTGTGCTTTAAGGTGTGAACTTGAGACTCTACATTGAACATAGTCGTTGTAGTAATCTTCTCTAATGATTGCATCAGTTTCTAGAATCATCTTCGATTCATAATACGTGCATTGCGAACGATTGTCGCAGAGCCTTACGATTTCTCGGGTAAAGTTATAGTGTCCCAATTGTTCGATATCAGCTTGGAGTAATTTAGATGAACCCCAATAAGATTTCCAGTCGCTTGGCTTTCTGATACGCTTTCTCTTACCTTTAACTGTCTTATAACCAGCCGACGAGAAGAGTTTCTTTCCGATGTATCTTCTTCCAGTGGTAATATTAGTAATGACATAAACAAATCCGAAGTGCGCATCAGCTAAACTCTCATCAAAATTAATCCCTTGATATGTCCACCAAGGTTCCTCACTCATCTTCTTCGAAGTCTTCGTCTTCATCAACTAGATTTAGTTCTGAAGAACAATACGGACAGAATTCTAGACTGCCCATGGCGACTGACGTAACGATCTTAAATTCGGATTCGCAGGCGTCGCAATTAATCCAACTATCCCATCTATCTACCATTTACTACTCCAGTTTTGTTACTTTAACTCCACCGCGAGTAAGCAAATCGATGCCAGATCTATCACGGTAGTCATCTTTATATATGACTTCGGCGATTTTGGCTTGTAACATGAGTTTTGCGCAGTCTCCACAAGGACTTAGCGTAACGAAAACTGTTGCGCCTTCTGAAGATTCAGTTGAAGCGGCGAGTTTAGCAATCGCATTCAACTCAGCGTGTAGAACTTCTGGTTTAGTTTTTAGAGCTACGCGACCTCCGTTTGCTCCATCAAAATACGGACCATTAAAGTCCATTTTATAATCTATCTCTTCTTCACAATTATTATTATCCCAACCAGCTGGCGTGCCATTGTAACCGAACGAGATAATACTCCTGTCCTTTACAATGACACATCCAACCTTAGTTCTTCTAGCATAAGAAAGATCCGCCGTTTCTTCAGCAACTCTCATAAAATAATTGACGAATTTTTCTTTCATATTATCCTTGACCTCTGTACTTTTTGTAAGAACGGCGAGAATGCTTGTTCATAGAACTTGTCTTCAACACTCCACGTCCTTGAGCAGTTCTCTTTGGAACAGTAACGTGTACGAGTTTAGCCTCTTTGACTGTTTTTGCCATGCGCTTTATCCTTTATCAATTTTTTAACGTCGACTACAGTTTCGTTTTCTATAATACCGATAATCACGTTAGTCAGATTGATATCGCTCTGAATAAAGTACATCTTCTCTTTCAATTTTTCGAGTTGTTCGCGATAGAATGCGAGCTCTTCTTCTTTTCTTTTTCGCATCTCGTAAACATCATCAAGTAAAATGATCCTTGCTGTGCGTTCTTCTTCCATTATAATGAGAATCCCTTAAATGAAGCGTCAGTTACATCATTATTTACTCCTCCTACTGTGTAGGAGGTAAGTTCAGTTTCCTGAGGAGCTACTTGTACCTCAGAACCGCTGATCCACTTTTGTGTCCAAGGAAGAGGATTGCTTGTAATTCCCTTGGCTAAATCGTAGGTGTTTACATCAATCGCCTTCATTCTCTTAGAAGCGATCCATTCTACATAGTCGCAAAGCAACTTCTCGTTTAGACCGATCATTGATCCATCTTTGAATAGATATCTTGCCCAGATTTTCTCTTGAATGATAACAAGATTAAAGATCTCTTCGACCTTTTGTCCATATTCTGCTTCAATTTGAGCAAAGTCACTATCTTCTTTTGGAAGAAGCTTCAACATTTGTTGAGTCGAAGCCAAGTGAATGTTCTCATCTCGAGCAATAAACTTGATAATCTTGGCGTTACCTTCCATCTTCTTCATTTCAGCGAACGCCCAAGAGCAAGCAAAGCTGACGTAGAAACGGATACCTTCAAGAGCATTAACAGCATTCAAACAAAGCCAAAGAGCGACCTTGTGCTCATATAGTTGTCTAGAACGTCCTCCTTCACTTGACCACATAGCAGGTCTCATGTTATTGCAATGAACAAGCTTATCGTAATACTCACTGATAGCTGATCCACAATCTACAATTGCATCAATGCTCATCATATCATCAAACACTTTAGATGGGTTTGAGTAAATGTTACGAATGATGTGAGTGTATGAACGAGAGTGAATGGTCTCGAAATATGTCCAGGTTTGAATCCAAGTTTCAAGCTCTGGAATTGATGTAATAGGAAGGAAAGCTAGAGAAGGAGCGCGACCTTGAATTGAATCAAGAAGGATCTGTCTCTTCAGATTGGAAGTGAAGATGTGTTGTTCTGAAGTTGTTAGCTGTTTGAAGTCCTTAGAATCTCTAGTCAGATCAACTTCGGTTGGTCGCCAGAAATATCCGTTTTGTCTTTCAGTAAGTTTCTCGAAAATAGAATACTTCTGAACATCGTATCTAGCAACTCCCAAACTCTCACCAAAGAACATTGGAGTTTCATCGTAGTTACTTTTATTCTTAAAGACAGTCATTCGTTAATCTTCCTTTAATCCATCCTTGAGGTTGTTCTTCATGATATCTCTCAATTACGCCATTATTATACCAATGTTTTCCTAGGGCTGCTCTGTTCTTCACTTTGCGCATTCCATGTGTATTATTTTTAACAAATGGAACAGGATCAATACCATTCAAATAATATTTGTTATATAAATGATAAGAAATTCCTGTCTTTTCTAATAATTCTGTATATCCTAAATATTCAACACCATTATATTCTAATTTTAACAATTTTGCTTCAGAAATAGACTTTTTGTGTTCTTCAGTTTTTTTCTTATTTTTTCTAGAGAAACTCATCTTAGATTTAGCTGACTCGCTATGTACATAACCAGAATTTTGTTTCTTAATTTCTACTGAAAATTTTCTTTTCAACCAACCATATCGTTTATTACATCTATTCCCCATCATATTAGCAGCAAAAATCAATTTACTATTTCCAGGATATATTTTAGTAAGCAATAAGTGTGCAAGAAAATGTTCTTCTGGAGTTAAAGCAACCAAATTCTCAGAATTATCCAATCCACCGACACATTTCGGGATGATATGATGAGATTCAGAATATTCCAACAGTGGTCTTTCTTTGGTTTTCTCTATCAACAACGCGTAATGTTTGTTATAATCCATAAATACGCTCCTATCGTTCGTATTTATTTAGTAAAACTTAGAGCTAGATAGTACAGCTGTCACAATTTTCTTGATCTAATTCTCCTAGTTTTACAGCAAAAGAAGATTCAGTAATTTCTCCAGCGCCATCTGAAGTATTGAAGTAATATAAGGTCTTACCACCAAGTTTATAGTGTAGAAGAATATGTCCTAGCATTTCTGAGACTGGGATCTTCTCTTCAGGATAGAAGATAGGATTGTAAGAGGTATTTACAGAAATGGCTTGGTCCATATACTTTTGAATCACAGCCATAATCTTGAGATATCCCTCAGGACTGCGTTGATCCCATAGCAATTCGTATTTATTCTTCATACGACGGAAGTCAGGGACAACTTGCTTGAGAACTCCATCCTTTGATACTTTAACAGAAACAAATGCTCTTGGTGGTTCAACACCATTTGTAGCATTAATGATCTGTGATGAAGTCTCAGATGGCATACAAGCCATTAGTGTGGCGTTACGAATACCATGAAGCTTGGCATCAGCCTTGAGGCTTTCCCAGTCCATATGATAAACTGGAGTAACAATAGTGTCAAGCTCTTTCTTATACGTATCAATCGGGAAAATGCCGTGAGCATACTTTACAGCTTCACCGCCCTTACATGGACCAAACTCTTTCGCAAGTTGTACAGAAGCTTTGATCAAATAGTAAGACCAAGCTTCACACATCTCATCAATCTTAGCCAGATTTGGATTGGTGTATGTCATATCATTCTTTGCCATCCAGTAAGCAAGATTATTCAATCCTACACCAAGAGGACGGTACTTCTCGGTAGAGTTACGTGCAGCCAAAACAGGATAGTTTTGGTAGCTAAGAAGAGCGTCAAGCCCGCGTACTGCAAGCTCACAAGGCTTCTCAAAATCCTTAGATGATCTGATCTTACCTAGATTAATCGCTGTTAGAGTACAAAGAGCGATCTCTCCATTAGGATCATTAACATCATTAAGAGGAACAGTTGGTAGTGTAATCTCTGTACATAGATTGCTCATTCTGATTGGAGCAAGATCTGTAATGAATGAACCGTGATCGTTACAGTGATCAACATTCATAAGATATACTCGTCCAGTGTCCTTCCGTTCTTGTATGAACGACGTGAAAAGGTCAATGGCTTTAACTGTCCGCTTTCTAATCTTAGTTGAACGCTCGTACTTCTCGTATAGAGTGCGGAAAGTGTCTGTGTTTGAGAAGAACGCTTCGTAGAGGTCAGGTACATCAGATGGAGAAAACAGAGTGATGTTCCCGCCAGTAATAAGTCTTTCATACATGACTTTATTGAATTGGACGCCGTAGTCAAGATGTCTTGCACGATTATCCTCCGTACCTTTGTTGTTCTTCAGAACAAGCATGTCCTCGATTTCTAAGTGCCAGACCGGATAATAGAGCGTTGCAGCACCGCCTCGAACACCCCCTTGGGAGCACGATTTGACAGCACTTTGAAAATGTTTATAAAAAGGAATAACTCCAGTATGAGAAGCATCACCATTGCGAATAGGGGAGCCAAGAGCACGTATGCGCCCAGCTCCAATACCAATACCAGCCTTTTGAGAAACATACTTAACGATCGCCGATGCCGTCGCGTTAATACTGTCAAGGGAATCCTCCGTTTCAATTAATACGCATGATGAGAATTGACGTTGAGGAGTTCTAACGCCAGCCATCACAGGTGTGGGTAATGAGAAATCAAAGGTAGAGATCGCGTCGTAGTATTCCTTGACGTACTTAAGGCGAGTTTCCTTTGGATAGTTTGAGAACAACGCAGCTGAGATAAGAATGAACGCCATTTGTGGCGTTTCAAAGATCTCTCCAGTTGTTCTATTCTTTACAAGATACTTACCACGGAACTGCTCCATTGCAGCATAAGTGAGAAGATAATCTCGGTCGTGATTAATGTAACCATTAATTGAGTTCCATTCTTGTTCGTTGTATGCAGCAAGTAGATCCTTATCATAGAAACCGAACTTGACAACATTCTTTACATGGTCAAGAAGGTGTATAGGCTCGTATTGCCCATACACTTCCTTGCGAAGATGGTAGTTAATCAGGCGACCACCAACGTATTGGTAGTTCGGAGTCTCTTCCGAGATAAGATCAGCTGCAGCCTTGATCAAAGTCTCTTGAATATCAGAGGTCTTGATCTTATCGTAAAACTGAATTTGAGACTTCAGTTCAATTTCTGAAGCTGATACATTATTGATTCCTTGACAAGCAAGAATACACACACCGTGGAACTTGTTTAGATCGAGAGGTTCCTTGTCTCCGTTACGTTTTGTTACTACAATTCCTGACATACTTTTCCTACTCTACAATTGTCAAAATGCCATCTTTTCATACCACTACCATATCCAGATTTACCACATTTATTACATGTATGTTTTTGTTGAGAATGGTGTGTGCCAGAATCTAGTTGTTTCTTTTGCGCTTTTCTTTGTGTATCACCACCAATAAAGTGATGAGTTCCGTTTTCTATTCTTTTCTGTGTAGTCTTTCTAGAAATTTCGCCACCAATAAAGTGGTGTGTTCCAGCATCAACTCTTTTCTTAGCAGATATTTTAGCGACTTCACCACCAAGAAAATTATGTGTACCTTCTTCAACTCGTTTTCTAGAATTTTTTCTAGCTATCTGAGATATTATTTCTCCAGACATATTCATTCTAATTAATACTGCTTGTGCAGCTGCCCAGTCTTCTTGGTCATAATGAATTTTATAGTGGTCATCAATAGATAATGCAATCAAGTTGCTAATATCGTTATTTTGATTGTTCCCATCCTTGTGATGAATATCAAATGTTCTACCGTATTCATCACAAGGAATAGGTCCATATACACTTTCGTATAATCTTCTGTAATCAGTCATAAGCAACTCCTATTAGATCATCTATTTATAAATTGCTTACGCTTGATTACATTAATCATCTTTATTCCTTAGCTAGACTAGCCTTAACTGCGCGAGTATCTACAGCCTTACCAGATACGGTGTAATCTGCAGAAGCAGTAGCATAGAAGTTCATGGTTGCATCCATGTTACGTAGAGAGGTGTTGATCACCTTACCGGCAGATAGACCGTAGTTTTGAGCAACAGTATCAGCGTTAAACTCAGCACCAAGGAATAGAACTTCCCATCCACGAGCCTGACAAGTAGCAATACGATCACGAATTGATGCCAGATTGTATGTCTTGCTTGAGTTTTCTTCACCATCAGTCATGATGATAATTACAGTCTTTTCGTTGTTATTCTTGTCAGCAAGATTAAGCAGCTTCGCAGTTGAGTCATAAAGTGGAGTTCCGCCGCGTGGTGAAGTTTCGTTGATACCAACGTCCTTAAACTTCTTGATACTTACTTTATCACGAATAACATCAAAGCTGTTTGGATCAACTACTTCAGCGTTAAACGCTCTTGCCATTTGAGCACCACCAAGACGAACTTGTCCACCCCAATTCGATGGTCCGTTTGAGTCAAAGGTTGCAAGAGTAATCTCAGCGTCAGTTCCAGCAGTTCTTAGTCCATGTACGTAGGTATTGATAGCGCCAATTGCACCTTCCCATCGAGAACCAGACATAGAGCCTGAGCGATCAAGTAGAATATATGCAGATAGCTTATTTGATTTTGCCATTAATTTTCTTCCTTTTGTTCATTCCAATAGTCTTCGAGCATCGGGAAGTGATGAAGAACAATGTCTTTGCACTGCTCAGCAATAATCCTATGCTCCTTTTGAGTCCCCACATCAGTACGTAGATCGATGTAGTGGATCCAGCTACGCAGAGTACCTGACATATATAGCGTCGTTTCTGTCAAGCCTTCGGGTAGAACTGCTCTTGCTTGTTCTTTGGCGATGCCTTTAGCGAGAGCCCATTTATAGATATTCGCTGCATAATCAGCAACTTCTGTTTGCTTCATACACCATTCTTCTTGAAGAAAACGATCATCAGTTTCAATTGAGTTCTGACGATTCTTCTTATCCTGAAGACGCGCTTCTCTGTTGTTGATGAATGAAGTAGCTTCAGCATATCGTTGACTAAACTCTTGGAAAGAGAAGCTACGATGACGAAGAATTTGTCTTGAGATGTCACGTGTTGTTTGAATCTCAATAGTAACTGATACCATCTCAAATGGACTAAAATGTTTATGATCCAACAGATACTTAATCAGTCTCGGAGCAGTTTGCATATTTGCTTGATTGGCTGGATTACTAACTCTTGCAGCATAAGCAATTAATTCCGCCGCCGTATTACATCCTGTAGAAGCACTTGGTTTAGTGATTCCTACCAAAGACACATTTCCCATATTATTCCTTTCTATATACCATACCAGCTACCCAGTCTGAGCCGGGTGATACTTTAGATCGTTTTCTTTTACCTTCTGGATTTACCCACCAAATAGTATTTTGTACAGCTTTACTTCCATGACTATTGGAAGTAGTATCTAAAAATCCAGCACACCTTTCTTTAGCAACTAATCCAGCACGTTGAGCATTTTTTCTTGCTAATATAGGATCTGCATTTATAGCGTGTATCCCAACTTTATTCTTTACAGTTTTATATGCTGCTTGAGTTGATATTTCAGATCTTCTTTCTTTAGACATTTTTTGGAAATTGTGATTTCCAGAATCATAAATTTTCTTTTGAGATAAAGAAGCAGCGTTTTTAATTTCTTCTTTACTTGCTCCATTTATTCTAAGTAATATAGCTTGGACTGCACCCCAATCATTCTGCTTTTTGTGTATTTCTAAATGCTCTTGAATAGTTACTAACTGAAGATTAGTTGGATCGTCATTAAAATGATTACCGTCTATATGGTGAATTTCATAACCCTCTGGAATTTTTAGATTATTATATTCTTCCCAAATTTTTCTATAGTGCATATCTATCTCCTACATTGGTCGCCGTTCGAAGATATTTATACATTATATTCTCCTACCATGAGTCATAATCCGTCAAATCGTATTTCCATTCCTTCTTGTCTTTCTCAAATCCAATGGTATATACCGCACAAGTAATAACACCAATAGAGGTAGGAGTAAACTCGTAACTTAATCCACCACCGATAGCTCCCTCGTATGGGTAACCATCCTTCCAAGAATCCTTATGAAAGATAGTTGGGTTCTTAGTATTCTTCTTCTGATACTTGATTACTTCAGGATACACTGTGTTCTTAAGCCAAACTGAAATCTTTTCATGTTGACTCTTGGTGATACCAAATGTAAAGTACTCAGCCTCAAATTCTTCATCTTCCATTATACTTTTCTCCACTCAGTCAACTTAAGCTGAGCCATTAACCCAGAGTAAGTATTTGCATTGATAATTGACTGTACATCTTCACTATCCATACCTGAAAGAACCATATCGTTGATGTCTTTTTCATGTATATTTGAAGGCCAGATACATACACTATACCCTAACTTGACTTTTTTGTCAAGCCTTTTAACTATTTCTTTGTTCCTTGGCTCATTATCAAATACGTATACTACTGTACAGAAGTCTTTCGGTAAAGCAACGTCAGATCCTGCCATGGCTACACTGTTCTGAATGAACATAGAGTCGATCGGACCTTCAAGAACATAGACCGTCTTTGATTTATCTACTGTGTCAAGACCATACAACTTGGTTGCATCTTCTTTCAACATGATAGTAATGTATCGAATACTTTTGGGATTGAACGCTCTACCCTGAAAGCCGATCATTTCCTTGTTCTCATCAAAGAACGGAATGACTAATCTCGGCTCGTCATACTTCTCATCAAGCTTATCAGGAATGATACTATTCACCCATTGTGCAAATTTGGGTGCATAGAACAGTTTAGCGTGATAGAAGTTCGGAATCTTACGCTTTACTACGTATTGTTTTACAGGATGATCGTGTGCCAGCTGCGAAACCTTTTTCAGTTTAGCAAGCGGTTTACCTTTCTTCAAATACTCTGGATAAGCAAATTCAAGAGGCTCTTTCTTCTTCTCAGGCTTCGGTTGCTCATCTTGCGCAAGGAATCGTTCGCGAATATACTCTTCGTATAATCCTTCATCAATACGCTTCAGGAAGTTTTGAAATGTGGGTGGTGCTCCACAGTTGTGACAACGGTAGAACAACCTATCTTTATGCTGAAAGATATACCCGCGTGCTTTGATTTTACTCTTGTCAGAGTCACCACAAATTGGGCATCGGAAGTTGGCGAGGTAAGGACTACTGCTCTTTATCTTGAACCGCTTGAGCTTCGATGACAATAGGTTGGCATACTTCACGTCTAGCCATGTTTGATACATTCAGATACTCACTTCTATTCATAAATCGTCATACTCTATTATACTCTAAACGCCAATAAAGTCAAGTCTTATTTGTGTAGATTAGCCAAAACGTTGCTGAAGTAGCTTGACAAAAAGCTGAATACTTGAGTAGCTGCGAAACCCAATAATACAGCAATACCTGTGAACTTCCACTTCCATCCTTCAAGATTGTCAACGCGCTTACCAGTGTTGCTGTAAAAGTTTACTTGATTCTCTTTAATTGTTCCAAGTTCGTCAAGAATTCTTTCTTCAAGCTTGTTCATATCTTCCTTAAGATCGAGTTTTGTTTGCTTGATTGTTTCAAAAATCTTAATATCTTGATCTTTGGCTTCGCTACGATGTTGGTCCAAAATACGATATACCTGTCCAGTTGATTCTTCGTTACGTGCTAGTTTTACTTCATGAACAGCCAATAGTTCTTTAATAGCTGCAGATACATCTGTCAACTTTTCCATTGTACTATCCAGGCGTTCGAAGAAGCCGGTTATCTGAGTAATGTCGCGTTCCATAAGCGCGACTCTTGTTTCTACATCCAAAGCTGGCATTGGTAATCCTCTTATTTACAGTATTTGTTAATGTGGTCAATCAAAGCATTTTTGTCAAGGATGACACCATTAAGTCGAGCATCGTCATTCAACCAGTATGTTATAATTTGTTGCTCGGAAATATTCTTATCTGTAATAGGAGGAAGAGGAGCCTCCTTCTTCATCAATGCAGGATCAGGTGTGCAAGGATTAGTCAGAATGGTGTTACCATCTGTTGCACAACCCGATAATAGTACTGTTGCTGCAAGGACGAGAAATAGATTCTTCATTACTTCACTCCAGAACGTGCTTTGTTGATTTGATCAATTACATCACTATGTATGTCACATGCACGGTTGTCTGGAACAAGCTTCGTAACCGTCTTAATTACGTCTTGAGTAACGACTTGAATCTTGTCTTTTTGTGCAGTAAGTTGAGCGATGACAATCTTATCACCCTCTACTTGCTTCTTTAGATTTTCTGCTTGGAGTTGTTCTGCTTTTAATTCTCTGGCGTATTCGGCAGCCTTACATTGACTGTTGGCTGCTTTGTATCCCATGTTGTAACCTGTAAAAAATAATATAGCAATTACAACAGCGCCAATGATGTATGGAAGTAGAGTTTTGAATAGCTTAGAATTGAAAAAGCTTAGGATTGATAACCACCACATTACGGAACCTCTCTTCTCATTTTGGTAAGATCTTGGCCAAGCTTTGCTTCGCTCTTCTTACCTTCTCTCTGGCGCTTTTTCTGAGCGCCACGAAATACAGGTGGAGTTACCTTTGATCCATCTGGTGCAACAACGCTTCCAAGACCTGCTTGAGCATTAGTTGGAGCTGCTCCACCCATACCACCTGCGCCTGAACCATCTTCTACAAATAATCTGAATGTTTTCATGGCAACATATCCAATAGCATACCAGTCTTAGTATCTACGGCGCGAATTCTACGATTCTTGTAGAGTTTCTTAGCGTCTTGCATTCCCTTGATAATATAGACTGGTTGATTGATAGAACGTGTGATCGTTTTCCAAGTACCTGCTAGGTCTTGAAATTGAATTTCTGCTGAATTTGACTCTGTTAGAAACTCAGATAACGATTTCATTAGATGTTCCTTAATACTTCTTCAATATATTTATCGGATGCTATATCCTCACTAGATATAGTTTCGTTCGCAATACCGATGTTATGAATCGTTTTTGGCATAATACCAAGTAATTCAAGGAAGGGTTTAAGCTGATTACGTCTATTTTTGATCTTTAGAAACAACATTCGTGCAGTTGGTTCGGCACCAAACAAATTATTCAGGACTATAATGTGATTGAGAATCAGACGCTCTTTTAGGTCGCCTGATTCTATGTACTGATTAATTAATCGTTTGATGTAGTTAAATCTCTTGAGATCATCGTAAAATTCTACTGTGTCATAACACTCTAAGTTGTTATAATGTTTCGCAGCATAAAGTAGAAAGTTCGTCTCATCCAATTTTTCAAGCATTTAGACCAATCTTATTTTTACTGTTCCTGTTGTGTCGTAGTATAGTGTATTAAGAGCGATACCTGCGGTAGCTGCAGCAGCATCATCAGCATATGGCCCAAGAGTTGGATTAATCGCAATTTGAGCTGGAATGTGGAACGTACCGTTTGAGTCAAGATTCGCTGTATAACCACCTACAACATTATTTAGTGATGAGACAACAACATTACTTAGAACGTCAGATACGTTGACAGTGGCTAACACAGCACCGTTTCCGGATGTGTTAGCCACCACAACTATTCTGTCAGTATTTGCTACCGATGTTCTAATCGGTAGACTTGAAGCTTTGATTCCGCCAGCCATACTCTAAACTCCAGATTATGTGTTAGGGAATACGTTATTATCGCCAGTATTTTCTGAAGTAATATGCATGGCTACTAGTGTTTCGTACTGAATACGACCAGAACGACCACCAAGAGTAATTCCGCCTGTTACAGAACCACCAGTGCTTGTGATTAGGTTACCAGTGAAGGTAGCACCTGAACCATTTGAAGCAGCACCGTTAGCAGCCTTAACAGCGAATACTAGAGAAGCATTTGCAGCTACGTTTGAGAATAGACCAACATTAGTGATCGATACGTTACCAGTCACAAATCCGCCTGTGGCGTTTGTAGAAATGGTAGCACGACCATTAGCGATACCATTACTTACAACAATATAGTCTGTGTTGTTGTAACTAGTTGGAGTTCCACCAACAGTAATTGTTGAGATGTGTTGTTCTCTATTGAATGCTGCAGTTACAGAAGCAACGTTGGTGAAACCAAATCCAGGAGTAGTTACTGCGATAGAAGCAATATTACCTGTGGCGTTTGATGTAATTGTACCAATAGCGTTTTGACTTCCGCCTGAAATGGTAATTGTTTCGCCGTTGGCTACGTTTGCACTTGAAGATGAACCATTGGCTACTAGAGCAGTTACTGGACCAGTACCTACGATAACCTTTACCCATCCGCCAGATAGACCCTTATTGTGGGCCAAAGCTGTTTCGACGTTGTCAACACCAAATACACCAACAGCGATACCGTTTACGATCGCATCAGGTGTAGTGTTTCCGTATGCTGAAATCCAGCGTGGGTTGGTGTTACCACCAGCCACACCGTTAGCAGCAGCTTTTGCACCAGCAATAGCAACGAACTTAGGTCCGTTGTTTGCTTGGTCAAGACTACCCCATAGACTCATTTTGTTTCTCCTTAAGAATCTTTTTTATATTTATATTGTTCGGAAACATAATGTAGTCTAGGGATAGCCTCACATACGGTAGTCCCTTAGTTCTTAAACTTGGCTTCTTCCGCTTCCTTACGAAGATTACGACCTTGTGAAAGAACTCCACGAATAGTATTTTCTAGAGCCAATGAACGAGAATCAGCTGTGAAAGTTGAAACACGTTGTTCCACCAGAGGAGCAGTTTCAACTGATTCCTTAGTGCTGATTGACCAGTTGTGCTTTGGATCGTGAACAGTACGTTCCTTAGTTTCTTGATCTTTAGTCCAAGTTCTACCGTGAGCTAGAGAAACCTTTACTGGTGGCTTCTTAGTAGACTTTGCGAATGGACCTTGAGCATAAACGGCTGCGTGTGGATCGCGGTGAATATGTGAAGCAAAGCCTTCACGTTCCTTCGCATCAAGAATAGTGTCATGCTTGTGTGCTAGGTGCTTAGCAACATCCTTTGAAAGATGAACAGTTGTACCGTTCTTCTTAATGAAGTTGTCGCCCTTTGTTAGATTGGCAATACGACGTACTTGAGCGATTGGGTGAACAGCTGCTTCATCAGCTGTAATGGCTTCGTTACCAACTCTTGGTGGACGTCCGCGCTTACGCTTCTTTTCTACTTCTTCTTCAGTTAGACCTTCAGTTGACTCACACATTTCATCATCTCCATCATCATTGTCATCGTCGTCATCATCACCGTCGTCTTTATCCTTGTCCTTCTTACCCTTCTTACGAAGCTTCTTGAAGTCGTCGGAATCAAGCTTACCGTTGTCATTCTTGTCAAGCTTTTCTTGCTTACCGAATAGTCCCTTTTCTTCAAGAGGAGTAAGCTCAGCTGTGTTTACTTCTCTCTCAATACCATGTTCGAACATAACGTCAACAGAAAGAATTTGACCTTCTTCGTCGAATTGCTCGGTTGATGGAAGGACAGTTCCTAGTCCATATTCTTCGTGTTGTACTTTAATCGTCATTTTATGGATCTCCAAATAAAGAAGTAGAATTTACTACTATTTATGTTTATCGTCCCTTTAAGGATGCGCGAAGCATCCAGCCGTGTTTGCTATGAACATCAATTCGTTCTTCAAGGAAGTTAACGATAGCTGGTTCATTTTCTTTCTCAGCGAAAGCATGAGTTTCTTTGAGATTCTTAATCACGATCTCATTGTCAGCAAGAAGTTGCTTGATCATTCCCATACCAGAAGGGATGGTAGTTTCATCTTTGATATCAGTGAGTTCACTGAATCGTGAAAACGAACCTGGTACATACTCATCAAGTGTACGTAGGTGCTCTGCAACCGCGTCCACAGCCTCCCACACTTCTGTATAGAGAGTGTCAAAGAACTTATGATACTCATAGAAATCCGGACCCTCTACGTTCCAGTGGAAATTATGAGTCTTCAAATAGAAGGCGAATGTGTCTGCAACATTAACCTTGAGCATATCACCCAGCTTCGACATCTGGTTTTCCTTTACGTTTCTTGAAATCTTGAAGAGTCTTACCAGCCTTCTCTTTTTGAGCTTGATCTGATGTTTGAGATGCTGGCTTTGGAGCAGGAGCAGTTCCTGGAGTTGGTTTTGCTGTTTTGATCTTCTTCATAAGTGCAGCATGATCAGGATTGTTTGGATCTAGAGCAACACCGCCAGCCTTTTTCTCAGCTTTCTTCTTAGCATGCGCAGCCATAGCTCTGGCTTTGTTTCGACTGGCTCTGTCTCTGGCAGCTGCAGCAGCGTTTCTTCTTGCTTCAGCGTTCTTACGATTTTGTTCTACTCGGTCAAAAATAGCCTTTTCGACTTCTTGCTTTGCTTTTACAGAAGCATCACTTCTAGCTGTGTGTCCAGCAACACGAATTTCTTCTTTTTCTTTATGAGCAGCATTTCTTGCAGCAAGTCTTTGTTCATGATCTTGATTACGTTCAGCTCGACGCTTTTGACGATCAGCTTCGGCTTCTTGTTTTCTCTTTTGACGATCAGTTTCCGCTGCGCTGTGCTTGGCTGCAGCAGCCTTCTGTAGTTTCTTCTTTCTAAAATGCTTTACAATTGCTCTTGGAATACTAGATGATACGTTTGAAGCAGTTCTAAAACTGATTGCTTCAACTAATCTTGTTCCGAGTGTCTCATCATTATTTGACATCTTTGTATCCTTTGATGTCCTTGAGTCTTTTAAGCTTCTTACCTTGTTCTACAGCAGGATCATTACCTGGAGCATCTAGACCAGGTCCGCGAAGTCCACCAAGATCAGTTCCGTATGATTCGCTTGAATATTGTCCCTTACCTGTTACGTAGTACTTACCTGTACCTTCATCACGTTGAACAATACCACCCCAACGTCGAGCCCAAGCGCGAGCTACTTCAAGATTGGCGAACATCTTTCCCTTGGAAACAGGCGCATCACCATCTTCCTTAACGATTTTCTTCTTCTTGATCTTACCAAGAGTAGTTGTTGGTTCGTTGTAGACGTTGGCGTTGTCTGTAGTTTGGTCGCCTTCTACTTCACCAGCAATCGTACCTTCAGCTGACAGCTTTGGCTTCTTTTTACCAGCAGTCATTGGTGCGTCACCAGCTCCAAGCATTTCTTGAACTTGCTTGACAAGTTTTTGTTGACGACGACGAGGCATCTGCTTGTTTGTGACTTTTGCTTCAAGATCCTTGTCAGCGCCAAGAACTACTTTAGCCTTGTCTTCACCAGCACGTTGGAATGGAACAACCGGACGACCTTCTTCATATACTGGATCTAGAGGAACTGCACCTGGCTGCGTTTTCTTAGACTTATACTTTGGTTTTTGTCCTGGAGTATCCTTGGCGTACTTATCAGAAAGACGAGTAGTTCCCTCGAATCCAGCACCATATTCTTCCTTGACATCAATCTTAGTGTCAACAGGAGGAGTATTGTCTGTTACTGCGCGCTTTACTCGCTTCTCTGACTTCGTTACGTTTGGTGCTTCTCTGTGTCCACCCTTAGCTTTACCTGTCTCAGCAGCCTTAACTCTTTGAGCAAGAGTAGTTTCATTTGGTGGCTTGGCTGGAAGAGCATACGATTCGTTCGTATCCTTCGTTGGTGGATCGATGATGATTTGTTCTAGAGGCTCGCCAGTCAACGTCTTACCGTTACCTGATCCAGCTGACAGCATAGCCTTAATCTTGTCTAGAAACTTTCCCATAGCGACCTATACTTTCGTTGTTGTTATTTTTGTCTTTCCACTATTAGGATCATGATCAACGTGGTGAGCATTAAAGGTTACAGTAGGATGTTCTTTCTTCAAGCTCAAAAAGTGTTCGAGATTAGGATGATGATCGTCGTATAGATGAACATCCTTATACCCATGCTTATTTATGAGTTCATGAACAACTCGCTTCTTGTTGTCTGGTGCAGTTCCTCCAAGATTCCCTGCTCGTCTTACATGGACTTTATCAGTATCGATACCGTGTCTACCAAGGTGTCTACTGAAATGATCTTTGTCATCCATGTCTGATCTGGCGGTCAGGATCTCAGCCTTTCCGCCTTTACCTACAATCGAATGCAGTTTCTTTAATGTCTTCTTAATGGGTTTTGCTGTATCAGAAAATATCTTAGAGTTTCTAAACTCCGAGAAATCATGTGAATGACCATGAGGAAGCTTGTAACTGTTAAACTCTCCAGAATTGAGAGTCTTGACTCGCTTACCTTTGTGGTCATTCACATGCACTTTAACACCAGTCCCGTCTTTGGGATGGCGGAATAAAGTGTCATCTAAATCAAAGAAGTGAATTGATTTGTGATCAGCTTCTTCAGTAATGTAGTCTTGAAAAGTTTTCATATATCCATCATAGCTGTTTACAGACTATTTAGGAAAACCACTCCGGAACTTCTCGGTGTGACCATTTCGCCATATAAGCTTTGTCACCGCGATAGTAATTACGATAGGCGTCCACAGGATTGTCTGTCTTAAATTCGTCAGGCATGCACTGCGGAATCGGAGTCAGATAACCAACAGGAATGTTCTTTGGCAGAGACATTAGAGTCTTACGAAGCTTCTTGTCAGTTGCATGAGTCTTACTGTAACGATGAGTGTATTCATCACATAGATCGGTAAACAAACAGTAGAGCCAAGTGTAGTTGTTGTTCGATTCGCGAACCCACTTAGCTGAAGGATGATTCGCATGAGTTTTGCGATACAGTCCTTCAGGTACATTTTCACCATCTAGAACATGGTGAGCAGTAGACAGCAACTGAGCATACTCAAGAATCATCTTGACGACATGCTTGTCGCAATGCATTGCTGCATTGGTCTTAGTGTTTTTGTCCAGCAAGAAAATGTTCATTACGATTCCAGTCGATGTTCTTTTCGTGACGAAGGACGAGACCATTATCGGTAGACCACATTTGGCCATACTCGAATTTCCAGAGACGCTTGCGGTCTGGCTTGTTCATACTAATCTTCATTAGAAATGTCTCCACTCATACTCAGAATTACCAGTCTTAAATTGAATCGTGCGAATATCTTCGTCAGTTGTATCTGACAAAATCTCGGTGATAATAGTAGTCTGCCACCAGTCTTGAGCAGAATAAGAACGACCATAATGAGAACCAACTCGCATGGCTACGCCAACACGAGGAATACCTGGCTCTTCTTCTTTAACATCAACAATTTTACCTTCGTCATAAACTGGAACCAGAGCCAGAGACATTTGACCTGAGTCGCCAGCATTATCGCGTGTACGTCGTAGAGAATAGGGCATGTTACCTCACAAGATATTCATAAGTGTTTTCGTCAGTAGAATAGATAACTTCTGGAATGCGATACTTACGAATCGCCTTCATACATCCAGCACAAGGCTTGGCAATCCCGAGAATCAGAGTCTTATCGTGTGTTGATACACACTTTACTCGTGATACGTAAAGAGTGCACTTAGAAAGAAGCTCAGGATCGTTAAGTCGAAGAGCGTTCTTAATCGCGTCGATCTCTGCGTGGAGATAGATACAATCCTCATTCTTCGAGAACCTTCTTTGTAGTGGATGTGTCTTCTTTTGATTGAAGCCAATCGAGATAATCTCGTTGCGAATAGCCAAAACAGCACCAACCTTGGCCGAGGAAAATCTCTCGGCGGAAGCAGCAATGTTTTCTACAGTTCTGATAATCTTTCCGTTCATGGTTCAATCATACCCTGATACGGAATTAAAGTCAAAGTGGTTTTTCTAAAACCCATCCTTTGATTGGATCGAAATAAGTGTTGCAGCTGAAAAGATTCTCTAGCTTAGAAGCCACAATCATGGATTCCTTATCGCTAAAGGTCAGAACTTCCACCGGCTTGGTGTCGTGTTCCATAATCAACTCATCTTGCATTTACTTCTCCTGTTACTGTTGACAAATACCTGATTGGATAATCTTTATCGGGTGGATTATCTAACACCACAATACAACTCTCGTTGTATATGCTCTGAATGACTGCAGTATAACGAATGGGAGTTTCAGTTATCGTAGCTGTCCCATCAGCGTTTAGCTTACCGACAGACTTCGTAGAGTCGTACTGTATTCTGTCACCAATATTCATTTCGAATCCTAAAATGGCGGATGGTATAGGAATCGAACCTATCCGACCCATTACAGGTCGTACTGTTTAGCAAACAGCTGCAATTGCCACACTGCCCACCATCCAAAAAATGGTACTAGAGGAAGGTACCGCCCCTTCTACCACAGAGCTGTCAGCTCTGGCCCTCGCTTCTCGGACTCTCTAGTATGGAGGTAGGTGTGAGATTCGAACTCACGGAACCCCTTCCGAGGTCCTCTTGTTTTCAAGACAAGCGCAATCAACCTGACTCTGCCAACCTACCGTGTTTTTCTGTCTTTCTTCGATATTCTTCCTTTTCCTTGAAGCGACCTTTATTATTGCCGCGCCAACGGTGAGGAGTGCATAGACTACAACGAATGGATCGTTTTGTTTTCTTGCGTTTGAAGTTAGACATCGTTCTCCTTTATCGTAAAATCCCCATGATCGCCTTTTCCTTTAGCAGGAAGTAGACTTCGCCATAGACAGTGATATTGTCAACAGCACCACGGTGATAGATAACCTTGTCACCAACTTGAACAGTCAGAGGAATAACATTCCCGCCATCGACGAGACCCTTACCAACAGCGACAACTTCGGCTGTTTGGAAAAGATCTTGAGTGCTATTTTGCGGAAGCATAATACCACCCTTGGTCAACTGACTATTCGCGATTGGATTAATCAAAACATAATCGTGTAATGGTTCAAAACTAAGACTCATTCATATCATCCTTACTAAGAAAAATGGCTCGCACTCAAGGTATCGAACCTTGCAGCCTTTCAGCGATCCGGTTAACAGCCGGTCCCGTTCACCATGCTCGGTCAGTGCGATCAGTGTTTTATTTATGCCGCAAATTTATTACGTACAGCGTGGTCAGCAGCGTGTGTGCTGGCCCATGCGTGAGGCTTCAGAATTGGGTCGAAACCGAATGATCCACGAACATATCCCAACGCTTCTTTCACAGCCACGTTTGACTTGTGCTTGGCGTTAGTGTTGATGTCCAGGTGGATTTCCATGTGACGATCACCAATTACTTCGATCAATTCAGAAGCAGCTTCCACAGCGTAGCCAACTTCAGTTAGCAGACGTTGCTTCATGTTGCCGTAGTCAGGAAGTACCACTGACTTGTGGAACAGCTTACATCCGTGCTTCGTATCGTAGTGAAGAACGACTACGGTTGAGTAACGAGCGTACCAAACCTTGTCCTTCTTAAAACGAATTGAGTCACAGCCGATGTAGACTGATGATTCCTTGCTTGATCTACGTATCGCTTCTCTGGCTTCTTCTATCATGACTATACCTCTTGTACTCTCTATATAGTTCTACTTCCTTAGTAAACGCTTCAATTTCCCATGGTCGACTCGTATATTCCGTATCGTCATATACTTGTTTCGCCCATTTGAATCGCTTACCGCCACCCACGTCTTTCAATTCGCCCTTGGCATATTGCTTTACGTGGACCATTTCATGAGCAAGTGTTTGAAGTAGCTCATCTAATGGAACCTTATTTAGTAGTTCTATCTCAAAATCTCGAGGTCGCGGATGGTCTAAATCAGTAAAAGCACAATATCCAAGCACATCCAGATCACGCTTTAGCATGATTTCTAGATAAATGTTGGGCGACAATCGTTTAGAGAACAATTTGGAAGCGAAAAATTCAGCAGCCTCCTTGAGTTCTATCTTTAGATTTGTATCGCGTGTTCCTCTGATTTTAATTTCCATACGCACTCAACTCCTACTAAGCCAATCATACTGTATGGGCTATTTAATAGCAAGCACCATTTATGAAATTTTCAATCCCGAAAAATCTTTCTTACCAGCCTTCTTCGTCATAAATTTCATAGAGTCGTCTTCATCCCATCGCTGACCAAAATCAGCATTATCCATCACAGGCTTATCTTCGGCTGGTTTCTTCTTACCACCCTTGTATTTATTGTCGACCATGATGTCGTCTTGGGCTGAGTTCTCCACATCATACAATCGCATCTTCGCTCGATGAATGCCTATCACAAATCGTTTATCTCGAGTCGGGTCATTGTATCGGTTCTTCAACTGAATGACCAACAGCTGATCGAGAGCTTCAAGTTCGTCATTTGATACGAGAGCAAACATGAAGTCGGCTGTCGCCGGTAGACCGAAGCTTTCGCTTGTGTTCTCGAGACCTGGATCGCTACTCGAATATCCATCTCTGTTTGTTTGTGTAGCAGTAACAACAGGAAGATTGAATTCAACAGCCAGACCGCGAAGTTCTTCGGCGATCGCCTTGATGTACAGATAAGAATTGATTGAAGAACCAAGCTTCAATCGTGAAGACATACAGATATTCAGATAGTCAATGTAGATAATATCTGGAGAGAAGTTCTTCTTTAACTTAAGTTCTTGTAGAAGATGTCTGAAGTGTCCAGCACCAGCAGCTGATGTTGGATATTCCTTGATGATCAGCTTACCCTTGACTCTACTCTTCAACTGGTTCATACGTTTGGCGTATGATTCTTTAGGTAGTTCTTGCAGTTCGTCAACAGTAATATTGAGAATGTTCGCATCAATACGTTCGGCGATCTTCTCTTCAGCCATTTCCATGGTGATGTAGAGAACGTTCTTACCTTGAAGAAGGTTAGCCGAAGCACAGTGAGTCATGAACAGAGTTTTACCAACACCTGTTCCTGCCAGAATAACATTCAATGACTTACGTACAAGTCCACCACGAGTGATCTTGTTAAACATCTCAAGGTCAAACGGAATACGCGACTCAGTCTTATGGTAGAAATCGTAACGAGTCTCAAAGTTCTCAAGGAAATCGTGACCGATGTTAGAGTCAAACGAAACACTCAAAGCTTCGGTAAGAATTTGTGGGATCGACCCCTTGTCTTTCTTATCTTTACTGTTTCCATCAATAATGTTGATTGACTCTTTGATAGCGTTCAGAATAGCACGATCTTGACAATGCTTCTCAGTTTCATCCATCAACCAGTCACGATTAGTCAAAGGATCTGGATGAATTTCACTGATTACTTCTACAACTTCTTGATACTGTTCTTGGCTTACGCTGAGTTTTTCTGCTTCAAGTGCAAGGATCTTCTGAGTTGGCAAGCTGTTATACTTGTCAATGAACTCTTTGATCATGGTGTAAACAATTTTGTTCGGTGCATTTGAGAAGTAATCCTCCTTGAGAAAGGGGATTACTGCTCTACAATACTCTTCGTCTACTACTAGATTGTTCAGAATTGTGGTTTCAATCATAAACTGTCCATCTCTTTGCGCAATCTTTACATTTATATGTTATCCAATAACTGTCAGCCGTTGGGTCATAATTACCAGTATTTGAACCATACTGTTTCTCATGGTTCAAATGTTCACACTTAGCTTGAATTTCTCCAATCATCAACTCAATGTTATAGATTGTATCTTCAAGCAGCTTAACTTTCTCATGCGTCTTCATCCAGTTCCTCATAAACTTGCTTCAGATCTTCATCACTGATCAGATTATCTCCAGCAAGCATGTACTTTTCTTCAATGTATGCACGGAACAAAGTATCTGTCAGAATTGGAAGCCAGAAGTCTTTACTGTAAGTATCAGCCTTACGGTAGTTTTTATCATAAACCTCACCTGTATTCATGTCAACCCTTTGATACCATCCATTTTTAGGCTTAATTACGTAACCAGACTCAAGTGCTACGTCAAGCAATCCTGACCATGTACTGATACCACCTTCAAACTTTACTTCAATCGGAATCTTTGACTTTTCCTTTACGTAGCGTGACTTCTCTACGTTGATGATGAAGTTGTAACCAGTAAGTTCAGTACCATCCTTTTCTTGTTGTCGACCAATAATGAAAATGTTATCAGCTGACAAATAAGGACCAGAACCACCAGATACGATAGCCTTCGGGAACATACCTTGTTCCATGTAGATGTGATTTACAACTACCATCGGAATATCCTTGATGGTCAGGTGTGGAGTAATAATACGGAACAATGACTTGATTTGCTTTGCTCTTGACATGTCTTGAGCAGAGTTACCAGACAGAGCGTCGTCAGCTTCCTTTTTAGAAGCAAGGTTGCCGAGTGAGTCGAGCATGATGATAACCTTGTCACCGCGCTTGATTTCTTCAAGTTGTTGAACGATGTCGAACTTGAGTTCTTCCATGTTAAGAACAGGAGTGTGAATTACACGTGAAGTATCAATACCAAGTGACGCGAAATACTTCTTACCAGCACCAAACTCAGAGTCATAGAACAGACATACAGCATCTGGATACTTTTCTAGATACGCCTTAACAGCAATCAAACAAAACAGTGTCTTGAAGTGCTTGCTTGGTCCACACCACAGAGTCAGACCTGGTGACAAACCACCATCTAAACTTGCTGAGTGAGCAACATTCAACATAGGGATTGGAAGTTGAACCATATCCTTCTTGTTGAAGAACTCCGAATCAGAAAGAATATCAGCGATCTTAATTGTTGATTTCTTTAGTAGTCGTTCCTTCAAACTCATTTCTTTTTCTCCAGTTCGTCAATTTCTGCAATGAATTGGTCGATCCGTTCTTTACGATTGGGCCAAACAATTGTGTCTTTTTCAGGGGATTTCGATAGATTATTCAGCAGTGGAAGGATCATTCCTTTAAGCTGAAAGAATTTGTTCTCCCAGCTCTCACTAGCCTTTGTTTTTGCTTGCTTTTTTGGCTTGATTTCTTCTGGTTTCGGATCAGGCTGACTGTCAGTAAATCCGAAATCATAGTCAGGTATCTGCATTACATCCAATCCTTTATTGGTCGTATTCTCCAGCCTACTTTCTTGACGATAAAGTTCTTAGAAACACCGAAGCGTTCCATCACCCACCGAGGAGAAAATCCGAGCTCTAACGCCGCGCGGACCATTCTCTTCAGTATATCGTCGTAGCTAGTCATCAAAGAAACTTTCTAGTGTGTTAACATATTCAGTCTTCCACCCAATAGTTCCAGTGATAATCTTCAGTGGGTCCAGGAAGGATTTGTCAAATTGCAAGTCATAATCTATATATTGGTCGATTCCAAGAGCTTTTGGAAGGCTGTGAACAACTGAGATGATGTTCTCTTTTACTGGGTTTGGTAGCTTCAGATAACAGAACTTGATCTTCTCACCTTCCATTACTGGAGGATAACGCTTGTCAAGACCACGAGTCTTAAGTAGATGGTTGTAAACAAGAGCACCACGCACGTGAATTGGAGTTCCAGAAGCATAGATGTTCGAAGCACTTGAGAATTTCGCAAGATTATTACACCCACGAGGGAAAGCAATATCTTCGAATGGAAGTGTTCTAAACTCTTCTCGGAACTTTGAGATAAATTCCATCAATGTTTCTTCATCACCGTTCATGATAATGTTGAGAGCTTGCTTGATCTTGTTTCGGCAAGCAGATGGAGTTGATGACTTAACTGCTTCAATACCCATCATCTTCAATTCAGGAGACTTGTAACGAACACCTTCGTTGTCCCACACGTTCAGAATGTAACGCTTCTTCGCAGTCCAGATACCCTTGTCAGCAATAGACTCACGCTTCATTTCCAAGAAGTTGGTGTAAGAATTTGTAATTTGAGCAAACTGAACAAAAAGTTTGTCAATATGTGGACCAAGTTTTTCTTTACATACAGTATCAACAAAATTAATCTTATCTTCCATAGATCTATTCTTCATGTACATATTGACAAAAGATCCTAGTTTCAGATAGTTTGAGTCAGTATCTACTGCAATTACATAATCAGCCTTGGTCTTAAGAAGGTAATTCAAGTATCTATTCATACCTGTTTCAATATAACGAATGGCATACTGACCAGACAAAGTAATTGCTTCAGCAAAGTCAACAGAATACCAACGGCAGTAAGCATTTCCGATAGCGCCGTAAAGGCTGTTCAGCTGGATCTTACGAGCCATCTGCATGTTATTGTATCGGGCAATCAGATTCTTGTTTTCTTTACTTGGATTTTCTTGATACGCCTTCTTGGCTTCAATCATAAGCTTCTTATAACGCTTACGATCTTCCATCATTGTTTCAACAATCTCTGGGAACAAACCCTTCTTAGTCTTGTCCCATAGAGTACCGTTCGCAGCATAGGTCACATCGTAACCAAAACTACGATCAACATTTACATTATCAAGTAAATCATCTACGCTTGGATACGGGATCTTACCTCTATACGTTTCTGGAGACAGATTATATTGTACAATCAGAGACGGATACAGAGAAGTAACGTCAAATGATACTACCCATTCATGCAGACCAACTTGAGGATCTTTAACATACGCACCAGCATATTGGTCGTTCTTGTTTGATACCTTGAGTTGTGGAATCACAAGCTTACGATCAAGCATGTAGTTGTGAATGATGGTATCCCAAAGTCGAACAGAAGTAAACACATCTTCTAGATTGATCTTGGCGTCATACGCAATAGTAAACGCCTGATCAAGCAGGTTCATTTTCTCGTCTAGTTTATCAACGAGCTCAACGTCGCGGATGTTATACTCAATGAATTTCTGAAAGTCTCTTTTGTACAGATCGAATAGATTGTCGTATTCAGAATAATCCAACTTCTTTTCACCAATTTCGACAAAGCAGATATGGTCAAGACGGTATGACTCCTGTTGAGAATACGTGAACTTCTTGTACAGTTGTTGATAATCTAGAGTAACAATACCCATTGGAGTATAGGATTGTTGCTCACGACCGAAGATCTCAATGTTATGCTCGTTCAGAATTCTCCATGGAGAGAGAAGCTTTGCGAATTCTTCTCCAAGAACAAGACGAATTCGATTTACCAGATACGGAATATCGAAGAACTCAATGTTCCATCCAGTAATAACATCAAGGTCAAATGCTTCCCATGACTTCAGAAACTTCAGTAGAAGTTCTTCTTCGTTCTTACAACGGAAGTACATAATGCGTTCATCATTGTGTGTAAATTCGCCGCATCCAAATACATGGATTCGGTTACCACACTTCAATGTGATAGCTGTTACTTCACGGTTGGCAAGCTTAATGTCAGGGAACCCGCCTTCAGAATCAACTTCGATGTCAAGTGTACCGATGTTGATCTTTTCTTTTTCGTAGATGATTTCGCCTGGATAATAGTCGTTGATGAAAGCATAGACGAACTTGTCAAGACCATAAATCTCAAAGTTGCTTACGTCAGAATACTTCTTCAGAAAGTCTTTACCTTCTGAGATATTCTCAAACGTAATCTTTTCAACTGGTGTTCCGTCTAACGTATGGTATTCACTTTCCTTCTTGGACGGAACGAACAAGTAAGGCTCGTATTGAATTTTTCTATTGATTCTTCTTCCGTTATCGTAACCCCGAAGGTAAATGTTATTTCCCCTCTGAATTGCGCTCGTGTAAAATTTCATACTGATACTCCGTTTGTATTCAGTAACTATACCTCAAGTCTGATAAATTGTAAAGTGTTTTGTTAGTCAATAACCAGCTTTGCGCTGTTATAATACAATGTTCTTGTATTCAGTCCATTGTATCCACCATTTACATGGTAGGTAACATCTTTGATGTTGTCTGCATCAGCAAATCTATTGATGCCATTTGCATGCCAATACCACCCAGCGGAACGTGTAGCTCCTTCAGGTGTTGACAAATAAGTCTTAAGCTCATCTAATGACTTGTTGATAGCTCTTGACAATGCAGTGTAGTTGGTTCTACCTGTAATTTGAATTAGACCACGTCCTCTAAACGCCCATCCGTCACCAGATGCTTCATCACCATTTCCGCCACGCTCTGCATACGCATGATTAGCAATCTTTTCAGGATTGCGAGCGTAGTTACTTACATTATACTTGTTGAAGTGGCTTGGCCAAGTTTTCAGTAAACCATCAGCAGAGTAATTGAGATTCTCTACTGTTCTTGAAAAGAGCGCAGATTCTACACCAACCGTAGCCAAGAAAGCGCACTTACGAAGCTTGGTGTTGATCTCAAACTCAGAGAATGCATTCTCTAAGAATGGAATGTAAATACCAAAGTTAGTGCTTCTAGCCCCATAGGTCTTTTCTAGTTGGTCTACTGTCAGTGTCATTTTCTGCGATTCTCTTTCTCAATTCAGAGGAACTGAAGGAGTGGTTCCTTGATATATAGTGAATAGGGACAAGAGATGAGGCAGTAATAAGAGATTCTTTGCCTGCATAATCTGATCCGAGGAAACGAACATTGATGTCTCGAGTTTTAAGTATGTTGATGAGATCGTTTTCAGTCTCGTAGACTATAATCTCATCAACATACTTGCATCCTTCTAACTGAGTATAGCGTTCGTAGATTGATTGTATTGGCTTGTTTTTACTATCACGTTCAATACGTGGATTCACATGCAGACCAACAATAAGATGATCGCATACCTTCTTGGCTTCTTTTAGGAATAGAACGTGTCCAGTGTGGAATAGATCCCATGCGCTCGCAGTGAATCCTACAACCTTTTCCACTTGCTCCCGAGGGTAATAGTAGTCCACATTCGTCTTGACCATGGTACATCTTCCATAAAATACAGCATTAGATCTTTGTCTGGGAACATCTTACATTCCCACTTGGGTTTGGGCTGGGCAGCAACGTACCCAGCCCTCTCATCCCATTTTAGTTCTGACATTACCTTTTCCCGATAGAGTATTTGGGTATTAGCTTCCAGTCATCCTTCTCTTTGTGGGCAACGATCTTGATTTGACTCATGGGTGCAGTTGGGCTGGAAGTTGACTTCGAATCAACAATAGTTACTAGACCCCACTCGGCAAGAAGATTAGCAATAGTATTTCTACGAGCAATATCACTTTCGGAAAAATCGGTTGGCTTACCGTCCAGAACAAACATTTGCTTAAAGTGGACAATGTAATACTTGTTCTTCTTGTGCAAAATGTGACAAGATTGATAAAGGATTTTCTCTTTTCTGGAAGCAACGCCGATTCGTGTAAGCGTTTCCTTGACTTTAAGAAAGTCATCTGGCTTTGCCAGCTTAACTTCGACCATCGATTCTAAAATATCACTCATTACTATCACCTTTGTTCTTGTTTCTTCTTCAATAATTTGACTTGTGCGTCAGTGAGAATGGCAAGAGCAGCTTCAGCCTTTACAGTGTTATATCCATAAGCCTGTTTTACTATCTCAAGGTCACTCACACCTTTTTCTTTCTTGTACCAGGGAGTGTAGGGTCGTTTCCACTTCCTTACACTATTTATGAGGTACTCGAATTGCATCAAATTATCAAGACCATGAAACAAATTCATGTTGTTTGAATCCATTACCGTGTCAATATTATACGATAATGCTTTGTTTACAATAAACGGATTATACTCTTGTTCTTCAACTTCAGGTATCTCTCCGTTGCGAATGATATTCTTCCCGTCTTGAAGAATATCCTTTACATACTCAAAAGGGTTTGTTGACATAAACTCTCCATTATAAATAAACGTAGGTCGCGAGGGTGAGAGCTCCACCTACACTAGTCCCTGAAGGAGAACCAGCACATGACTATTTATTGTCCAATCGCCGAAGCATTAGGTGTGACTCCCCAAGAAATTGACTATGTCAATGGTTGGGAAGGAAGAATTGTACATACGCATATTCATTGTAACTTCAATCTTGGATTAAAAAGATCTGAAGAAGCAAAACGAAATATGAGTTTAGCACAAATCAATTCCAAAAATCACTCTACTAGAAATAAGAAAAGACCAGATTTTGCTAAAAGAATGAAAGGTGAAAACAATCCTTTCTTCAATAAGTCTCATACTGCTGAAACTAAATCTAAAATGTCAATAGCTGCACAGAATAGATCAGAAGAAGTAAAGAAAAAGTATTCTGACATAGCTAAAAATAGATCTAAAGCATATATTGAGAAATTAAGTAAAACTCAGAAAACTAAACGACATTTTACTGATGGCGTAAACAATCTTTTCATAAATCCAGCAGATGGTATACCTGATGGTTATCGTCCAGGAAGAACACTTAAGCCCAGAGTGCTCATTTGAAAGTACAGTTGATCATGATTTCAGTAAAGCAAGCAACTGCATTGATCTCAGGATTAGCAACGAACGCATGCTTGAATTGATATTCGCCAGCCGTGATTACAAACTGAGGAATAGACTCTGCTTCAAGAACATCAACAGCGTTGTCATACAACATACGAAGCATAGTGTTGAAGTCCATGTCTGAGTTTTGAGCAACCCAGCGACGCATCTTACCAAAGTCCTTATCCTTCAGAGCCTTGATTAGAGCACGGAAAGAGTCGACGTTGTGATCAACTAGAATACCAGAGTCAATCTTACCAGTTACAGAGTAACGTTGAAGCTCATTGATAATACGACGGAAGTCTGGGAAGTGTACACCGATCAACTCGGCAACAGCACCCTTGTCATATTCAATACCTTCAAGAGTAAGAATTTCTTGAATACGCTTGAACAGTTCCATTGCGATCTGTTCTTTGTCCTTCTTCAGAATCTTGAATTCGATAGGAGGACAACGCGAACGAAGCGGCTCAAGAAGCTTGTTCTTGTAGTTACAAGTCAGAATAAATCCACAGTTTGCAGAGTATTCTTCAATGAAGTTACGAAGAGCAGGCTGAACAGATTGAGCGTTTAGGTAATCCGCTTCGTCAAGAATGACGTACTTTCTGCGTCCAGTAAATGATACAGTAGCCGCAAAGTCTCGGATATGTGTGCGAAGAGTGTCAATGTTTCTCCCTTCAAGTGATCCGTTGATAACAATGTAATCAGCTTCAAGTTCTTCAAGCATAGCTTTGGCAACAGTAGTCTTACCTGTACCTGCACCGCCGCTAAGAGTCATGTTTGGAACATCACCTTTAGCGACGAATTGCTTGAAAGTTTCCTTTAGATTTTCTGGTAGAATACAGTCATCGATCTTCCTTGGACGATACTTCTCTGACCATAGGAATTCGTTTTGATTAGTATTTAATTCATTCATTATAATACTCCATGACATAAATAATCATATAATGTGGTTCGCGGAGTACCAGTCCCAACCACTCTATTCTAACGGGAGAACAGCACATGTTTACTTATATTCCTTACACTTACCTCATCGGCTGGACCAACCACAATAAGTGGTATTATGGTGTACGATTTGCTAAGAATTGTTCTCCATCAGAACTGTGGAGAACATATTTCACATCATCAACTCATGTAAAAGAATTCAGAAAACAATATGGTGAACCTGATGTAATTGAAATCAGAAAAACCTTTGTTGATTCTCTAAAAGCAAAAACTTGGGAACATAAAGTTCTAAAGAAACTCAATGTAATTAATGAAGAGAAATGGCTAAATCAAAACCATAACATGTTTCCATTTAATACTAAGAACAAAGATTATATGAAAACGCCTGAATACAAAGAAAAGATGAGGCTTGCTAAACTTGGATCTACACCTTGGAATAAAGGTAAGAAAGGTCTCCAAACACAATCAGCAGAAAGAAGATTACAAGTTAGTCAGCAAATGAAAGGAAATACTCATCTTAAAGGATTTAAACATAGTGAAGAAACCAAAAGAAAGATGAGTGAAGCTCACCGAAAATGTTAGCTTTTGCGAACTTCGGTGGCAATCCAGTATTCACGGTCGTCGTTCTCAAAGTGAGCGAGACCCTTAGAAGATACAGTAACTGTGTAGTCCAGTTGCTGAACCTTTAGATTTTCTACCTTGAACACAACTCGGAAGTCTGTGTCCGTGTCACCAAGATCTAGCTTGAAAGTATCACCAGACTTGTTTGAAACGTCCTCGGCACTCACAGTAATTGTACCGTCGGCACCAGTAATAACCACTTCTGGAACTTGAAGAACAGAAGCAGCGCGGTGAATCTTATTGATTGCTTCACCCTTTAGAAGAAACGCTGCGTCGGTTGAAGGAAGAACAATATCCTTCTTAGGAGCAGCAACAATAGTGTCGATCGATGCATAATACATCTTCGTCACGTACTTGTTCTTATCACTGATGACCACATGATCAGACTTGAAGTCAAAATCAGGATCATCCATAATTGATACTACACCAAGAAACTTGGTAAGATTATGAAGAGCAATTTCCACTGGGAAGTTGTCATCTACTGTAGTCTTAGCCACAATAGTCTTTGAAGGTGAAACGGTCTTAAGTACATTTCCCTTACTAATCGCAATAGATGGATTGATCGTAGAGAATTCCTTGAGCGCGTTTACAGCCTTGTCACTTAATTTCATAGTTTAACTCCTTCAACATTAACGAACCATCAGTATAAACCCATTGACCATTATTGTCAACTGTTGCGTATACCACTTTATTAATACCTAACATGTGTTGTAATTGCTTCTCATATTTCTTTAGAATACAATACACTTCATGTGCTGTATATTTTTGCATTAGCTCTTGCTACCAAGCTTACCTGGGTCTACTGTTGCAGCAGCACCAACTTGAGCAAGATCCATCAAAGTACCACCGAAGATGTATGAGCCTACGTGTTGTAGACCAATCCATGGGCATAGCCATACCTTAAGACCAGCATTACGAGCCCATTGACAGAACATGTAATCTTCTGACAAGTAACGGAATGAGAACTCATTACCATCTACGTCGTGCTTGGTGTCATCAATAAAGGCTACGATTTCATCAGGAGTAGCTTCTGGGTTCTTCTCAAAGAACTTACGAATCTGAGTACGAATATGAGCATGCTTATTGTCAATCAGAGCATCAAAGAATGCCATGATTTCGCGAGAACCATCAAATGCCGCAGTGCGCACGTGGTCTGGTCTGTACATAAGCTCAGTATACTTTTCTTGCATCTTCAGTAGTGAAGACTTACGGATCATCATAAAGCCTGTTCCGCCTTCAAGAATTTCTGCAGGTTCAGTGAGAAGAATTTGGTTCTTGCCGCCAGCTGGATTGAATACGTAGTCACCAACAAAGCGTCCAAGATTATTTGGGTCTTGATCGGCCATACCCTTATCTACTGCAACCTTGATCTTTTCCCAAGCAATACACTTCTTTGGGTAAGGACCGCAGAGAATATCATATTCGCTATCTTCTGATTGCATAGCAAGCATGTTAAACACATCTTGAGCATTGAATCCAATGTCAGAGTCAATGAAGATCATGTGAGTACAATCAGAACGAATGAATTCGTCTACGCAGTAGTTACGAGCACGAGTGATCAAAGATTCGTTAAACAAGTAATAGAAGCGAACTTCAATACCATAGTGGGTTGACATTGCAGCAAGATCGTTAGTAGAACGACAGAACATACCAGCGCATTGTCCACCGTACATTGGTGTAGCTACGAACAGCTTACGCTTTTGCATTTCCTCGATAGGAACATTTACTTCCATTTGAAATCCTTTTATTGGTGCTTTTCATCTCTCAAGTCTACGCCTGCACCGGAACCAAATCCAGACTCATCTAGAATTGGCTGTACTGATACTTCCATAAGAATCTCTGGCTTACTTGATGTTACTGGAGTAGCAGGAGTCTTTGTGGCTTGTTCTTGATCGTGAATGTGTAATTGAATGATTGCGTAGTGAATAACCTTTAGAAGATCACTACGCCAAGCAGCCGGATCACCCTTGCGACCGTAACGTTGTGCATACTTAAGTACGTTACCGATACAGAAGCCTGTGCCGTGTCCTGAGTCAATAATGAACTCAGTTGCTTGATATTTGTTTTGGGAATAGTGTTGACCGTAGGTCTTGTCGATGTAAGATTGAAGTTCGGCGAGCGTGGCGCCTTCATTATACTTGTAGTCAATAGTCATTGAAACCTCACTGGATCATTCTTACGTTCTATTTATATAGCGCGTAGGGGTTAGTTGAAAAAATCTTCCAACGTATTTGTTGGAACTTCTGCGGTTCTGTCCTTCAGGCGAAGCTCTGCGTGGCCAGTTGTTTCACGAATATACATTGTGCAATGGTGTGGAAACATCTCAACGATCTTACAAATAGAATCATGGACGTATTCCTTGGTACGAATGGTTTGTAGACCACCATCTTCCTTGTAGTAGTTTGACTTGACAGTATAGTTGTCTAGTCTGCATACAGCACCGTTCTTGATGTATTGACGAATGCTGTATTCATAATCTTCACCGTGATTGGTAACACGAGCAAGGAATGGATCGTGTTCAACAATAACGCCGAACATAGAAGCAATCACATAACAAAGCTTTGTGTAAACGCGATCCTTCATGAAGTATGCGTTAGAAGCAGCGTAGATACCAAAGGTCTTGGCACCAACCTTTTCGCATTCTTCAAAGCCGCGTTCAATGATTTCCTTTTCAAGATTGTCGATCGGACCAAGCTTTTGTTCACTGATCTTGCGTTGCACTTCCTCAACGTCATCGTCAAACATCATCAACTTGGTTCCTTCTGGATACCAGTTCTCGATGAAGTTACGTTGAGCACCAATAGTTGGAACACCAAGAACGATGTTCTGACAAGGAGTATCCTTCAGACTCTTAGTATACGCGTCAAGTTCTTCTTCGTTAGCCACGAACACAGTGATCTTTGCTGGATCAATTTTGTGATGTTCAAGAACCTTCAGCGTCTTCTTCTTGATAGTTTCCGGTCTCTTATATGACGGAATAGCAATTTTATAGTCAATCATTAAAAGAAATCCTCCAATGATCCGGCGGTAGCTTTACCGTAAGGATCTTCCATATTATGTTTGGCCATGTAATCAAACCACTCTTGCTCATCCCACATACCTGGAGAAACTCCATTCCAAAGCTTGCGCCAATATGGGTGATTCTTGTTAGCTCTACGTTCTTCTACGTATTGCTTACGTAGTTGTTCATACTCCCAAGACTTACAGTCAAGTAGATCTTCGCGAAGATAAGCAACGATAGTCATACGATCTGGATTTTCGCCACCGAGTGGAGCGTTTCCGTGAAGAGCAGTGTGATTGGCTACAAGAAGTAGATCACCTGGCTCTAGCTTAACGGCTGCTCTATACTCTGGTAGAATCAACTCAGCGCCTTCCCAACCTTTACCGAGAGCTGACAAATTAGAGAAGCCAGCAGCAAAGTCGCCAGCGTCAAGGTGAGCAGCTGTACGGAAGTTGTGATTTACAGTGAGAGTACTAAAGACTGTTTCATCAATAGTGAAACGAGAATCTAGTTGATCAGCCGCGTAACGTTGAGCAGACCAACGTCGGGGAAGCAGTTCCCGGAAACAGTGGTTCAGTTTCTTAAGAAACTTGAATGACTTAGCAAAGTCGTCAGGGTATTTTTCGGTAAAGCTTGTAACACGCCCATAAGGAATTCTTGGATATCTTGAATAGAAGCCTGCAACACCGGACATAACTGTTTGGGCGTAGTTGGTTTCGGAGATAAAGTTGTCAAGAATGAATTGAGCTTCTTCTCTTCTTGTTGCATCATCTTTATTTGATAATCCCTCAACCCATCTGTCGAACCATCCAAAGTAGGGATCGTGGTGTGCACAGACCTCGCTACGTAACCATACGAAACCACGTGTGATATCAACTTGCTTTCCTTCATGTCTCTTCTTGATAGCTTCTAGACTGTCATCGTCTAGTAGTGAGTTAGCTGTTCGAGTAAGGAACTCAAGAACTTCCACTTGATAAGGAGTAACCCACTCACGTCCGCCGCGACCAGAAGCATGCAGGAACTCACCGCGAGGACCAGCCGCCATCCCCCGATTTTGAGATTCTGTGGCTGCGTTGATGAGTCCTTCATAGCATAGATCCTGTTCTTCTTGAGTGAACACATTCTTACGGAACATTACAAGAATATTATCTTCGTTCATTGTTCCGTCAATAGAAGGTCCATAAACGTCAGTATCTTCAGTAATCAGAGTGTCATAATGACTCTCATCAAGAAACACACCACGTAGGTGGTCGCAGTTTAGTTTATTCTTGGCGTAGATTACATTTACATGTTTCTTGCGGCAAGGTTGATCACAGTCTTTAAGACAGTTCTTCATTTGTATTCTTCCACGTTGAGTCAATGATCAAGTATTTAGACAGATATTATACTACACTTTGACAAATTTGTCAATAGCTTTTCTGGCGCGCTTGACCTTTTTCCATCTATTCATGGCTTGTTCTTTGTGGAACTTGTGAGCTCTATTGATGTGGCACACACCAATAAGGTGATCATACTCATGAAGAAATACTCGTGCTGACATACCATCTAGAGTCATTGTTTGTGACTCATTTGATGGGAATGTAAAACGAACCTTGATCATTCGAGGACGACGAATCTTTACTGCTAGACCTGGGTATGACAAACAACCTTCGTCAAGCAGAACTGTCTCTTCTGACATCTCAACAATACGTGGATTGATTACAATAGTTGCTGGCGTAGAAGCCATAGCAAAGATACGATAAGGAATACCGACCTGTGGTGCGGCAAGCCCAAGACCGTTTTCATTGATCATCTTCTGAGCCAAAGCTTCTGAGAACTCAAGAATATTGAATGGCGAATTATCAAAATTGAATCGTTCCGCTTCTTGAGTTAGAATTGGGTCGTCATAGTTTACTAGAGTAAGATCCATAGTATAGTTCCTCGTCGTCATGTACAATTGTTTTCTTTGGCTTAGGCTTTGGTTCAATACCAAGTAGAGAACGCTTTATTTCCTTTGCCATTTCACGTCGAAATTCATCTTCGTGTTCTTCTTCGTTCATAGATTCAATACTTTCCTTAGATTAGGACTTTCGTAGTTTGGTCCCTTGATTACCTTACCGTCTTCACGGCGGACAGGTTTACCGTCAGCACCAAGCTTTGTCATGTTGCTTCTGTGAATTTCATCAAAGCAAGCATCAAGATCAATACCGAACGCTAGACCAGCACCATATACTACATATAGGATGTCTGTTAGTGCATCAGCAACTTCAACCAAATCTTTTTCTTTGATCGCGTCACGCAGTTCCTTGAACTCTTCACGAATCAAAGCAACGCGCAGATTTACAGTCTTTCTGTTTGGGAATTGAGGAGAAGGCTTGTTTTCTACTTCAAACTTCTCATGGAACTCAAGAACTTTTTGGAAATTACTCGTCATTCTACTATCCTTATATAACATGGCTTGCCAAGTTTGTTCATTTGTTGAATCATGTTTTTGGAACCCGGAGAAGATCCGTCCCAAAGAACGATGGCTGCATCTGCAATCTTTGCCATTTCAGCATTTCTGATTGGTCCTGCAGCCTTACCGTGTTTGTTCCAGTCAGCTGGCATTTCAATAAGACCGAGGTTTGATACTCTGGCATACTTCTCGCCTAGAGAATCTACACCTCTCGCCTTACCACATACAACATCAGTTATAGTATAGCCTGAAAGCTTAATAGTTTCAAGCAAAATCTTATAACTCTCAAGGTCTTCAGGGAAATTTCTACTTCCGGCGATCACTACTTTCATACTTTATCTCCATAGTTTTCCATTGCCCATTTATACTGACTGTGGTCAGGAGTGAGTAGTTCATCATTAATGTAAGTATCTCCAATCATGATATTACGATATACCCAATAGGTGTTACCAAGATTATCATACGGACAGAATATACGTTCGCCAAGAGGTCCGCGAATTACTTCACTTGTCCAACTCATTAGTCTACCATCCTGCTAAAATTCTTGACTTTTTCAAACTTTACTACACGCTCAAACTTGTCACTGATGTTCTCAGTCTTGTGACTGATAATGAAGATGTTCGTATCCTTTACAAGTGATTGTAAGATCTTCATAAATTCTTCAGAACCTGATGCATCCAGCGATCCATCAAAAATTTCATCCATGACAAGCAGATTGGTACTGTTGCTATTTCTGATCTTAGATATGGTTCTCCAACAAAGCATGAGAGCCAAGTCAATACGACACTTCTCACCTTCACTGAAGGACTCGTAGGAGAAATCGTCTCGGTATCTTGACTTGATTTTTTCATTGAAGTTCTCATCCAGCTCGAATTGAACGAAGAAGTCCATCGCAGCTAAATACTTATTTATAAGTTTGTTCATGATCGGAATATACTGCTTGATGATCTTGGCTTTAATCCCGCCATCCTTCAGCAATACAGACGCGATGTCAAGAGTAGCCTTGTCATGAACAAGTTCTTCCTTCAACGCTTCATAACCAGCAGCCAATTCAGTCAGTTCTTTTAGCTTCTTCTTTTCTACACGAACCGAAGAGTCTTCAGAATTGATTGAGTTGATTTGATCTTCTTCAGAAGCGATTTGTTTTTCAATGAATTTGATCTGACTGTTGTTTGTGTTAAGTGTTTGATACAACTCAATAAGTCTGTCCTTTGTTTCCTTGATTTCAGCAAGGCGCAGACTTACTTTGTTCCACTCTTCCTCAAGTTTAGTTAGAGCATCTTCCGTCTCTGTGAGCGATTCAGTTTTGGAATCGATGGTCGTGCATTTGAATTCATGATCGATTCCCTGTCTGCACGTTGGACAGGTATCATTGACACTGAAGAAAGTAATATCTGCTTTAAGCTTTCTGAGTTTGTCATCTAATTGTTTCTCCAATTGAGTAATGGTAACGGATTTTTTACTTACAGCCGTCTCGTCTTCAACAGTTGTTTCAAGTTCGCTGATGGTTTTTTGTAGAGCTTCGTTCTCATTTACGAGTTCAGTTACGTTCTCTCTCATGTTATGAATAAGAAGCTTCTTACCATCCACAAGCTTTTGACTGTTTTGTTCTAAACTCTTGATGTGTTTCTTTTGCATCTCGATCTTCTCATCATGAAGATCGATTTGATACTTAACATCCATCAGAGCAGACTTATTCTCTGCAATCTTATCACGAAGTAATCCAAACATGACAGAGAAAATACCAATGTCAAGTAGATCTTCGTTAAATTCTCTACGAGCGTGCGCTGGCAGCTGCATAAACGGAACGTAGGTTGATGCGCCAAGAGTAACGATTTGAGTAAATGATTTGTGATTAAGCTTTAGAATATGCTTCTCAAGATAATCTTGATAGTCTCTAGAAGCAGCATCTTGATTGATCAGAGTTCCATTTTGGAAGATCTCAAATATCGTAGGCTTAATACCGCGTCTTACCTTATACTCATTTTGATTGATAGAAAATTCAATCTCACAAAGCAAACCCTTACCATTGATACTGTTAATCAGCTGTGGCTTGTTAATCTTACGGAAAGGCTTACCATACAATGAGAATGAAATCGCATCAATGAAAGTACTCTTTCCGGCTCCATTTTGTCCAACAATTAGTGTAGTTTCATGAGAGCACAAGTCCATTTCTGTAAACACATTTCCGCTGGACAACAAATTCATCCATCTTACACACTTAAATATAATCGCCATTTTAAGCCTTATCTATACAAGAAATGGTATGCCTAGAAATAACATTTGTGGCGTAGCTTTTACCACAGTTACTACAAAGCACCTTTGAGAATACTCTTCCTTTGTTGTAAGAATGTCCCATATGAGCTAATCTATTTTGTTCTTTAGCTGATTCGGTATGTTTCTTACCTTTGAATCCAGAAATCGTCCCTTTCTTTGATTCTGAAATTTTTGCAGCCCAAAGCTCTTTTTCTTTGAACTTTCTAGACTTTCCTGTTAAAGAATCTCTACGTTTTGCAATATGCTCTTCGGATTGAGATTTTCCTAATTTAGCAATTCGCATTTTATGTTTTGATTCATCACTACATTTAATACCCAATCTACCTAATTTTTGCGCTGTTTTTATTGCTTCAGCGTTTGTTATTTGACCTGATAAGGTTTGCCAAGCAATTTTATCTTGCCATCTACCATACATTTCATATAATTGTTTATGCGCTTCAGCATGCTCTTCTATAGACAATTCAATTAAATTATCTGGAGAATTAGATCCTCCAACATGTTTTGGTATTTTATGATGTTTGTGATACATTATTATTCTAAATTTACTGCTTCATAATAAAGAGAAGTCAATAATTTCTTTACTTGAACTGGATCTGAAGAAATTTCAGAAGCCATAGCATCAATTGTTTTGTTCAATATTGTTACTGTATCTTCAACACCATCCACAATATCACTTTCATCTTCTAGTTGAAGACTCAACTCATCAGCAATAATTTCCATGTTCAATGGATTTGCTCGCTCAAGCTTGTCAATAAACATATCCAACCAGTATGGATTGTTCTTTTCCTTTACAATTACCTTAACATAAGTTCCGGTATATAGCTCAGGATCAAAGTCTAGAAGTGTTTCAATGCTGTGGTTAGCATCGTCATAGTATAATTTATTAAACATTGTATATGGGTTTGGTATAAAAGTCAAGCTTCTAGTATCGGTATCAAATACGTGAAACCCTTTCTGATCACCATAGTCAGACCAAGTCATTTCATACGGACAACCCAGATAGTGAATGTTACCTCTATGTGACTTGTGATGAAGGTGACCAGAAGCAACTAGATCAAACTTAGAGAATACGTTGGACTCAAGTCCATGATCAACGTAAGTTCCCTTGTACATTTCGAAGCCAACAATTTCCAGATGACCGAACAGTACTTGAGCCTTAGTATTGTGTAGAAGCTCCATTGTTTCATCTTGATTATCTTGACAGATCCAAGGAATCAGAGCAATCTCAACACCATCGTATGTCTTTACTTGAGGTCTATCCACAATGTTGTAACCCGCGTAACGATCAAACAGAAGGTCTGGTGAGTTTACATTGATGGTATTCTTGAAATATGATGTGTGATTACCTACGATAAAATCGTATTGAATACCACGTGCTTCAAGTTGATCGAACCACATATCCTTGGCGCGCTTCAGAGTGAAGTAGTTTACAAACTTTCTTCTCTCGAACGTGTCGCCAAGGTCGATTACGTTTGTAACATTGTGCTTGTCGATATATGGGAACACAATGTTTCTGTAAAATTTCTCATAGTAATCTAGAAAAGCAATATTATCATTACGAATACCAAAGTGTTGGTCAGTCATCAATACTATTTTCATACTCTCGCCTTCTTGAAGTTAGCTTCACGATCATACTTTTCAATGTTACTCTTGCAGAATTCTTGAATACTCAGTAGAGTAGTTCTGTAGTTGTAACGAATATTATCCGGAGTGTTTTTATCACTCAGCTTCAACGCCATATCAAGAATCAGTGGCGGAATGTTGTTGTATTCCTTCTGCATTGTTATCTTCCTCTATAAAAACTTCCACGCCCTTCTTCTTGGCGGGCTTGTTTTTGCTTTGCAGCTTTGCTTCGTAGTCAGTAACGAATTTATCCATTCTGTCTACGTGATCTTTGTAGTGGTGATTTGATCCCTTCTTGTGAGCAGGCATGTCAGTACCACCTTCTCCTGAACCCATGTATTCCATAAGCTCATCTAGAACATTTAGGTTCTCAAATACCTTGTACTTCACATAGGTTTGCTTATGTTCCTTGGCGATCCTATGCAAGAATGCATTATAAATGATCATTGTAAAATAAGCAAATGGATTATTTGACTTTTCTGGGTTGAAATTGTGCATATAAGCAATACAATTCTCAATTCCGTCGCCAATCATTTCTTCCTTGTAAGTATAGGAAATGAAGTTTGACTTATACGATAACTTAGTAGCAATTTTCAAAATACAAGAACCAATATACTCCGGAATTCTAGGAGCCGGAAGGTCGTTCTTCTTACATTCTCTATACTCATTAATGTATTTGATCATATGAGTATACAGCAATTTATTATCAACGTAGTGTGCAAGAGCTTTCTTGCCGGTAGCAACTTTTTTATTCATCTAAGTACCTTTTTGCTTGACTTTTTTGCAGATCACGGTATAATAGCAATGTGCTTCTTAATTAATAGTAGTGTTACCTGAACGTTCCACCATCGCAGTGATTAAGTCCATGAGCTGAGCCTTGTCCGAAGTAGCTGGAGCGGCGTCAGCCTCCGAAGGAGGAAGCAGCTTCCTTTTGTAGACGCCCATATATTTGTTGTAGTAAGAAAGTGTTTGTTCATTCAGATCACTGAAGTGCACAATATGTTCTCTACCAATATCGACATAGTCTGAAGCTGACAAAGAGTTATATTTCACAAAATATAGAATGTACTGTTCGTCTTGAAGACCGTAACGAGCTTCAAAAACATCACGTATACGGAAAGCATCATTTCCAAGTGACTCTACTTCGCCTACAATTTCTTCACGAGTGGTGAGCTTAATTACTTTTACTGTCATTTGAGATTCACCTTATAAATTTTGTATTCAAAACCTTCAGTAGAATAGATCTTGATTCTTTCTTTGAAATGGTTGAGAGTATAGTTCACATTGCTCTTGTGACTTAGATTGTCAGCAATGTCGAACAGAGTTGCTCCAATCTTGTCATCAGCTTTACGTAGAATGCGACCGATTGATTGAAGAATACGAACAATAGATTTGCTTGGAGAAGCAAAGATCAGATTGTGAAGACGCTTGATGTTGATACCAGTAGAGAAGGTTCCGTAAGAAGCAATGATGATTGCGTTATCTTCTTTCTCAACAATAGAACGTATCTCATCACGTTCTTCACCGTCGACTCCACCGTGCACATAATATACTGGACGATCAGTTTCTTTTTTGATCATCTCGAACAGCTTATCACCGTGCTTCTCAACGTATTGATAAAGCACCAGAGTGTTACCACCATCAAGCGATAGAACCAAATTCTTGATAAACTTGTTGCGCTTCTCATTGCGCACTAGAAAATCCATTTCCTCTTGATATGTATACTTCTTTGCAGCGTCACAATCTTCTGGTGAGTGATTGAGAACTAGAGCCTTGATCAACAGTTGTGAAACGTGTCCTTGTTCCATTAACTCAGAAGTTGTTGTTACTTTGCGTACCTTACCAAACAGACCTTCAAGAACCAGCTTGTTTGTAAGAGAACCATCAAGAGTGCCTGTAAGACCGAAGCGATATGAACAATCGGTAAGCTTGGTCATGATTGATACTAGAGAAGTAGCCTTGAACAAGTGTGCTTCGTCACCAAACACAACCTTGAACTGTTGAAAGAATTCCTTTGGCATCTTGTAGATTGACTGCCAAGTAGAAATTGTTACTCTTGCATTACTGTTCTTTTCAGAACCGCTTGTAATAGTATGGATCTCACCCTTGTATCCATAGTCTCTGAAGTCAGAAGCCATTTGGTGTACAAGAGAAACGGTAGGAACAATGATCAGAGTCTTTTCAGCATACGCTCTTGTAAGCATGTAAATGATAAGAGACTTACCTGAAGATGTTGGAGAAAGCAGAACAGCTCTTTTCTTGCGCATGGCGTAGATGAAAGCTTCTATTTGATATTCTCTTGGAACGTGTGGAAGATTGAGAGATTCAATAAACTCTTCAGCTTCCTTGAGTGAGAACTCTTCATCACCTGATTCGTATTCATACTCTACTTCGTATTCTCTTGAAGCAGCAAATTCTTCAATGGCTGGAACAAGACCAGCATAGATCTCACGAGTAAGCATGTTAAATAGACGGATCTTACCGTCCCATACTTTTGCTCGTACCTTTGGATGGAACTTCGCGTTCGGTACTGTGAAAGTAAACTCATCAGAAAGTTCTTGCGCAGTGGATGGACTGCAGAAAATCTTTACTACAACCTCATTCACTTTCTTGATGAGTATTCTATCAGTCATTATGCACCAACTTTGAACTGTTCCCACTTGACAGCATTCGTAATGTTGAAGTTACGACTGCCGATGGTTTTGATTATTGAATCGAGAAGTTCGATCTTTTCTTGCTGATAAGCAATGCGTAAATTAAGGTCAACCATCTCTTGGTCAGCCTCAATATACATTTCTGTGTCTCCACGGATGATTCTTTTAGGATTTGGGGACCAACCCCGCTCTTTGAGCGTTTCTTCGTCTAAGACTCCGGTAAAGTATTCAAACTTAAGAAGTTTTAATTGCTTTTTCTTCTCATTTAGTTTTCTGAGCACCAAACGTTCGTTGGTGAAGATCTTAAAGTATTTGTTATGAAGCTTGGAAGTTTTCAGAGCTTCGTTGCCAAGTTCCGTTCTATCGATTTCAGAGTCAACGTCCCAAAGCTCAAAGATTTCATCAACTGTCATCACGACCCCACAAAATTATCAATTGTTTTAATATAAGTCTTTCACCCATTAAAGTCAAGTAGTTTTACAACTTAGTTCTTGTAAACTCACGGTATTTGAGAACAACGGTGGCGGTGATGTAGTCAATGTCAGTGTTCTTTGAGTCGAACTCAAGCATGCTCAAAGCTGATGGAATTACGTCGATGAAATTAATCAGAATGTTTGGATTCATTGAACTGTTAAGAATAGTAAGTGTAGCATCTCTCATGATACCTTTACCAGTAGTTGGTCCCTGAGAAGCAATAGCATCATACTGACCATAGTTGTTAGGAAAACCAAGACCAGTCATCCAGTCAAAGATGTCAAAGTAACTGTTAAGGTCTTCATCAATCTTGAACTCAACAATTAGATCACCAAAAGTAACGTGATCGCCAGCAGTGATCAAACGATTAAACGGTGTTTGAATTACATTTGTGTTGTTAAGATTGTATGGTGGAAATTTTACAGACTGAACAAAGTAATTGAATGTGTGTAGATTTGGAATCTCAAACTTAAACCCAGTAGGTGAAAGGAAATTCTTGTTTGATGGTTGGTCAACAATAGCGTTCATCGGTCACTCCATTTTCATATATTTATGTGCACAAAAAAGGGGAGCAACAAGTGCTCCCCTTAGTTCGTCCGGTTGACCCGGCTTCTATTATAGAAGGTTCTTGATTAGTGAACGACGGTAGAACACGTTCTTGTTTTGAACAAGAGTTCCGTCGGAGTAAGCAGCACCTTGTGAGAATGGATTTGCTACAACGCCGTAACGTGTCTTAAATCCAATCTTTGGTTGGAAGGTATCTTGACCAACTGCACGAACCATTTGTAGTGGTACGTATGGGCAGTAGAATAGACCAGCGTCGAACGCTGAAGATCCCTTATAACCGATAACCGCATAGTTACCACCAGCGTATGGGTCTACGTAGACTCGGATACGTCCGTTTAGAACACCAGCGAAGGTATTACCTGTGTCATCAACTTGTAGGTTGTTGCTGTTTAGAGCAGGAGTGTAGTCTAGAACACCAGCCATTTGAAGAGCAGAAGCCACGTCTGAAGAACAGATCATGAAGTTACCCTTACCACGACGGGTTTGCTTAGCGATCGCATTTGATTCGCGTTCTAGTTGGTACATTAGACCCTTGAACTTTTCAACTGACCAACGACCGTTTGAGTCGATGTCAAGGTCGAAGGTTCCTGATACTGAAGTTTCAACAGAACCTGGAACAGCTGTTAGCACAACAGTACGGATGATTTCACGGTTGATGTCAGCCATGATTTCAGCTTGTAGAATTGTTGCTAGTTCTGTTTCAGCGTCAAGACCGTGGATAGCCTTTAGGTCTTGAGCTAGTTCGATTGAGTATTCAGCCTTTAGAGCACGGCTTTGAGCAGTTACTGATACGCGCTCAATGGTGATTGCCATTTGTGCGAAGTCAGTGTTGCCGGTTGAACCTAGAGCTTCAGCTTGGGCTGTTGACATACCACCAGCAAAGTTGTATGTTTGTGAGTTACCAGAAACAACAACAGTGTTAGATAGACCGTAAACACCACCAAGGTCAGAGTTAGCGTCACCAACTACTTGAGTGTTACCAGCGCGGATAGTTGACCATCCGGTGTTGGCTTCGTAGTAGAAGGCTGTGTTAGCACCAGTTGGGTCAGTGCTTGAGTTGTATTGTGCGCCGTATTGTGGACGTAGGGCGAAGATAAGACCAGTTGGACCAGTCATTGGCTGAACGCCGCAGAAGTCATAAGCTACGAGGTTAGGCATAGCACGACGGATTAGAGAGATAAGCACTGGGTCGTAGTTCAAAGAACCACCAGTTACGTTAACTGGAGCAGCGCCTGAAGTTTCTAGAAGTGAAGTAGGAGCAAACGCACCTGACTCAGCAAGAGCATGCTCGGTGTTTTCTAGAAGTTGAGCAGTCACTGAACGACGGTGAGAGTCTCTGAAAGAAGGCGCATCTGGGTGGTCGAGAACAGGTGCCCACTTCTTTTGAATTGCTTCATTAATATACATATTTTTCTCCTTGTATACTTTCCCTATGGGTTATTATTATTTATAAAATTTACTTCTTTGACAATCTTGAGAGACTGTCAACATAATGTGACATAACACCTGTGGGCTTCACGTCATCGCCGCCATCGTTGTCATAATCTACGCTTTCTGTCAAGCTTTCAGCACCTGATGTCTTCTTATCAGTTGGGAAATAAGTTTCCTTGATGATACCAAGCTTCTTGGTGAATTCTTCAACAGAGTTATATTCTAGACCTTCAGATAGTGTACGTAGCTTTTCTACTTGAGTAAGAGCTAGACTTTCAGACAGTTCAGCAAACTTAGCAGCTACTGTTGCTTCAGTTACTTCTTGACTTAGGTTAATGCTACGTTCAATTTCTTCGTTTAGTTGAGCTTCAAGCTCTTCTACTCTGTTGGTTAGTTGTTCGATTACATCTACCTTTGACTCAGGAATGTCAATGTAGTGGTCTTCGAATAGTCCCTTAAGACCAGTGATGAAGTCTTCAACAACTTCAGTCTTAAGTGATGATTCAATGGCTAGACGATTTTCCTTAACCCATTCCTCTACGGCATAGGAAAGATACTTGTCAACTGATTCTACTAGCTCAGCGCGAATAGTTTCAATTGTTTCTTCTAGGAACAATTCGTTTTCTTCTTCAATACGTACAAGTTCTGTTGAAAGCTTTGCGTTAACTGCTGCTTCAAAAACAACAGTAGCCTTTTCTTTGATTTCTTCAGATAGTTCGTCGCCAGTAAAGATTTCGTCGATGTCTTCCTTGGCAGTTAACTTAACTGATGTTGGAGAACGATAAGTGTGACCAATGACTTCACCGTTTTCTTGGTCGCGAGGACGCTTAGACTTTGAGTGATCATGGCCAGCAGTCATACCCTTGAAGATGTCATTGATCTTTTCTTTTGGTAGACCTGAAAGGTGTTGAACAACAGCGTTAATACCTTCAATCTTAGTAGCGAAATCTGGGATTGCAATTTCACCATTATGCTTGTCGGCTGGGCGTGAACTATCCTTAGCGATTGGATCGGCTGTTTCGCCTTGTCCGTCAGACGCCTTGAATTCGTCAAGTTGTTCACTGCTTTCTTTAATAATCTTTCTTGGCATCATTTTCTCCTTGAGAACTATCTTATTTCTATTTATAATTTGTTACTTTTTGGCCAATGAATTCAAGAAGCTTTCGAACATCTTGAACTTTCTAGATTCAATTTCTTCTACAGTCATCTTCTTCATTTCGTTCTTTGTATCTTCAAGAGCTTCTTGAACTCTCCAAGTACCTTCAGCAATATCATACCACCAAGTTGCTCCTTCCATGATACCCTTTACGAAAGCATCAGGAGCGGAAGGATCAGCCACAATATCAGCAGCGGTGGCAAGCATGAAGTCATCTTGTACTTCCATGATACCATCTTTACTTGTCTTTAGTGAACCAACACCACGTGAAGAAACTCCAAGATTAGCTCCTTCGTCGATTAGGTTCTGAGCGATCTTACCCATTGGTGTGTCAAGAACAACAGCCTTACCAATGTAGTTTGTTCCTTCTTTACGTAGTCCCTTAATCATGTGTGACACGCGGTCAAGATTAATTGAAGGACCTGGTGGGTGATTCAATTCACCGTATGCTCTGTTCTGTTCAATTAATGACTTTGTATAGCGTGCTACTTCACGGTCCATAACATGTTCTGGATACATGCGACCGTTACGATTCTTGATGGCGCTTTGTAGAAACACACCTTCGATGTAATAACGCTTACCTTTTTCAGTGTTTTCCTTGAGGATTTGAATATCCTCAACCTTTTCGCAGATCAACAACATTAGTATTGTCCTCCAACAGCGCCGTTTGCGTATGTTTCCTTGTTTACTTGAAGCAACATAGTAGCTGTAGCACTGGCAGTGTTACATACTATGTTAGCTGAGTTCCATTCACGAAGAGCAACACCGCTGGCAGCTAGATCCCAATGTCCATTGTAGTCACCGTTAGTAGAGAATACTACGTTAGCGCCACGATAGATTGTCCAAGGACCAGTCCAGAAGATCTGAGTAATAGACATAGCTGAAGCATTACCTTCAAGCGTATTATTTGATACAAGGTCTGAAAGTTGAATAGTCGTGTTGGCATTCATACGAAACCAAGCGTGACCATTAATTCTATTTTGAATTGGTGGATATGCCATTATTACTTACCTTTTCCCATCTGATCTTTAACGTCGGCTCGGATTGCACCCTTAGCTTCGTCTTGTTCAGTTGTATTTATCCCACTCGTTTCTTTCTTTGGTCCACCGAATTGCTTATCAATTTTACCAAGAACTTTCTTTAGCATTTCTTTATGATAGTCAGTTGGTTGACCGTGACCAGCAGGAGCGATTGGAGTAGGACGGTATCCATAAACTCCGTAACGACCTTCAGTTACCTTTTGGCGAGCGCGCATCAGAGCAGCTAGACCACTACCTTTTTCTACTTGCTTGACAGCAATTGACTTACCCTTGGTTCCTTCGTCTTTAGTATACTTTGGAATACCGCGCTTGGTAGCTTCAAGAACTGTTTCTTCTGACTTCATAGATGGTTGTCCGCCCTTGAATGCAGATGGCTTAGCATCTGTTTCGTCGTCTTGCTTGTCATCCTTGTCATCATCTTCATCTTCGTCGTCATCTGAATTTGCTGCAGCATCATAAATTTCTTGTATATCATTTAGAGCAGCATCGATCTTAGAAGTTTGATCTGGATCAAGTTCCTTCTTAGCAGCAAGAAGTTCGTACAGTTGAGCAGAAGTAAGAGCAAGTTGTTCTAGTTGCTTACGATATGATGGCATGTTTGTGTCATCATCATCATCATTATCTTCTTCTTTGTTTGGATTGTTGTCATTCTTATCTTGTTGAGAATCAGTAGCAGGACTTTGTCCACCACCTTCACCTGGATTATCTGATGTTGCTGAGTCGCTTGCTTCAGAAAGTTCTTCTTCATCAAGTTCTGTTTCTTCGTTCTTAGCACCATAGAATGCACCAAGAGCCATCTTGATGCGTTCTTTCTTAGACTTACCCTTGAACTTTGGATTGTCTGATTTTACGAAATCCTTTACGTACTTACCAGCACCCATAGATGGAGTAAGCTTTTCAGTAAGATCTTCTTCTTCAACTTCTTCACGCATAGCACCGTTGTCAGCGTGATAGTCCTTGTGGAATTGATCAACATAATCACTGAAGTCCTTAGCACCAAGGTGCTTCTTTACAGCCTTGTTGATGTGATGAATAGCATCCATTGGATGAATACCCATACCACGAAGGTGATGAGTAATTGCTTCGTATCCATCAGTATCTGGATAGTGATTAGCTACTTCAGTATTTACGTGGTGGGCGATTTGGTAGAGCTTACGATCTTCCGCTTTCTTGTTATCTTCCTTTGCTGAAGCAGCTTGAACCTTTGCAGCCGCCTTTGCTTGAGCGCGTTGAGCGGCTTGCTTTGCTTTGTTTTCTGCTGCGATTCTCTTGGCGTTGTATTCTTGAAGTTCTTCAGTATCTTCGTATACGTATTCATCTTCACCGCCTTCTGTATCAAGATGCGCCTTTACTGTAGTATCAGTCTTGATCTTAGGTGGATTGTCAAATACTTCACCACCACCCTTAACTCCGGTTGCAGCGTTAGGTTGGTTGTTGCGAATCTTGTCGATCTTCTTTACAACGTGCTTGTGGAAGAAACGCTTCTCATCACCAGCCTTTGGTTCTGTATATTTTGGATTAGGAACAGTACCTTTTGCAACTGAAGTTTGCTTATTTTCCATCTTATTCCTCTGTTTCTTCTTCTGAGTCACCGTTAAAGAAATTTTGTGCTACGACAATCTTTTCTACTTCTAATGCATCAGCTGCTTTACTTGAAAGGATGTCATCAATAGCATCCTTAAGTCCAACTTTGTCATCAGCAACGATGAAATTTACAACGTCATCAACTGTATAGGGCATAGTAATTCTCCAATTATTTATCTTTTATTTAGCTGCAGGACCTGGTGGTGGCATTGATGGCGCAGTAACTGGAGCTGGAGGAGGTGCTCCTGGAGCTCCCATTGGTGCAGCACCTGGACCTTGATTCATTTGATCTTGAGTCATACCAGGTGTATTTGGTGGTGGCTCAGAAGCAATTTCCTTGTCCATTTGCTCAATGTCTTCATCAGTCATACGTAGAACGTTCTTACGAACCCACTCTACTGAGTAATACTTACCAACGAAAGGATCGATCATACCAAGTGTTGTTATACGCTCGCGAAGGATTTCTGCATCCTTCATTTCAGCGAAGTAGTTGTCACGACGGAAGTCGAAGTGAATAGTATCCTTGATAGTTTCCCAGTCCTCAGAGGTCATTACACCTTTGAGAATAAGTTGTTGTTCCAGAGCCTTCATGAATAGCTCTGAGAACTTCAGTCTTAGACGGAAGATAAACTTTTGGAACTTGAGCTCGTCTCGAGTAATTTCAGAAGCTCGTCCAAGGTTGAATCCAGACTCCGATTCCATACGCGAAACTGGAACGTTAAGCGACTTGTAAAGTTTCTTTTCAAAGTAATGTACATCTGCTAGTTCTCCCAAATTTTGTCCAGATGGGAGAGTAGTGATTTCTGTTCCCTTACCTTCCCCTCGACGCGGTAGCCAATAGTCTTCAAGCATCGTCATGAACTTTCGGTCATCACGAATGTCGCCAGTCGTCGCGTCATATACTAGTCGATTCTTATGGCGAGTCATCATGTCTCGGACATGTTGCTCAGCCTTCATTTTTGGGAGGTTACCTACGTCAATGTAGAAAATTCTACGTTCAGGCGCACGACTGATACGGTAGATTACCGTAGCGTCTTCCAGAATACGTAGTTGGTTGAGAGGTTTAATAGCTTTGTGCAGGTAGCCAAGAACAATCTTATTGTCTTTATCAACAATACCTGAGGTTAAGTGAATGATCGAGTCTTTGGCAATTTGCAGTCCCTGGTTATCCATGTTTGTAGAAGAAGATCCTTTGAATCCTCTTTCATTGAACATATAGAATTCATTTTCAGTTACGTTTGAGTATACACCGTTCTTACGAACACGCTTAACTGTGCGGACCTTACGAATCTTACGTGGGTCGATGTAACGAAGTTCTTGAATACCTGCTCTTGGATTTTGAGTATCAATCATCACATGATAATACATACGTCCGTCAATATACCAACGACGGAAGATTTCATATCCATGCGTGTTTACTTCAAGGAGCTTTGAGATTACATCCCATTCGTCCTTGATCTTATCTTTAATATTGTCTTTGAGAGGAACGTCGTCAAGGTTTAATTCAATAACCTTGTCATTATCTTCTTTAACGATTGCTTCGTTTACGATATCATCAATTGCTGATTCACATTCTGGCTGAATTGACATTTCGCGATACTTCGCAACAATTTCAGCTTCTGTTTTAGCAGAACCTTCTAGGTCCAAGTATGTACCGAAGGTACCTCCAGCGGATACAACTAGAGCGCCGTCATCGGCTTCTTTTGCTGTAAAGGTTTGAACGCTGGAGGTATCTTCTTCAACTCGGTTAATTTCAAAACCAAATAGTCTAGCCATGTTACCTCACTTGAATAATTACGAACTACTTATTAGTTTCCACCACCGTCGCCAGTGTTTCCACCAGTAACATCAAACCAATCGTACATGAAGTTAACTGTGAACTCTTCGATTTGGTCAGTAGCACCCCAATCTAGTGAGATTGATGATACTGATTCTGGGTAGATACCATGGAAAGTATATTGGCGTAGAACGTTACCGCGCTTACCATATTGAGTAACAATAGCATCAGACTTATAAGCTAGTGGAGAAGCAGAACCAAAGGTACGTAGGTTACCTTGTAGTGAGTTGATTCTGTTTGACCATGTTTCTAGAGCATTACGAATAAGGAAGTCTTCGTCATTGATAACAGTTACTGGCCAAGCTTCGAATGTACGGTCACCAGCAAGCTTTGTCATACGGCCGAAGAATGGAACCTGAATAGTGCCAAGTGTAGAGGCTGGCAGTGAAGCAGCCTTACACATAACAGGAACCTTAATATCAGCAGCACCGTCAGCAGGATTGATGAACTGAACATGGAATTGGGTTTGACGAGCACCCCCAAATTCTAGTTGAGCCTTAAATTCTTCAATACTGAAAGTCATCTTAGTATTCTCCTATGTTTCTTTTATTTATTAGAACTTACCAACAATTTCGGAGAATTCAACGCCTGTTCTAACAGCGACAAAGTTAAGCTGAATGAAGTTGATTGACTTCGCAGGCTTAATGTAGATGTCACCAACGAATCGGTTACCATCGATCACTTCAGGAGTGTTGTTTGTGTCATCGCAGACTACGCGGAAATCGTAAATACCACGGCGACCTTGAACATCACGTAGGAATGGAGTCACTAGTGACACGAATTGTGCACGAGTGAAAGCATCGTTGAACTCAAACAGAGTGAACTTAGAAGCAGTTGAGATTGCCTTTTCAAGAACAATGAACAGACGACGAACGTTGATTCTGTCGAAAGCACTTGGCTTTGCAAGCAGAGTCTTGTCACCGAATAGAACAGTTCCTTGACCTGGGAAGGTAACAACTGGGTTGATACCGTTTGAGTATAGAAGGTCGCGATCTGCCTTGGTTGGGTTCCATGCAAGCTTTACGATGTTTAGGATTTGACCACGGTTAAATCCGGCTGGTGACCACCATGGGTCACGTACAAGGTCAGTACGCACGCATAGACCAGCTGTATCACCGTTTAGTGGAACATAACGGTATACGTCGTTATACTTGTCGTATTGATACTTGTAACCTGAGTCCATTACAACGTAGCTTGTAGAACGACCGAAAGCGTTACGGTAAGCTACTACGCTTGCACCTTCATTACCAGCGTTACTTACAACGTTGTTCTTTGGTGGTGAGATGAAGGCTACGCAGTCCTTACGAGCACCAACGATATTGTCAGCCACGTAGCCAGCAATAACAGCGCTGTTGCTTTCTGGACGACCAGTTAGAACTAGAGAAACAGTAATGTTTTCTGCTGATCTGTATTGGTCGTAACCAAATAGGATGGTGCTTGTAGCAACTGCAGTTTCGTCTGAACCGTCTGAACCATAATTGAATGATACAGTAGTTGGGTTAGTAGCTGTAGATGAAACGATAGTTGTGCTATCACCAGAAGCGGCAGTAGTAGTATCTTCGATGTTATACACATAAGCTGAGTTGTTGTTTAGCACAGTACGGTAGTAGTTTGTAGAACCGTCTTGTGTCTTAGCTTGAGTATTTCTTGAAAGGTTTTGGTAAACTTCAAGAACTGTACCTGGGATACCAGTGAACGTGCCGTCTTGGTCAACAACCACAACGTGAACTTCGTCAACTACTGAAGTGTTAGCACCGAAGCTGGCTTGATAACTAGAAGTACCTGGAGCACCAGCAACGTTGTTGAAGAACTGCCATAGACGAGTCACTGTTGTTTCAGTGATGTTAGCAGCCAACTTGTAGTTTTGAGCAAAGGTTAGGTTTACGTTGCTTCCGTTTAGAGTAGCAGCAGTGATTTGTAGATATTGAGTTCCAAGAGTTGAGTTACCAGCTGCAACATAGTCACCAACAGTAAGTTGTGACAGAGCAGTGTTAGCCGCAGTTGGAGTAGAGAAGGTCATTGCTGTAGTGTTAGAACCAACTACGAATGCAGTATTTGTTGTAACAATGTTTGATGAGAATGCAGTAGCACTATCGCATTGTGATACTTGTAGAGAGTTACCTAGAGCACCTGGGAACTTCGCAATGTATGGAACTTCACCATCAGTTGGGAAGGTTGTGTTATCGAATACAGCCTTGTTAGGAATGGTGAATGTGCTTAGTGGATTTGCGATAGCACCAGTATTACCGATAGCAGTAAAGGTAGTTGTTGGGTTTGCAGTCAGAATTGATCCGTTAACAGAAGCTGTTAGAGCCTTGTTAACTTGGATTGTTACTGTTGAACCGTTAGCAGTTACTTGGTTGTTGTACACAGTTGTTCCAGATGGAATACCAGGTCCATAAACCAAGTCGCCGTTTGAAATACCAGGGGTGTTACCAGTAATTACTAGAGTGTTTGCTGAGTTGTTGGCAGCTGTAACTGTGTTTGCAGAACCTGTAGTATTGGCTGCACGAGTTACGTATAGTTGATTTCCGTATGCAAGGAAGTTAGCACCAGTGAACCATGTTTCTGCGTTAAAATTGGTTGGCTTACCGAAACGAGCAACTAGAGTTGATTCAGAATCAACAAGGATTGGCTGAGCAACAGGACCCCAACGGTATAGTCCAGCTATTGCTCCTGTAGTAGTAGCAACCGCAGGCACAACTGTAGTTAGGTCAATTTCGCTAACATTTACATCTGGGCTTATTTGAAACGCCATGTTTGTCTCCTATCAGGGTCTTTATAAAGAAGAATCTTTTTTATATTTATAATTTCAAGGAACTTAGAACCAACTGTCCCAGGCTTTGTTGAATTCTGCATCTAGATCAATTGTCTTAACAATATCTTCGTCAGGCATTCCATCGTCATATACACCGAATGGAAGTAGATCTTCCATAACTTCTTCTTCGCTTCTATCTCGTAATTGAGTAATTGTATTTATGTCTGAGTATTCCTTAAAGAATGATTGGTCTGAGAACCAAGCAAACAGAACAAGACACATTACCAAGTCGTCGTGACAACCAGGTTCAGCTTCATATGAGTTGTTTTTCTTTGAGAACGTAGACATTTCTTGAATGGTATTAAAGTCATTGATGATGAATTGATTTTGCTCAACAAGCAACTTCAACATAGAACAACCAACAGCCTTAACGGTCTTAGTAGTCTTTACGCCGCGCTCTGCATTTTTACCGTAGCCGAGAGTTACCTTACGCCCTCCGTTCTTACCGTCGTTTGCAGTGTAAAGAATGTTGTCATAACCGTATTCATAAAGCACATTGTCTACTACTTGCTGACCGATGTCATTGTTTTCGGCAAGTAGAGCGGCTTGATTGTACAGCTTACAGATGTTGAATAGAATCTTTGAATATTCGATTGGAGTGATACGATTGTTTCTGAAGGTACACACTTGTTCGTATGGCATTTTTGTAACATCAATTACTTGGAATGCAGAGTAGTCAAGACCCTTACCACGTGAGGTGTCAGCAACAACTGCATAGATGTGATTTTCTTCGGGAGCCTTGTATTGATAGACTCCATCCTTAGCCATAAGAGGATCGATTGGGAACAGTTCTTTCAACTTCCAACCAGCAATCAGTGTACCAGAAGAACCGAGGAACTGTACTTCGTGTTCCTGACTGAACTTCTCAATGTCACCACCCATACCAGCAAGAGTAGAACGCTTCCATTCTTCGTCTCTTCCTGGAACCTTTGACCAGTGAACTTCGATAGGGTTATAATCATTCTTTTGAGTAAGAGCTTCTGCCCACAACTTGTAAAAGTGGTTCATACCGTTTGGAGTAGAAACCAGAACGATCTTAGTAGTCTTACCAGATGAAATGGTTGGAAATACAGATGTGAAGAATTCTTCCCAGTTTTCGATGAAGGCTGCTTCGTCGATGAAGAGCAGGTTGATGGCGTAACCACGAATGGCTGATGCTGAGGTAGCAGAAGCGATTACGCGTGAGTTGTTTTCAAGTTCTAGAGAACGTTTGTTCCATTCTACCACACCTTGTTGTAGCCACTTTGGTAGATGTTCGTAAGCAAGCTGTACCTTGCCAAGAATTTCTTGTGCAGTTTCAGCCTTGTTGGCAAGAATAGCTACGTTCTTTTCTGAGTGGAAGATGATGTACCAAAGAATAAATCCACAGGTAGTAGTAGACTTACCAACCTGACGAGCAGTCGTGATGATTGTATGGCGATTATCAGCCATACTGTTAATCATATCTTGTTGGAAATCGTGCAGCTTGAAGTTAACTAGACCATCATCTACGTTGATGATCTTCATGTATGTTTCAATAAAGTAGATTGGATTTTGTGCACACTTAAGGTATTCTTGAAGAAGCTCAGGAGTCCACTGTACAGAAACACCGCTTCTTTTTAAGTTGGAGTTCCCCATATAGGAACTATAATCAGAAATGTTTTCTATAGATCCTTTCATGATACACAATCCTTGTGGTGGTTTACATAATGACAGTACCAAATACCCTTTGATAAAGTACCAGATTCATTAGGTTTGTGACAAAAAACGCAAGAAACTACTACTCTATTTTTAGCAGCTAAAGATATTTTCTTCTTTGTTTCTTGTGAATGTGGGGAAGTATGAGAACCTACAGGTGGTCGAAATTTACCTGATCTACAAAGTTCTTTCATTAATTTGCTATGTTCTGGTCGTTTCTTTCCAGTGTTCTTTTTAGTAGCGGACACTGTCATTTTGATCATATGCTCTTTAGATTTTGGTTTACCTTTAAGAGATTCCGAAATTCTTTTCTTATGTTCTTCTGGAAATGATCTTCCTCTATTCCAATCAGTTTTTTGTTGTTTAGCGTAAGGAGAAAAACAATCTTCTGTTGTAGAATATTCAAATAATTTTGGAGTTAGACCTAATGTGATGCAAAGTCTATGTGAGTCAATAATGTTCTCTACCATTATTCCTCATTCTTTTTCTGATCAGCAAGAAACTTCTGTAGTTCTGCAGTACTACCCACAAACAGATTGTTATTGATAGTGTCGCCGCCATTGCTTGCTCCAGGAGATCTGCCTTCAATATCTTTGATTTGCTTACTTAGTGCAAGCAGTTCTTTGTTCGCATGAACAAGCTTTTCAATCATACCAGCAACGACTTCGTATGCTCTTGGGTGTTGAGTCTGAGAAGCAAAGTCAATCATATCACCAAGTGCTTGTTGACCATCTTCAATGATAGAACGAATATTAGAACGTGCATAGTCGTAGTCATCAGAAGCCTTGGTAGACGCCTTTGGCTCTTCAGGTGGAAGGACTTCTTGTCTTGCTGGAACAATTGGAGTAAGTCCTAGGAATTTGCTAATTGGATCGTTGTTCGCTGCCATTAGATATACTTTCTCAATTCTTTATTATATTTCTTACCCTTACGTAAACTGTTCATTATTCTATTTTGTTCAGAGCGTAGAGGCTTTTTGTGTCCTTTCATATTTTCAGTATTACTTTTTGGTCTCTTTAGTTTGATAATGGTTTCTTGAGAATGTTTTCTATTAAGAGCACTCGCTCTCATTTTTGCTTTTGTTTCTTCAGAAAGAGATTTCCCTCTCCAATAACCACCCATATTTACTTTGTTGGTTTTTGGTTTACGCATTTTAGATTTTGCGTCATCAGTATGATTCCCGAAGAACCCTCCATCCATTCCATTCTCGAATTTTAAGTTTGCCCAATTCTCTGATTCAACAATATTATTCTCTACAGAAAATGATAATGCGAAAGAAGAACATTCTTTTTCTGAAGGAAATTCCCAGACTTTAAGTGTTTCTACAAATTTTCCGTGCGTCTTTAAGTGTCTTTTCCAATATTTCCCTGATCCATAATACTTATATGGATCTCTAGTAGTTTTACCAAAATACTTAAGACCTGTAATTTTATGCTGTTTTATGTATAGAAAGATGGTCATATGTTTTCGGTAAAATCTATAATAAATCCGTAGTTAGAATTTGCAGCAATGTTAGCCACTGGAATAGATAGTGCTGCATTAGAAGTAGGCTGTCCGTTCGCTGTTAGACCAGGAGTAGTAATGAATGTTTGTGTAGCATTGGAAGTTCCGATTGCTTCATCAATTGTCTTACCATCTGGAGTATAGAAGTATACGTCTGCTTCCTTGATTACCTTTGGCTTTGTAACTGGTCCGTACAGATATCCCTTGAGAGTAAATGACAGAGTCCAGTTGATAGATCTACGTGTCTCAAAATTACTTTCGTAGTTGTCGTCTTGTGACACTGTTTTAAGAATGACAGGAATATCCATCTTCAAAGCCATGTCTGGAATTACTGTAATAGTAGTAGTCCACTCAGGTTTGAAGTATGGAAGGATTTGTTCAACGATTCTTGTTCCATCGTCCGCGTTTCTTGCCATCACAGTCATTACAATATCAAAATCATAAGGAACTGGATTGTATTGAGAATAGAATGTTGTCAGATCTGGATTTTGATTCTTGTTACGACCAACGCTGTTCAGCTTACGCTCTTCAGCGTAGCGAATGTTCTTGATCTCAAATGAGATACGTGGAAGTAGTTGATCGATTTGGCGCAGTAGATCAGGATTTTGTTCTAGACGAGTAAGGTAACGTTCTCTTGGTCCGTATGAGATAGGAACCTTGATTGTCTTAAGAAGATTACCTGCAGAGTCGACTCGTTCAATATAGATGTCATTGAACAGAGAACCAAATAGAACAACGTATTTACGGATCAATCCGAAGTAAAAAGTAGAACCGAAAATGATACTTCTCCTAAATAACACGCACAAGGAGCACGCTATGACTATTTATACTCCATATACTTATCTAATTGGATGGACCAAATTAAACAAATGGTATTACGGATCTAGATACGCAAAGAAAAGCCATCCAAAAGATTTGTGGACTACGTATTTTACATCTTCTAAACATGTAAAGAAATTTAGAGATCTACATGGTGATCCTGATAGTATTCAAATTAGAAAAGTTTTTACAGACGCGCAGTCAGCTAGATTGTGGGAAGAACGAGTATTACGAAAACTTGATGTGATACATTCAGATATTTGGCTTAACAAAACAAACAATAAAGGAATTGATCCAACTGTAAAACGAAACACAATACCCGGAAGCAAAGCTGCAGCAGAAAAAAGAAAAGGAAAAACATTTGAGGAATTATTTGGGATAGAAAAAGCCAAAGAACTTAAAGATCTTACTTCTAGAATAGCAAAATCTAATTGGTCTGATCCGAAACTAGCTGAACGTATGAAACGCAAACCTTCAGATACTTCTCGTTATAAAGAAGCTGCAATAAAAAGATGGGCGAATAAAGAAGACTCTGAGAAAAGAAAACAGAGCATGAGTAAATCTGCAAAATCTAGAGTTAAAACTTCTTTAAGAAATGCTGAAGGGAAATTTACTGTGAACCACCTTCCGAGAACGGATCATGTACGCTAAAGTCAATGAATGTGTCAGACACGCTCTCAAAGTATTTATTCTCTTCACCTCCAATTACGTTATCAACTTCACCGAATGATTCGTCAATTAGTTCTAGAGTTCCATCTTCAGTAGTTAGCCAGTTACCAAGCTCATCAGTAATTCTGAAGTTGTCAGAACCAGTATCGTAAGCAGTTTGTAGACCATCGATTTCTGGAACGCCAGTGTTGAATGCTTCACCAGAGTAATTGAACTTCTCACAACGTAGTTCATAAAATTGTAGAGCGCCAGTTTGATAGAAGGTTGCTTCGTGTTCTACGAATTTGATCTCAAACACACCCTTGGTAAATGGGAAGTATAGAAGATCTCCTTCGAATGGACGAACCATACTTAGCGGATCGCCAATGTCTTCTGCGAATCTACGACGAGCCACACACATAGTAAGTGTATCTCCAGCCATCAGACCGAACTTTGACATTAGATCTCCATCACCACCAAATCCAAGGTAGTTCTTAAGATACATCTCAATGAGAACTGCTTTATTGAATGAAGAGGTAGGATCTTCACCAAATAGTCTGTCAGTATTTGAGCGTGTTCTTGGAATATAATATACGTCGATTCCATAAATCTTGATCATCTCCTCAGCAAGATCGTTGAGAAGATTTTGAGTAGCACTAAAACCAAAATTATTGAAGAAGACGTTTGTAGCCACAGGTTATCCAATCATATCTGTGAGTGGCATGCTGAAGCTGTTAATCATTTCATCTTCCATCTTGTCAATTTCTTTTTGAGCATCGTCAAAAATCTTGTTACCGTTAAACTTCATACCACCAGGTAGAGCTACTTCTTGGAACAATGAAAGATGTTTTCCCCATTGGCGCTTAATCAATGCAGTGCAGTAACGTTGAAGCCAACGATCACCCCATACATCAGAGTAAAGAGTTGGGTCAACTACTTCGTATGCTTCAACAACAAAGTATTCACCTACGTTGATCTTGGTCCAGTCCATGTCAACATACAGTCTATTCTTGTGGCGATTGTATCGAATTGGCTGTTCACCAACAAGCATTTGTTCAAGGAACTGAATGTGTTGCATAGCAAGATAGTAAGGAACAAGAGTAGTCGCAGTAAGATCATACAAATCGTTCAACGCAATTTGATAACGAATGTTGAATAGATTGTTTGTTGATAGATTTTGTCCGATCGGAAAGATCTTCACAACGCCGATAATGTTTTCTGGAATTGTGATGTAACGATTCGCAATGTCAGATGCTTGAACTTGATATTTGTAGTAAGTTTTATCTGTACCGTCAAAATGATAATCCCAGTAATACTTAAGAGCTTCATCAACACGGTCGTCTACTTGATCGTCGTCTACGTTGATGTCGATCACAGGCTTACCAAGACTGCGGAGACAGTATTCTTTGAATTCTTCTCTGGTTGTAGGGACTGACATCAGTTATCCTTTTATTTTTATTTAGGCTGCTTGAAGTTCTCTGATACATACAAAGGACATAAGGTTATTTTTCAAACTTATTGTAAGATTGTTAGACTTTACTTTACGAATAGTTCCATCTGGAAGCGAAACTCCATTTACAGTAACACCGTCTCCTCTAATGATGATGTAAGTAGTATCTGAAGATTTATTATATGTTACAGTTTGACCATCAGTAAGAGTAACAAAATTATTGATCCAGTGTGCAGTATCTTTACTAATCATACAATAGACGAAGTACCCATCATCAATAGCCTCTGAATAAAATGGTCCAAAGAATCCATATTGATTATCTTCTTGGTACCAAGTTCCTGGAACTCTTTTACCAAAATCAATAACTCTAGAATATGTTCTAAGATCATAATCTAGATGTCTATCGGTTGTCAAATACTCAAATGGAAATGGCGCGCGATCAAGATTGTCAAACAAATAGTGAGCATCATTGTCCTGCTCTGGTAGCCATTTATTAATAGACAATACTCGACCATTATGCAGTCCGATGTAATCACTATTAGTTTTAGTTAACATTGAAAATTCAGGATGAAATTCCAATCCTGTCTTAGACATATGTTCAAATGTTGCAAGATCAGGTACACCAAACATTTTACCTTTGTTTGCTGGATCAGTTACATAAGAATATGCTAGAATGTTGTCAAGATTAGTTAGATCCGACCAAGTAAATGTAGTTCGAAATGCGTTAGCCATTAAATGTCCTCAGAATTTAGGAGATTTCCTTTTATGAATGCAATTGTTACACCGTCAAAAGCGGCGTCAATTGGATCTGGATTCGGAACTAGAGTAGGATGAACTACTATTTCATATGTAGGAGAAACAGATTTCCCGTCTGGATTTACTTCAAACCCAAAATATCTAATGTCTTGTGTTTCAGGATCGTAATTAATTTCTGGCCAAATTACTGGAACATATCCATAATTGAATGCATCTTCTACACTCAGATGGTTAAACCCAGTAATCCATGTACCATCCTCAAGTTGATAAGAGTACGGTAATGGTCCAGGATCACTAACGATTTTACCGTATTCAAGTTTAACGTATTCTTGTTCCATAGTTTCCTCTTATTTCAATCCAACAATAATAGCACCGTTTGCTCCTGGAACACCAGCTGCGTTGGCTACAGTATACAATCCTCCAGTTCCAACTGGCCATGAAGAGTTGGAAACGTTCGTATTGGTACCAACTGCTCCATATACTTGAAGAGTAGAAGAGAAACCAAATCCTGCTCGGGCAGGTCCTGGCGCTCCACAGAAACCACCTTGACCCAAATCTCCAGTTGTTTTAAGCACAGCACCTACAGTTCCACCAATCCCCGCTGATCCATTTGCATTCAAATCGCCGCCGGAAGCAACGCCGCCAGTTCCATTAGCTGTTGTGTTACCATTTCCTCCAGGCTGACATACAATAGTATTAGCTGAAGAGTTAGTAGCAAGAACAGTAGAGTTTTGTTGTGCTCTTCCAACAACTAGAGGAACAGTTTGTCCGTTTGTAACTGTAATTGTTTTATATGCAAATCCACCACCACCGCCAGGGTGAGTTGAGTTTCCTGATACGTTTGATGCAGCGTTTCCATATCCGCCTGGTCCATATACTTGCAAGAACAATTGTCCTGCTCTTGCAGCAGTATATGTGTATGATCCTGGACCAGAATATGTATTAGTCAAAGATGATGTGTTTGCACTCAAAAATCTATATGCAATTTCGAAAGTGTTATTTACAGCACTAGAAATAGATAACGGTGCACCAACAGCGATGTAAATTCCTTGAACAGTTCCGCTTCTTGTAAAAATAGCACCACCACCAGCGTCCGCGCCTGGATAATAATAAGAAGCTCCAGTAACTGCTTTACCAATAAGTTCAGGAATAGGGAAATTGCTGTTAGCTTGAATCAGATTATTAGAAGCATAAGAGTAAGTAACGGCTGAAGCAAGCAAAAAGTTGTTTGAATATCCCACATTTGAAGCAGGATCAGTATTTCTTACTGCTGTACCGAGAACTACGTTAGTGTTGTTGTTAAGGATTTGTTCAGCTTTATTGCTAAATTGTGCACCAATCAAAAGACTTGATAGATTAGAAGATACGTTTACATATGTGCAGACATTTGTAGTAGGGTTAAATGACCATACTACAGGATTTGACGTTTTTGTATCAACATAAATGCTTGCTGTATTTGAAATTAATAGTACTGGTCTAGTTGCTTGGTACAAATTATTTGTAGCTAATGCTCCGTTGGCGCCAGCAGTAACAGTAGTTCCACTAATTCCAAGCATGTAATATGCACCAACACTTGCAGCATTACCTACTGAAGTAGCACAAACTGAGGTAGCATTTTGTACAATAAAGCCAATGTCTTGAGTACCAGTAGGAATAACTGCATATCTATTATTAAACACAGTAGCTGAACCAAACGTAATTGCTCCGTTGGTTGGGTTTACCGTAACAACTCTTGCTGAATAAACAGTATTTGCAACTGAAGCAGCAGCGTTAGCTTGAGTATGTCCAAGAATAACGGCTGTTGAATTTATTTGAGCAGCAAATGATGCAACCAAGTTACCTACAGAAACAGATCCGAGAGTCCCAAAGGTGATTGTTTTAGATGCAGTATTAACTATCATAGCCTGCATTTGCACGTTACCGCTACCTGTAGTATTAGCGTTAACTCTATACATTACCATAAGATTATCATTAAGAAGTATAGAAGTAGTATAATAATCTGCAGGAGGGATAGTAGCAGTAGAGTTAATAATAGCAGTGTTTACTAACGCAACAGTATTTGTTGTAAAGTCTGCTGAAAATACTACAACATAGTTGTTACCTACTGCAGTGGAGTTGGCAGCTCCGTTTGCATATTGAGCAGATGTAACAAAATATTGAGTAGATTGAAAACTGTTAGCAGTGATACAAAATGGTTGGTAAAACGCCGCACCATATGCAGTAGGATAAAGATATGTTGAAGCTGCAGAGTTTGCGTAGATAGCGGATTGGTTTGCACAATAAAGTGGATTGAGCATGTCCCAACGAGCGTTGATGATTACGTTGGCTGCTCCACCACCCTTTTTTGCGCTTGCAAGAAGAAGCTTATTGGCAACTGAAGACATATATCACACTCCGAATTAAGCAGCAGCTAGGATCGCAGGAGCACCGTACCAAGTTGTTCCACCATCTCTAGTTGCAAATACAAGAATATCAACACCTGATGCAGTAAGTGTTGGAGCAGAACCACCAGCCCATTTAGTACCTGACATCCAGGTAATTGTTTGAGAACCACCATTGGTTAGCTCTAGAACAAACGACGTAGCATTACCAGTAGCAGCAACGTTCGCAGCGACAAAGGTGTTGGCAGCAGTAATTGTTTTAGAGAAGTATGTTCCTTGGTTCAAATCGAACACAGAACCTGTACCAACTGCGACTGCATCTTCAGCCATCAGACCTTTATTATATAGTCCGCCAGTTGCAGTAATAGCACCAGTTACACCAAGTGTTGATCCGACAGTTGCAGCGCCAGAGAATGATGCGTTAGCTGTCCAGTTCCACCAACCAGTAGAGTTAGCGGACATATAAGAGTATTGAGAAGCACCTGTGTTGCTAACTATCTGAATAATAGATTGGTCAGTAGCAGAAGCATCGCCTCTGATAATAACAGCCCCAGTAGTACTAGAAGCTGGTGACTTAACTAGAAGTGTACCAGTAGCTGCGACAAGGTTTCCTGATGCAGTAATTACAGTTCCTTGAATGGTAGAAGTAGCATTAACGAAACCAGTAATGGTTGTGTTGCCTGCTGCTAGTGTTGTTACACCAGTTACAGCGCCTGCAAGAGAAAGACCAGCACCACCTTGGATTGTTGACGTTGCATTAATAAATCCAGTTACTGTAGTGTTACCAGTTGCAAGAGTTGTAATACCAGTTACAGCTCCAGCTAGAGTCATACCTGCTCCACCTTGAATGGTAGAAGTGGCATTGATGAACCCTGTGATGGTTGTGTTACCAGCAGCCAAAGTAGTAATACCGGAAGCAGCACCAGCGATAGTTAGACCGGCTCCACCTTGAATGGTTGAGGTTACGTTAGCGAAACCAGTAATCGTTGTGTTACCACCAGCAATAGTTGGGTTACCAGAGATAGCTGTTGAAGTGATGGCTGTGTTAATAGTAGCATTACCAACATAGATATTTGTTGGAGTCAAGTTTACGTTAGCTCCAACTGCGATAGCAGTTGCTGAGATTGCAGAGTTTACGGTAGAGTTACCAACATACATGTTAGTAGCTGTTAAGTTTACGTTAGCTCCAACTTTAGCTGATGTTGAGTTGATAGTAGCATTTACTGTTGAGTTTCCTAGAGTTAGGAAAGCTGTAGAGTTACCAACCATCGTAATGCTTGCATTGTATGTATGAACACCAGTAAAGGTATATGCACCAGAAGTGTTTACATAGTTGGCAAGGTTAGATGATAGCTGTGAATTTGATACTACGTTAACAGCAGCAACTGAACCAACGAATGACGTATTGTTAGCAGTCAATCCAGCTACGTTAGAAGAAAGTCCTGCAGTAGTTTGATATCCAGAAGCAGCAGTTCCACCAAGATAAGAAGCATTATTTGAAGACAAAGTAGCTACGTTTGCTGACAAACCAGCTGTTGTTTGATATCCAGCTGCAGCAGTTCCACCAAGATAATTTGAGTTATTGGCTGTAATGTTTGGTTGTGATGTGGTAACCAGAGTACCTGTGATTTGGTTAGCATACAAGTTCCAAAGAGCACCAGAAGAACCAAGATTTAGATTGTTAGATGCTGGTCCGAAGCCTACGTTTGAGGTCCATGAAGTAGTCGCATCCTTATACACAAGGTTAGCAAAGGTTGAAGCAACGATACCTGCACCATCGGTAAGAGCACTGGTTCCTGCGCTGTTAGCGAAGACCATGTTCTTATCGTTTGTAGTAATTACAGTAGAGTTAACGAATGTAGTTGTACCAGCTAGAGTTAGATTTCCAGTCACAGTCAAGCTACCAGAAACCAGACCGTCGCCTGTTACGTTTAGAGAACCTACGTTTGCAGCACCAGAAGTAACAACGCTTCCTGTTGTAACCTGAGTAGCTGTTACACTACTGTTTACAGTAGAGTTACCAACTGATACGTTTGTTGGAGAAAGGTTTACGTTGGCACCTACGCTCACAGAAGTAGATGTTTTCATTGAGTTAACTGTTGAGTTACCAACAGACATAGATGAAGTAGATAGATTTACGTTGGCTCCAACATTCATTCCGCTTAGAGCACTGTGAGTATATGCGTTGATAATACCAACAGTAGAGTTACCTACTGCAAAGTAGTTGTTAACTGTTACGTTACCTGTGAAGTTTACACCAGAAACAAGAGCGTAGTTGTTTAGGTTGTTTGTAAGGTTAGTAGAGGTAACATAGTTGGCTAGATTGCTTGACAGTTGTGTATTTGACACAACGTTGGCAGCTGATACAGTTCCAACGAATGATGTGTTGTTAGCTGTTAGACCAGCAACATTTGATGCTAGTCCAGCTGTTGTTTGATAGTTGGTAAGGTTAGATGATAGCTGTGAATTTGATACTACGTTTGCGGCTGATACTGTACCAACGAAGCTTGTGTTGTTGGCAGTCAAACCAGCTACGTTAGAAGATAGTCCAGCTGTTGTTTGATAGTTGCTTAGATTTGAAGATAGTTGAGCGTTTGAAACAACGTTAGCAGCAGGTAGAGTTCCAATATAACTTGCGCTATTTGCAGCACCAGTGAACGCAGTAGAGTTGATTGTTGAGTTTACAGTAGAGTTACCAACAGTAACTGTAGTTGAGATCAAAGGAGCAGAAGTGTTTGCGTAGTTTGATGCAGCCAATCCACCAAGATTGTATGCATTGTTTGCACCAGAACCGTTAGCGATTAGTGTTCCGCCAATTGAGATAGCAGTCGTATTGATTACTGTGTTGGTTACGTTCGTACCAACCTGCAAAGATACAGTTGTTGTTAGATTGTTGCCGATTGTTACGTTGTTTGTTGTCTTGTTGAATGTGAATCCAGCAGTAGAGTTGGCTGAACCAGAGTCGTTGAACACAACGTCAGTGTTTGCACCAGCAACAACAAGAGTACCAGATACGTTACCAGCAAAGGTTCCGTAGTATGTTGTAGCGTATACAGTTGTAGCATTGATTGTTGCAAGGTTAGCCACAGAAGCAATTACGTTGTTTGTAGAAACAATCGTAGAAGAGATCTGTGTATTTACTGAGCTGTTGCCCATGTTAAGAGCAGTAGCAGACATCTGTGTATTTACAGTAGAGTTTCCAACAGATACAGTTGAAGTATTTACTGATACGTTAGCACCAATGTTTAGACCAGTTGAGGCATTAGCCACAGCTGTGTTTAGATTTCCTACGTTGGCAGTTCCAGATACGTTAAGAGTTGTGGCGTTTGCTGTAGTGAAAACACCAACACCAGGGGTTGTTGTACCTATAGATCCAGGTGCAGCGAAGGTAGCACCACCAAGATATGATGCATTGTTAGCAGAACCAGTATAAGCTGTGCTGTTGATTGTAGCATTAACTGAAGAGTTACCAATTGTAATTGTGGTTGTATTTGCTACGATACCGATTGAAGTTGAGTTGATCGTACCGACTGTTACGTTAGCAGATAGAGCAGCGTAAGAACCAGAAAGGTTAGCATAAGCAGTTGTAGTATTTACATTTGAAGTAGCAGTTACTGTAGCACCGCTTACGTTACCGTAAAGAGTTGTTGTGATTACGTTGGTTGTAGCTGTAACTGTGTTACCAGCTACGTTGGCGTTTACAGTTGTTGCGTTTACGTTTGTAGAAGATACAACAATCGCACCAGTTACGTTACCAGTATGAATACCAGCAGTGTTGGCGTTTACTGATGTTGCGTTAACTGTTGTAGCCAGAACGCTACCAGTAGTAAGTGTTGATGATGTTAGAGAAGAATTGACTGTAGAGTTACCAACAGTATATCCAGTAATAGAATATGTAGCATTTGATGTGCTGTTTCCAACAGACATAGCAGCTGTTGTTAGAGATACGTTTGCGCCTACGTTAACTCCAGTAGATGCGTTGGCTACGGCTGTGTTTAGATTGGCTACGTTAGCCAAACCTGAAGAGTTTATGGCTGTTGCGTTAACAGTTGTGAAATTACCAGTGTTCGCAGTTGTACCACCAATGGGTCCTGGAGCAGCAAAAGTTGCTCCACCTAGGTATGCCGCGTTATTGGCTGAACCACTGAAAGAGGTGCTATTGACCGTTGTATTTACGGAACTATTTCCAATGGTAATTGCTGCATTGGTGATGAGTACCCCAACTGACGTTGAGTTGATTGTAGCCAGTGTGACGTTACCAGAAAGCGCAGCAGTCGCACCAACAAGATTAGCATAGGTTGTAGTTGTGTTTACGTTGGCTGTAGCTGTAACTGTGTTACCAGCTACGTTACCATAAAGTGTGGTTGTATTAACATTAGCTGAAGCGTTAATAACACTACCAACTACGTTACCGAATAGAGTTGGAGTTGTTACGTTTGCAGAAGCATTAACAGATGTAGATAGAACATTGACAGCATATACTGTGTTTGTATTAATGTTCGCAGTAGCAACTACTGTCGCTCCAGATACGTTACCATATAGAGTTGTGGTGTTTACATTGGCAGTAGCTGTAACTGTGTTACCAGCTACGTTACCGTAAAGAGTTGTAGTAACTACGTTTGATGAAGCATTGACTGTTGTAGCAACTACGTTACCAAATAGAGTAGCTGTTGTAACATTGGCAGTTGCAGATACGGTGTTACCTGCAACGTTACCAGTATGAATACCAGCAGTGTTGGCGTTAACAGAAGTAGCGTTTACGGTTGTAGTATTGATGTTTGCTACGTTAGCCAAACCATGAACAGTAAGCGTTCCGCCAATGTCTACGTTTGATACTACGTTAGCTGTACCCTGAATCTTCAGAGTTGCGTCTGGAGTTGCAGTCCCGATGCCGACATTTGATTGTCCACCAACGGCTACGATTAGATTACCGTTTACGTACAATCCGTTCTTGATCTTAAAGTCAAAGTCTGACATCGGTTCCCTTTCCCCGAGCTATGTTAGTACATCTATTTATAAAAAGGGAATTTGGTTATCGTGTAACTTCAGGATTTACTGTAAAAATACCTTCTTGGATTCGTGTCACGATATTGTTCTGATCTACAAATTTGACATCATATACAAATCTTCCGAAATCCAAATTTCCAGAAGTATTAGCATCTAGTGCGATAGTGGCATTTTTAAGAGTAGGATCTGGAATAGAAGCCACAAGATTGATTGCGTTTGAAGAAGTATACCACTTTCGGACTTGGGCTTGAATAGTGCAGAATGCAAGATTAGAAGTATCTACGTTTTTGTCTGCAAGAGATATATTGTTCGTAAACGTGGACCCCTGATCCACGTATAGATTGACTTTAGTAGCCATTAATAACCTCTTAGATTGCTAGAGTTGTTCGTTGGAAATTGACGTTATTAACTGCTGAGCTTGTCAATGGATTGAATTGTAGAATGACTGAAGTAGCATTAGCTGCACCACTGAATGTTCCCATAAGTCCATTGGAAGTTACCACAGCATACTCGGTAAGGAATGATACACTTCCATTGTGCGTTACAATAAGCTCAGAAGTTTGACTACCTACTGCAGTAGTTACTTGGGCGAGATATTTGGCTGAACGGAAAGTAGAGATGCTGTAGCTGTCTACGTTTTGTCCAGCAGCGTTTGATGATGTACTGAAGAACCCTGAAACGATTGAAGAGTTTGCACCAATGTTTACGCCAGTGTCAATAGTAAGAAGAGCATTAGAAGATACGTTACCGCCGCGCAAAGTCGTACGAACAGCAAGAGTGTCTGCCGAGAACGTTCCATTAACATATGCGTTTCCTGTTGTTACGGAACCAGTAGCAGTATTATCTGTGGTAACTACGTAGTTAGAGAATGCATTTGCAAAACCGTTGACCTTATTGATCAGCGATTGAAACGTATCAGTAGTTACGTCAAGTAGTGTAGTTGTAATTGACATTATTTCTTATCCGCTAATACTTGAAGGAGTAACGCTTTAATCTCACTCATCTCAGATTTGATATTATTCAATTCTTCTTTCATGTTCTCTTCTTCTCGAAACCTTGCAGCCTTGGCTCGATAAGCAGCTAATTGAGCATCGTTTGTATTTATTATGGCTCCAGTCTTTACGTCACGAACTAGACCATTTACATCGGTCTTAACATAATCCATTATGCTGTTACTCCGATTGCGCGGAACGCTGCTACTCTTGGTGCTACGTATGAAGTATTTGATAGAAGAACGATCTTGAACGCCATAGTATCGAATGTGTCATACTGAGCCATGTTGCTGTTGTAATAACGACATACATTGCTGTTTTGTGGATTTACGAATGCAGTATGTGGAGTTGATAGTTTGTCAATATTAAATCCAGTTCCAAGAATACTACTATTAGTATATGCAGTATCCATAGTAAGAACAGTAGTATTTGTAACAGCGACAACTGAAGTCACGAAATAGTTTTGTGGAGAGATCGTTGAGTAAACTTTAATTAGATCACCAACAACAATTTCTGTACCAAACTTTGTGTTTGCTCCAAGAATTTGTGCATTACCTGATGTTACAGTAGCTTGACCGTTAGCTGTGAATAGAGTAGGCGGTGAGGCAGGAAGATTATAAACTAGATCAACATAATTTGAGTTAGAAATGCTGCTGCTTACTTGAGTGTTTGAACTACTATTAGATGCAAGCAGAGTCCAATCTTTATCATCAAATGAATCAGAATCCTTTGCGTTGAATAGACGAGCATATACTTTAACATCTGTTCCAGCTGGTTTGTATGCTGTTACGTAAGCGAACACACCTTCAGCTGACTTGTTTTGATCAAAAGAAACAGAAGTAGTGATATGTTTACATTGAGCGTTACCGATACCGAGAGGTGAGTTCTCATTAGTAACGTCGTTATTGATACCGTTATTGCTTACAAAGATGTCAAGCTTTTCGCTGTATAGTGCAGGAGATTGATACAATCCGTTCGCATTTTGCTTTACACCAATAGTAACATAGAAGATACCAGACTTACCATTAGTAAATAGTGAGTTGGCGTTACGAACTTCGTTAGAGTGAGAAAGAAGTTGTGCGCCATATTGGTAAACAGTTTCTAGTTGATTATTGATGAAATTCTTTTGATTTGCGTTGTTGATACCGTAACCACCACCATTTGCGTAAGCAAAGTTGTACGCAAGGTTCATATAACCGTTTGGAGGAAGGTATGCCAAAAGTTCAGGAAGGAATTGGTGGACGCTTAGGTCTTGAATTGAGACGATGTTTGCAGAAGCTCCAGAAATTTCACCAACCACAGTGTTAGCAGCTGTAAAGTATACAGTTGAGTTTGCTGATGAGTTTGCAAGGTATAAAGTGTTTGCTACTGGATCTGTAAAGTAAACAGTTCCAACAACAGACTTGTAATACATTGCTTGTGAATTTGATAGAGGTAAAGGTGAATCTACAAGTAGAACAGATGAGTTTACATAAGTTACATTACGAATTAGATTAGTGTTACCTGAGTTGATAACAATGTTGTCACCAACAGTAATTGTAGAAGAGAAGTTACCTGCACCATTAGAGAACACATAGTTATTTACAGCGAGGATTGATACATTACCAGTTACTGGAGTTCCGCTAACAAATACGCGTTCGCCGCCAACAAATTGTCCGGCTTGATTATTAACATTGAAGAACTCATAATTCTTATCAACGATTTGTACAGTAACGCTGTTAGATGTGAATGATGCGATATTTACTTTAAGCTTAAGTTCTGTAGAAGAGATTGGTGTCCAAGTACCATCGTTTGCGTGACTGAATAGACCGCCAGTGAAGTTTGTTACACCAGAGTAAGGACTGTTTGTACCGAAAACACGATCACCAACCTTGGCTGACCATAGAATGAAATTAGGATCATCATAGTTGATCAGAATGGCATACTTCTTGCCAGTTGAAAGGCTGATAGGATTAGCAAAAGAGAACACAGTTGGCATGTCTGGAGTTGGTCCAGAGTTAATTGCAGGGTGTTCTACTCTAACCTTTGAGTTTTGATACAAAGTAGATAGATCAGGAACATCGTTTACTGTTTCGCAGATCGTGATCTCTACGCCCGGATATGTGATACCAGAGATAGTCTTAATAGGATCAGGCTTTGCTTTGAAGAATAATGCAAGACTTGTTAGATTAACAGCAGTAGCTCCACCCACTGTGTTTGGATCAACATAGAAAGTTTGCGCTAGGTTAAACGTCATAATTATTCCTTAAGATTTAATAAAGGTATTAGGTGACAGAACTGTTACCTTAGAATTGATCACTGTGTTACTTGAAGTACTGTTAGAAGCAACATTTCCAGAGATCAATGTCAAAGTATATGTGGCAACTGAAGTGTTGTCAGAATTATTTAGTGAGATCACCTTGTTTCCTGCAAGAGCATTTAGCTTTGCTTGTAGAGTTGCTAGATCACTTGCTGTTGTTGCAACTGAAGAGATATTAGCTTCAAGAGCAAGATCAGGTGCAAAGTAGAAGTCGAATTGTAGCTTACCAGAAGCATCTGATACCATGTTATTTGTGTGGTTTCCAGAAGTCCAAAGTGGAGTTAGACCAGCAGCGAAAGAAGCTCCAGGAGCATAGAAGATGCTGTTCAAAGTTGGAAGCAACGCAGAAGCTACATAAGCACCATTTGAGATACAGTATTGAGTAGAATCAATACTATCGAAATAGAATGTGTGCTTAGTTCCAGGCTTCAATCCAGTAGCAACAACGCTGATCTTATTAGCAGCTGACAAGTAAGTAGTAGGAACTCGTCTATGGTTTGTTCCCATCAATCCTCTTCCGTCAGATGTAGTTGCAAGAACTGAATCAAGACGAATTGAAGATGGCGTAGCAGTAATTGATCCGCCGTAATTTGCTGGTGGGATTGTGATAACAACCGCATTAGCTGAAATTACAGCATTGCTTGAAGGATTAATTACAATGTTATTGCTTGTTGGATTGATAATAACGTTGTTGCTTGTGTTTGCAGTACCAATGATGTTTGTAGTACCATCGATTGGGTAGCAGAAACGATAAGCCCAAATACCTTCAAGTCCACCAGCTTCATCGCTTGTATAGATTTGATAGTATTGTCCAGCAGCAGGATTGTGAGTGAAGCTAATGATTTTTAGTTGTGAGTTAGAGATTGTTCCATTAGCTGTAGTTACAGAAGACAGATAATCCTTTAGTTGTGCAGTACTTAGAGCAACACCATTGGCTTGATTCTTGATTGGTGACTTACCAGTGATAGAGAAGCCCTTGGTGTTTGCTTGATAGATTGAGAATAGTCTATCATTGTCTGTATCATTTGATCCATACACGAATGTAATTGTGTTTGCAGTAACGCTGGCAGTATATTCAGCTTGCACACCTGAATTGTTTCCAGTTACGAAGGCGCACACGATGCTTTGTGAACTTACGTTTACTACAACGTTGTTTGATACAACTACAACTGGTCCGTCAGTTGCTGAACTTTGATTGATCAGAGAGAATTCCTTGAATGGAAGATGCAGAGTCTTATCTCCTGAAACTACTGCTTCAGTAGTGTCATCTGAAAAGTCGTAATTGAACTCAAAGTTTCTAGTAGACTTTCTTGGAACAACTTCATTATTTTCGATTGTAGCAGAATATTCTGGGCTAGATGTGTCAGTATAATTTGTAGTAGAGAAATCGTCTGCGAAGAATCCATACTTGAATCGGTCGATAGAAGCATTAATACTTGATGGAATTGCAAGGTGTTGAACTTCTTGTTCAAGCTGACTTAGGCTGAATGCTTGTTCAATGTTTGTCAATCTTCTATCAAGATTTGCAATGTCTTCCATTGAGTAACGAGCTGGTTGCTCAATTACGATCTCAGTGTCAGGAATTACTGGAATTGCGATAGCATGATCAGCGTCGCGTTGTACAGTGAACTTTTGGTTTGCAATCTTCTTGTCCAGAATTGTTACGAGGTTAGAAGCCTTTTGATCTGGAATAGAAGGATATGGTGGAATGTAAAGTAGGTTGATTGTCATAGTATCTGCTGGTTCGTCTGGAGCTTGCAGATTGTCTAGACCTGGAGTACCTTCGATCACGCGAATGTTAGCATTAGTATCGATTACAATACGGTCGACGCGACCCATGTATTGAGTAATGTCAGCAGTGAATGTAGAATCGATTGATGGTTGCTTAATTGGAGTTCCAGTATAAGAGAACTTCGCAGTAGCATTTACCTCTGGTGGGTTTGTTGTAAGATTAGTTGTGTTTGTAGTGATGTTTGCAGTTACTTGCACACGAGGACGGAAATCAATTGCGTTGATCAGGTCAAGGTATTGTCCCTTGCTTGAATAGATTTCTGAGATTTCGTGAATGCTGATTGTGTTGCTTGATGCAAGATTAGCTACAGTGTAAGCATCAGCTGAAGTGTTTACACTGTATGAGCTAATTGTTACAAGACCTGGATTTGATTGTGTATAGTGATCGAATACTGCAAGCAATCCTTGAGTATTTGATAGAGTAAGATTAGAATTTGGCTTTAGATACAGATATGATAAGTCGTGATAATCGAAGTTTTGATTGTGGTCAATGTAGAATTGATTTGTTACATCTACTGAGTTGGTGTTTACTGTAGAAGTATTTCCAAGGTAAACAGCCTTTAGACGGAATACGTCTGGGTGTCCAACAGACCAAGGTCCAGTTGTACCACGAATGTGCGTTGACAGATCGAGCTTAACCATTGTATTTCGGTTAGCTGTTTTTGTTTGAGTAGTGTTTGTGTTTTGAATCTTTACATTGTGATTTACAATGACAAGAGCATTTGAGGTAAACACATTACCAAGAGAAACAGTTAGAATCTTACCTGTACTGTCAAGATTTGCATTTCTGTTAGGACGAATTCCATCCATTGGAATTGGAACAGAGGCTGGAAGAACTTGAACAACGTTAGCGCCTGTTTTTGTAGAAGATAGGTTGGAATAAAGAGTAAGGTAAGTCGAGTTTACAACAGAAATAATTCTTCTTTTATCAACCACACCACCATTTTGATATACCAGAACGACGTCGCCTTGATACAATCCTGCAGTACTTGGCACAACAAGAGTAGTATTGCTGAATGTATTGGCATTGTTTGTAGCAATATTAGTAGAGAAGATCAAATCTGAGTTTGGTACAAGGTGAAGCGTGTTTACTTGATCAGAAGTAAGAACAGCGCCGTTTGTATATGGATGATATTCGTTTGATCCAAGATTGCTGATTGTAATTGTACCAGCTGAATTGTTAGCAGCAATTCTTTGTGTGTTGCGATAGTAGTAGGTGTGATTAGCAGTAGAGCTCGTAGCGTTAGCTGGAGCTGGGAATACCATTCTTGAATTGTTTGTGTTTGCAAGATATGCAATGTTAGAAGCAGTTGAAGCATCGTACGTTAGAAGTACGTCTGCAATACCCTTTGAGTTTAGAGTAGCGTTGTTGCCATAGATACTCTTTGTGCTACGGAAGTTGTATCCGTTGGCAATATTAATATCATACAGATAGTATCTGTAAACAGCGTCTGGAGTACCAGCGATACCAGATAGAAGCTTACCGTTACGAATGCGAGCAGTACCAATTTGAGTAGCGCCTGATGCTGGGTCAAGATTGGCTGATGTTGCGTTTGCATATCCGGTAAGTGGAGATGTATAAAATTGCTTTGCAGTATCGTATAGGTAAACAAGAGGTCCAGTTGTAGCTTCGAAAGAACCACCAAGTTCTTTGGTGTCTACATAGTTTCCGTAGTTCATGCTGATGGTTGCAGCATTTGAAGTTACTGTATCAATACCCTTACGAACTTTTAGAGAGTAATTTGTGTAAGTCTTTACACGCTTACCGTTGATGTAAGCGTGTCCTGGGTCGATAGTAACACGGAAGTATCCAGGAGCGTCGTTAGCTACTTGAGCAGTCTTTGTTGAAAGTAGGAATGGATCAAGCACGAAGTTACCGCTAGACTCGAATAGACGACGAGACATTTCATCGTCTAGAGTGCTGTATGCAGTTTTTTGATTTTGCTTGTATGGTAGACCTAGAGAGAACTCGGTAAGCGGGAAGAACTCTGAATTAGAATCAGCATCTGCTTTCGTTAATACAACAAGATATGGAGTAAGCTTTAGACGGTCAGCGCCTGGGGCAAACTCGTTGGTTGTTCCTGTGGCGTTGTCGAATAGAGATGGATCAATGTCTGCATTGATAAGAGCTTCAGCTGTATTAAATCCAACTGACTTGTCGTCTGGAGCATTTGAGTAAGGCTCAACAACGATAGTTTGTGGAGCTACCTTTAGGAAGTATCCCTTTTGATAGATGACACCTTCTGATACACCAAATGCGTATGCGCTACCAACTGCATTAGCAACAGTAGAAACAGTTACTTGAGCAATGTAGTTTTGTGGTTGTAGGTTCAGACTGTTAAGATCAGCTGATGGATTTACAGGCGCAATAGTAACGTAAGGATTTACAACATAATCATAACCATTGTTTGTGATGATTACTTGTTGCACGATACCTTGTGAGTCGGTAAGAATGTTACCAACTGCTGCAGAGCCGATGATTTGAGTTACGTTAGCAACAGAACCAGTTGTGTTGCTGGTGATGTTGTATCCAGTATTGAATGCGTAACCAGCAGAGTTACCGCTAGTAAGGTCTGAGGTAACTGGCTTAAGCTTTAGAACAAGGCTGTTCGCAATAGCAGTTGTGTTTACTTCGATGATTTGAGCTTTGGCGTTTGTAGTAGATTGAGTTACAAGCTCGCCGTTTGTGAATGTGTTTGAAGAAGATACGCTAACAACCATAGCACTCAAAAATACTAGAGTGTCAGTGTTAGAGAAAGTCTTACCGCCGTTGATGATGTTTACTTGCTGAATTGGGTTGTTGATATCAAATACAGTAAGAATGTCTGAAGCGTTGAACGCTGTTTGTGCGTTATCGTTACCAGAGTTGATGTAACGAAGATATACTGTGTTTAGGTTTGGGTCTTGAGATTGGAAACCAGTTGATCCATCAAGAATGAACGCTGTTAGATTAGCAGTATTACGGACGTAATGACCGATGTAAGCAGGAACGACAGTTGGTTCACCGTCTACTTGGGCGTCGTTGATCTTAGCGTAAGGATAGTTGTTGTAGTATGAGAAGTTACATCCTTCAACGATAGTTCCGCGTTGAAGGATGTTGTCGCCAAAGCGTTCGATTTGGTTTTGAAGAATTGTTTGAAGCTGATTTAGTTCTCGTGTTTGAACACCAACCCCAGGCTTAAAGAGGATCTTGTGGTAGTTCTTAGTTTCATCGAAGTCGTCAAAATATGGGCTACCACTTAAATCAGTCTTGATTGGCATTACTATTCCTCTTAGAACGAAAGAATCAATTTCAGAGTTTCAGTCTTGTTGTTTGCTCTGGTAATCGGCTCGAAATTTTCAACATAGAGAATGTCACCTGTTCCAAAAATGATGTCTGGCTTTTTCTCATAGTTCGTATTATTTATGATAAAATTGGCAGAGCTTAGAGTTCCAACAATAGTATTTGATCCAGCGAATGTGCCGATTTTATTTGTTACAACAAGAGTGGTTGAATTTGAAGTAAGGTATAGAGCGTTAGCTTGTGTAGTATTTCCAACGTAGACTGGCTCGTCTGCAGAGAACGTCAAATAGCTACCAACTCCTGTATACTTATATGTTTGGTCATAGGTAGAAAAGTCTTTTTGTATACCTGAGATGTAGATGTTTCCGTTAACATAGCAAGATGAATTGGACGTTTGGTCTGTAATAACACCGTAAGTTGTATTTCCTGCAACGAAATTTCCATACACATTAGTAAGGAAGATGGCTGTGGTATTTACTGAAGTAACATAACCAGATGCGTTTGTGTTTGCTTGAATTACTTGGTGTCCTGGAATGAAACCAGAAATTGAGTTAACTTGAAGAGCTACGTTTGAGAATAGTGGACTACGAATCAATCCAATAGTTCTGTAGCTGCTTGTTGCAAATACTGTGTTACCTTCAGTGTTTGCGAACTTTACACCGATAGAAACAGAAGTAGAGAATAGTTCTTCATCAGGATTACCGCCGTGTCCTTCTTTTGGACTGATGATTGGATTTAGATTAGCAGCATAAGCTGGGTTCAGACCAACGTAAGGTGAAGCATAGACATATGCTGTGGCAAACCCATATCCTTCACCACCTGGTGTGTTACCAATAATTTGAACACCTGTTACAGAACTACCTGTAATAAGAGCACGAGCTTGTGCATTTACTGTTTGGTTTCCTTCACCTGTAATGACTACCTTTGGAGAAATTTCGTATGTGTCTCCTGGGCTTGGAAGAACACCAAGCTTTTCAGTGAGTTGCACAAACTTTCCATTAACATTTGAGTTTGACGTAACAATCTCAGCGAACTGACCTTTAGCCACTCCGTTTGTAATGTACAGATAGCATCCTTGATATACTGTATCTACAGTAGAAGCATTAGCTGAAATTTGGTAAACAACTGTATTTCCGTTTACTTGAATTTCAGAAGTAGATTGGAAAGATCCTGAAACGAAATTGATATAACCATTACCAGGATAGATTACCTCTACAACATCGATAGCGCCAGGAGTTGCGTTTCCAGCGACATTTGCGTTTGGTGTGATTGGGATGTAATCAGCTGTAGCGAAATTACTGAAATCGGAAGCATTAATGCTGTACATATACTTCCATTGATATCCATCAGAAGTTTGATAAAAGTTATCTGATTCTGATGTGTCTGACTTAGTTGGTACAGAAGTAGAAGGCGAACCGTTGTTGTTATTCAAACATTTGAACACATCGTAGTTTGAACCGTTTTGCACACCAACATAGAATTGTTTGGAAGAAAGTAGAGGATCCTTGTTGTTATATTTGTCATAGACTGTGTTAGATACCCAATCATATCTTTTGATAGCCATTTTAATGTTTGATTGATTAAGTTGCTTTCCGAAGATCATATCTTGGTATAGATCAAACTCAAGGCTACTTACTGTGTCTACTGGCGCGCTTACGTTAGCGTCGCCGCCAGGGAATGTGTAATGTCTTGCTGCAAACATGTAATATGTTTGTTCATCAGGTTCAGCGAAAGACTCAGCGAAATACTGAGCTTGATGCATCGCGAATAGTTCTGGAATCAATTGTGATGAAATAGACATTTAATACCTTATGCTTGTGTAATAGTTAATTTTGCAGAGACATTTTCCACATTAGCTTGAACAACTCTGAACACAGAACCAAATAGTTGAGTACCAGCAACGTGAACCACATTCTTTACCATGTCAGCATATTTATCAAAGTTTAGAGAAGATTGAATTTCATATGAGAAGTCTTGATAGTAGTAACCGTCTTGAATATATTTATCCGCATCAAGGAAGCCGTTGGTATTCAAGAAGTAACCTTGTCCGATCCCTCGTTTTCCTGTAATAACTTGAGCAACACCAAAGTTTGGTGCGTTAGCTTCTGAGACGAAATTGACAGTTTCTGTGTTTACATAACCGAAGCCAGATCCCTTGAGCTTCAAAGCTGTTACCGAACCTGTGGCTGATTGTACATAATCGTTTACTGTGGCGTTTTCCGCAGAGATAACAGAATTAGAATACTCAGTAACACCAACACAGTTTACGTTTACGCCAGAAGAAGACCCATATAGATTTGCACCAGTCACAAAATCTTGAGAGATTGATTGTCGGCGAACAATTACTGTGTTACCTGTTTGTGCAAGAACAAGTCCAACTGCAGTTACATTGTATGTAGAGTTGTTTACTGCGCTTATGTATGTATTTGATGGTAGAGACAAGAATGTTGCAGTAAATGTTCCGCCAGTTCCGTTAGAAGCTGCGCCATTGGCTGCATAGATGCTAACAAGAACGTTGGTTCCATTTGAAGACATTGGGAACACACCACCATTGCTTACTGTTACGTTAGCTGTAACGAAACCACCAGTAGCATTTGTTGAGATGTTGGCGTGAGCATTTACTGTACCGTTTGACACAACAATGTAATCGCTGTTGTTGTATCCAACTCTTGCAGTTCCACCTACTGTAATTCCATTCACATATTGTACGTTTGATCCATAAAGCAGAGTAGAGCTGTTTGATGTTGTAAACGCTCCAACTACTGTTTGTACAACAATATTGTTTGAAGTTAGAGCGATCACTTTACCAACAGCGATATTTGCAGATCCGTTACTTTCATAAGCAAGTGTGTTGTATGAAAAGCCAGTAGATCCATTTACAGTAAGAGTAGTTGCGCTTGTGTATGGTACGTTTTGAGTAATAGTTTCGCCGATAACAAATTGCTTAGAAGCGTCAGGAATAGTAAGAATATATCCCTTCTTCTTCAATCTAGCAACGTCATCATTGTAGAACAGAACGAATGGAGCGTAGTTGTACTGTACGCCAGGATTGATGTTTGATAGACTTGAAATGTATCCTACACTCTCAAATTTGTATGTAAGAGCTTGAGCCAAAGTAGAGTTAATGTTTGCAGCAGGATTGAATGGGAACCCATATCCATTAGAAGGAAGACCAGAGTTAGCGCCATTCAACTTAATAGTTAAGTATGGAACACCTGCAAGATTATTTCCAGACAGATAGTCTGTGTTGAGGAAGAAGCTGTCTGTAATTACTACGCTTCCGATGTTGACAGAAGCTCCAGATCCGAAGCTTACTGTTGTAAGATTAGCATGAGTTCCCGTTGTATTACCAACGAAATACGTAAAGTTAGTAGCGTCGATACCAGCAGAAAGATTATTCACACCAAGCAAAGTGTCGTAGGAATCAAGAACAGCCGTCGCTCCAGAACGTGCGCCAACAATAGTCAACCCAGTATGAAAAGCATTTACTCTGTTAGAGGTGCTTATAGTAGCTTTAGAAATATCAGTTTGAGATGGTATAATAGTAACGAAACTTGCAGAAGCGTTTCCAACTTGAACAGTTTCGTTTACCAAGAAAGTACCAACAACATTTGATACGTGGAAAGTAGAGTTGGCTCCCATACCAATAACATTGGCTGTTACGTTCGCGATGCTTCCATTAGAGCTTACGAATGTAACTTGCTCAAGAACGTTCCATGGAGAATAGATTACAGAATTACTTGTTACTTGTACATTGGATACTGTGATTACCTTATCAGAGATAAACACGTTTGAAGACAAATTGTATCCGAATCCACCATCAAGAAGCTTGAAGTTAACAACACCAGTCACAGCTGATACTTCAGTCACAACAGCCTTACCAGACACACCATTTTCAGAGATCAGTTCTACAATTTCACCGATAGAGAAATTGGCTCCACCGTCCACTACGTTTAGATCAGTAGTTGAACCGATGATAATTGGAACTGCAGAAATGTCTGTGTTAGATTGAAGACGAAGCTTTTCGCCAGTCTCGAATTCGTTTTTGATGTTTGAGATGAACAGAATGTCTACATATTTTGACTTGATCTGTCTCTTAACAATTCGGTCAACGAACGCTGTGGCTCCAGTAGAAACACCAACTACCGTCTTTCCAAGATAAGATGGGTTTAATGGATTGTCACTAATTTCAAGGTAAGTTGGGACAACCCAAGAGTTATCTGAAGACTTGAAAATATCTTTACCTGGATAGTAAAGTGTAATGTCTTCACCGTAAACTAAACGGAATAGCAAAGCAATAGAACGAGGAGATCCCTTAGTTCTGTAGAGATCAAGAATCTTCTTTACAACCAAACGCTTGTCGGTTACTGTGTCAAACTGAATACCTGCAAGATATGTGTTCTTGAAGTGAACAATGAAATCTTCAACTGTTTCGTCGATATCTGAATACTCAAGAATACGTCGATCGTGGTAAAGTGTTTGTCCATCAGAGAATTGCGTACCTGATTCCATCCATTCGTAGTATGCTTGAATGAATGCAATGAGTGTTGGTCCCTCATCCTTGTAGAATGAGGGGAACTGATTCTTAACTAAATTTGAAATATAGAGTTCGATATCACTCATTAAATTCTTACCGTATCAGAAGTAATGTAAATTTCATCTGTAGAAATTGAAAGGATTGTGTTCGTAACAGAAGCGAAGTCTTTGTTTCTTGGCTTTACGTAGATACGAATGCTATCACCAAAGTAAGAAGATACAACAAGATTGTTAAGTTGAATCACACCTGTGTCATAGTTTACTGTACCAATATTATATAGAGTTCTGTGCTCAGTACCCACAACAGTTACAAGACGAAGATTTCCTTGGCTGTCATCTTCAATTTCTACAGTCTTATTATCAAACACGAACTGAGAAGAAGTCACAGCGTGTTGCTGTCCTTGTTGGTGAGTAACTGGAATTGGAGGAATAGTGTTATCCAACTCTAGATTAAAGTTTACTGTGATGTTTTGACCAACACCTATCTTTGGTAGAATCTTCTTGAACGCGTCGGCTACTGTTTGGTTGCTTACGATGCTTTGATCTGTAGCATCGATGGCTTCTACTAGATTGCTGTAGTATAGTGTAGATTTGAAGTCGTCAAGATTGTTGAAATTGAACTCTTGAATCTTTGAAATTACAAGAGCAGTAATGTCGTTTGGACTTAGGCTGGTCTTGTTGATGTTATACTTCACGGTAGAAGTTACGCGAATGTACAGATATTCTGGAAGCACGAATACAGGAGTAATTGTCACACCTGTTCTTGGCTTGATGAAGTCTGTATATGCTTGAAGCTTTGAATCTGGAAGACCGTCGACGTTCTCAATAGCGAGTGAGATGAATACTTTACCATATTGTGGAGGAGTAAGTTGATCTCCTCCATAAACTGAAATCGCCTTGATTTCTGGGAAGTTGATCTTAAGTAGAGATTCGTAGTCTGTTACTGTTACAGCACGGTCTTGAGTAGCGAATGAAAGCGGAGCATAATATTGAATGCTCTCAGTAGTTTCATTAATCGCACCACCAATGGCTGCTTGGTTTACAGTAACTGTAATGTTTTGTTGACCATCAATTGGTCCGTCTGGTGAGAATACATTGATTCCGTTTGGCAATTCACCATTAGGAATGCGATATTCTGCAACAACAACAGCGCCGTCCGCTGGCTTGCGACCAACTGTGTTGTCTCCGAAATAGATTTGGTATTGACTGTTCTCAGTTCCTTGAAGGAAGAAAACAGGAGAAGTAGTCTTCAGGTCCAACAAAGTAGAAGAGAATTGATAAGGAATTACGTTCGCGCCGCTGTTTTCGATAGAAACAACTGAGACTGAAGTAGTGTCAACACGAGGACTTGAGATGACAAATTTTTGAGGCTCTTGAGAATAGTTTACAGCAAAGGTGTCAGAGTAGTAAGCACCTTCGTAAAGAAGAATGTTATTTGCGTAGAATGTGTTGTTTGCACCGACAGTAACAACAATGTTTTCATCCGTAACAAAAGTATAGTTGTTTGATCCATACTTACCAGTAAAGGATGTACCCTTTGGAATTGTAAGAATGGCTTTGTTTACGTTGTTTGACACGATCTTCAGATTTACATTGGCATAAGCTGAACGGAATGAACGAGGAAGATAATTCAGTTCCTTTGCTTTCAGAACTGCGGAATCTCTTTGTTGTGCCGTATCCAAGAACATTTCTGAACCAACCATGTTCAGATAGAAATTGTTCATGTATGTATTGTATGACAGCACATCAAGAATAACTGACATGTTGCTTCCTTCAAAGTCATAGTCCTTAAAGATACTTTGACTTCTCAGATATGTCTTTAGATTATTCTTGATATCAGCAAAATCTAACGAGGTTAGATTGATGTTCGGTGTGCTCATTTATCTCACTCTGTACAGGGTGGTTTGGAATGTAATCGGCTCAATGTTATTTATTATGTAAAATACGATTGTGATTACATAAGCTTGTTGATCAACGTAAGGTGTAACGACAACATCAACAAGCTTGGCTCTTGGCTCGTAGTTTTCAATTGTTTCAGTAATCGCTTGCTTGAGAGATACTTGAGTGAATGTGCTTACGTCTTCAAAAAGAAGATTGCGAATCTTAGATCCGATTCTTGGATTGAACAGACGCTCATACTTGTTCGTCATAATCAAATTTTTGATAGAACGCTTTACAGCATTAGCATTGATGTTTCGAGCAAGGTCATGTTTTTGTGGATGCGCGTCTAACCCAACAAGAACATCACTGTAAAATTCAGTGTCCTTGTTTACTTGAGTATAGTCGTTTTGATTGAACCTTGACATCTATTTCCTTACTGTGGCTGTCCTGTAGATCCGCCTTGTGGATCTGTGTGAGTGTGGTTGTCAAGAGAAATATTGTTACCAATAACATCACCGTCAGCAGTAAGCTTTCCATGAAGAGCAACGTCGCCTGTAATATCCCAGTCAGCAGCCTTGGCTTTAACATGACCATCTACTGTGATATTCACATTACCAAGAACATGAATTCTAACATCACCTTTGATGTAAACATCTTTGTCTTTAATGACGATCTCTACGTCATTGTCCATAACTTTCTTAACATAACGTCCATCTGTATTTATTTCAGTATACGTACCACTACGATGATATACGTGGAGTCTGTCATGAGAAGCTGTATCATCTACTTCGATTACGTGTCCAGCAAGAGTTTGCCAAACATGGTTGTATGGATATTTAGCTGCGTATGCAGATTTTGGTTCCGGACCATCAAGAGGCTTGTCAATAGTATTCGTCTCTCGGGCGAGCGCAGGAACGTCATTGTTTGCTTGATCTTTACCTGGAAGCTTCGCATAAGATCCCCAGATGATTGGCATTTGCTTTTCGTTGCCATCAAGGAACCAGCCAAATACAAGCGAGCCAACAAGCAACCCAGTTGGAGATCTGCCAACTTGTCTGAAACTTGCGGAAGTTGTTGGAAGTAGAGGTGTTGCCCAATGCAGATCATCCACACTGATCTTCGTTTCAGTGTGTTCATTTAATACTCGTAGCTTTACACGTCCAAGCATTTCTGGATCATTGATGTCTTCAACTTTACCAACGAACCAGCGAACGCCTTCTTTACCGATGTTCTTAGTAGTCATACTGATACTTTCTTTCTTCTAGCAGCAGCCATTTTCTCTTTATATGCAGGATCTGCCCAGCGCAATTTGAACGCTTCAGATTTCTTTCTCTTAGTTTCTTCAGACTCAGTACGACCTTTCAGAGATGAAGAAATTTTAAGTTTTTGTTCTTCAGAGATAACTTTACCCTTAGCTGCAAGACTCATCTTATTTTTTGTTACTTCCGATACAGACTTACTCTTCTGATATTTACTTATCTTTGCTTTAGCTTCTTCAGTCATAGACTTCCCAGTGTTTACTTCTCTTAATCTTTCCTTAACAGCGTCACTGTGAGTTCTACCTAAATTCCACTTTCCAAAATTTGGATCAGATTTATGTGAAGCAGAAATTCGTTCACCAACAGTTTTACTTAAATCTTTATCCGCAGACCAATGGTTAAATTCATGAATACGAAGATTATAATATCGTAGTTTCAACTCTTTTGGTTTAATCATACCCAACCAACGATTTTCTTCTTCTAGAAGATCTTTTTTGTTGGTAGTTACTCTCTTGATAATTTTTCTCTTAAAATCATTAGGTCTGTGTTTGTATCCTTGCTTCATCCAAGAAGAAGAACACACATATCCATCATCTTCTGTTCCCCAATGAGATCCAATATAAAATCTCTTATGCTTTTTGTCATACCAGAGATAAACAAATCCATACTTTTCCATAGTAGTAGTTCCTTAGAAGTTCGTTCCTACACCTATTTATAAAAGTATTCGTCTTAGATGTGTTCCTCATATTCACCCCTGATCAACTCCATAGAATTAGTATAGAGTCTTTGCTTATCAAGTACAATTGTATGTCTCAGTTTTGATACTAGATAGTTACCAGACACAAGTCTATTTTCCTTTGGTTCATCTGTTGTTCCTTTAATTTGTGGAACCTTGATCGTGATAACATCACCAGCAGTAATTTCAGAATCTCCGTAGGTATGGATTTGAAAGATATTCTGAATCAGTTTTTGAACAAATGCTTGTCTTGCGCCAAGAGTATCTGGAATGAATGTGTCAGGTAGATCTCCACGGTGTGGAACAAGCATAGTGTATCCTGAAGTTAGTCCATATTTGTTCTCAAAATAACTAGAGTTCAATCCAACTGCATTGTCCGAAGCAAATTTGAACTGGTCTTGCTTTTCAGCGTTGTTAAACTTGATCTCAGTCATCTCACCAGTAAAGATGTCAAACTTACGAACCATGTTATTTAATCCACCGAAAGACATCTTGCTGGCTGTATCAAATCCTGACACTGTTCTGAATCCAAGGATATTTCTGAAACGAACAGCACGAACATCAGTTTCTGGCTTAGAGTCGTACCAGAAAATTTTGTCTTTAATGTTGCTTTTACCTTGATCGAACAGGAATTCTACAGTACAGAAGTTGAACCCGCGCTTGTTCTCAAAGAAACAATAGCTTGATGAGATATACTTTGGGGATACACTTCTCTTTCGTACAAGATCCACAGCTTGGA